CAGGCAGGAGATCAGACAGGGCAGGAAGTAGCTGTAGAAGCATGGTATCGCCATGATAAGGGGTGGGTAGTTATCCGTGCTAAAGATGCAGCAGTGCGTGAGCGCATTGCACAGTGCATGGAAGCAGCGTGCGCAAATAATAATATCGGTTACGATCAGTCTACGTCTTGGGATTTGTACGACAAGGCTAAGCAGTACGGATGGGATTGCAGCAAGGTTAACACCCCAGTGGAGACAGACTGTAGCAGCCTTGTACGTGCATGCGTGGCATATGCTTTGCAGCGCGACATTCCGTGGTTTTCTACTGCCAACGAAGTTGAGGTTTTGGATGCTACAGATGAATTTGAAATCATCCGTGAGCCAAAATGTACAGAGTCCTCAGCATATCAGATGCGTGGAGATATCCTGTGCACAACTGTACAGGGGCATACTGTGGTTGTGCTTGATAATGGCGAAAAGGTGGAGTGCGAGATTATCTCAACTGGTAACACTACCCTCTGCGGTACTGGCATAGGTACAGCAGTAGCAAAGCAGGCTATGCACGTAAGGGATGGAGCAAGTACCTCTGCCACCTCGTATACCGTGATCTTAGCAGGGGTAGCCGTGGAAGTTTTGGCACTTACTGCATCAGGGTGGTATAAGATTGTGTGGCCAGGCGCATCGTGTGGCTACGCATATACTAAGGCAGGAGAAGCATATTATAGCTATACTGGTAAGATATCAGGCTTTGCAGTGGGCGATGCAGTAAGCTTTGTAGGCGGTAAGCAGTACATCTCAGCCAATGCAGCTACCCCAGTACCTGCACAACCTTGCAAGGCACAGGTAACACGGATATATGAGAGTGGCAAGCACAAGTATCATGTAATCGGAGATAATGTCTACGGATGGGTGGACGAAACAGACCTGCGGAAAGGATAACTGATGGATGCACAAAAAATGCTTTTGCGTGATGCGATTGATACAGCAATCCGCGCTGAACGGCAGCTAATCCGTTGCCGCCTTGCGTTAGTAGTCTCAGCTCTTGCCAATGCCGCCTTGATTGCTTATATAGTAGTGAGGTAGCGTATATGGATAGAGGGCTTGTTAAGATATTTTGGGGATGCGGTGATAATGGCATAATCGAGTATGCCCTGATGAGGGCACGGCTGAATCGGAAAGAGAAAGAGGCAGTAACTTATCTTCTGGACGAATGCATGTCTCAGGAAGAAGCAGCGGAAAAGATGTGCGTAAGTACACGAAGATTTCAAGAATATTGGTACGCGGCATCTGATAAGCTGCTATCTCTTCCGTGGCTTGCAGCTTATGCAGAAGAGTTGAAAAAATAGCATGGGTGGGGAAATTCCCCACCTTTTGCGTTGACGTAATGAAAAATTAGTGGTATTGTAGAAGGGCAGAAAAGAAAATGGAGGGACACACAATGAGAAAATCTTTGTACGCATTAACCATGGCACTTGCGCTTGCAGTATCTACAGCCCCAGTAATGGCAGAAGAAACAAGCACAGAAGAAGGAGCTGAGATTGCAGCAGATGAGAACACAGTAGAAGGTATCGAGGCAATGATTCAAAAGCTTGAAAAGCAGATTGCGGAATTGAAGCAGAAGTTAAAAGAGCTTCGAGGAGAGAATGCAATTCAGGAGGGCGATATCGTATATCAGGACGATATGGTAATCATTACCTACAATGGCATATCTGATGAGTATGGACGATATGATATTATGCTTACCGCCGAGAATCTTACCGATAAAAAAATTCGTGTGCAGACATCTGATACATCAATCAATGGCTATATGACATACCAGATGTTTTCTGTTGGACTCGAAGCCAACAAAAAATCGAAGGGAACGCTTACTATTGATGATAGCGTAGAGGTTGAAAGTATTGAAGATTTGCAGAATGTAGAGACAAAAATTCAAGTATTGGATGATACTACATATGAAGAACTTCTTCTGACTGATCCAATTACTATTAACTTTAATATTGAAAAGTAAAAAAAACTGAGAGCTTGCCAGAAACGGCAGGCTCTTTTTTTATGCGTAAAATCATCGTACCTGCATCGTGTCTTTTCTCCTCTGCATGTGTGATAATACAGCCATGGAGGGAAGAACGCATGTATAAAAGATATAATCCAAACCCAGTTGCAGCAAGAGTAGGAGATTGCACCGTCAGGGCATTATGCAAGGCTCTTGATCAGGACTGGGACAAGACCTACTTACAGCTTTGCGTGCAGGGCTTGCTGATGGCTGATATGCCGTCTGCAAATGCCGTGTGGGGAGCATACCTGCATGACAAAGGTTTTAGGCGAGGTATAGTCTCTGAGGCTTGCCCTATCTGCTATAACGTTGCATCATTCGCGGCAGAACATCCACAAGGGGTGTATGTATTGGCACTGGGAAGCCATGTTGTAACTGTGGTTGATGGTGACTATTTTGATACATGGGATTCAGGGCAGGAAATCCCCCTCTATTTCTGGGAAAGGAGTGACGAAGCATGAACGGATATAACCCTTACTATGGATATCAACCTTATAGCCCACCAGTCCCAGATCAGCTAGCGCAACTGCGGTACAATCAGGGGATGCAGCAAGGAATGCAGCAGGGCTTTCAAGGGTTCGGGCAGCAAAGCAATGATGAGCGTATCTGGGTGCAGGGCAAGAATGCGGCAGAAGCTTATCTAGTGGCGGCAAATGGCTTTGTAAGACTTTGGGACAGCAACGGACAAGTTTTTTACGAGAAACGAGCTGATGCATCAGGGCGACCGTGCATGGAAACCTACGAGTACAAACGACTGGGCGCAGAGCTGCCTAAAACGGGAGCAGAAAGCAAGAGTAGTGTAAATGATTACTCAAAAGAGATTGATAGCTTGAAGGTGCGGCTAGCAGCACTAGAAAAACGTTTAAACGATGGAGGTAGAGCAAATGCAAATGTTTCAGAATCCAATGCAAATGATTCAGCAGTTTCAGAAATTTAAACAGCAGTTTACAGGCGATCCAAAGGCAGAGGTGCAGAAGCTCCTCACCTCTGGCAAGATCAATCAGCAGCAACTCAATCAGTTGCAAGCAATGGCACAGCAGTTCCAAGGGCTGCTGAATGGCGGTAAGTAAATCACGCTAAAAGCGTTGATTATATATCTCATTGAAAGGAGAAAAAAACATGAGTTTAACAAGCGAAAGTATGACTCCTGCCGATATCGCAGCAGTAACAGGCAACTGCAGTGGTAATGGTATGTGGGGCGATGGTGGCGCATGGTGGATTATCATCCTCTTCCTGTTCGTATTTTGCGGATGGGGCGGCAATGGATGGGGAAACAACGGAGGCGCAGCAGGTGCAGCAGATAACTACGTGCTTGCAAGCGATTTCGCAACCTTGCAGCGACAGATTGATAGCTCTACAGCATCGCTAGAGCGCAAATCCGATGCGATCAACAGCGGCTTATGTGATGGATTCTATGCCCAGAACACTACCGCGTTGACTGGATTCTCAAACGTAAACCAGAACCTTTGTAATGGCTTTGCACAGGCTGAGTTATCCAGAGCCAACGGGCAGATGAATCTTATGCAGCAGATGAACGCAAACAATATCACAGCTATGCAGAATGCAAACGCTTTGCAGTCTCAGCTTGCACAGTGCTGCTGTGATAACCGAGAGGCTATCTCTGGTGTGAATTACAACATGGCGATGAATACCAATGCGGTACAGCATAGTGTAGAGAATGGCTTCTGCCAGACGAACTACAACAACGCTTCCAATACACGTGATATCATCGACAACCAGAACAGCAACGCAAGAGCGATCCTCGATGCACTGAATGCGCAGCAGATTGCGGCAAAAGATGCGAAGATTGCAGAGCAGAGTCAGCAGATTTTTGGCTTGCAGCTTGCAGCATCTCAGCAGGCACAGAATAACTATTTGGTACAGACTCTTAAACCTGCGCCTGTTCCAAGCTTCCCTGCTGGACAGCTCTATGGCTACATGAACGGCTGCTGCAATCCGTGCAATGGCTGTTCCTGATAGGGGGTGGCGAGTATGGCAGAGTATACATTAACCACACCTACAGCCGTCCCTCTGGGCGGTGCAGTGCCATATACCAACACAATTATCAAGGGTTGCTGTAACATCAAGCACAGGGCAGGTTCAGGGCAGGTGACTGTCAAGGGCGGCACTTGCTGCAACCCTGCAAAGTACCTCGTGTACTTCCATGCCAACGTAACAGGAGTTGCAGGAGCAATTCAGCTTGCGCTGTTTCTGGATGGTGAGAGGCTGCCAGAAACTTTAATGTCTGTTGTTCCTGTGGCTACTACTGACGTTTGGTCAGTCGATGCAGAGACGGAATTTTGCGTAGACTGCTGCTGTGGCACAGTCTCAGCAAGAGTAGTAGGGGGTGCGACTGTTACGGTTAATACAGCAGAAATAATTGTGAAAAAGGAGGTGGCATAATGGGAACAATGGAAGATTTGAAGCGCATGATTTGCACAGAGCTTGAAGAAATCGCACAGAAGGGCGAAATGTCAGCAGGCGATCTTGACACGGTGTATAAGCTGATTGTATCGAAAGAAAAGCTTCTGCGCATTGACGAGCTTGAAGAAAAGCTTGGCTATAGCGAGGACGGCAGAAAATGGAGATACAGCAGAGACGGAGAGCCAGATGGCGGCAGCAGCTATGGACGGCATTATGTGAGGGCACACTACAGCAGAGACGGCAGAGGACGCTACAGCATGGATGAGGGGCGCACGATGCTTGCAGATCAGATAAAAGATATGATTGATAACAGTGATCTGAGCCAGAGCCAGAAAGGCGCACTTAGAAAGGCTATGGAAGCTTTGCAGGAATGATGATGGAAAGGGGGTAGAGCGATGCTTGATATGGACGAGATCAGAAGCGAGATTACACGGCTTGAGAACGAAAAAACAACTTACTCATCAGTGGAAAAGCTTGCTATGCTCTACATAGTACAAGAGCGCAACTCCCCTACACCAGAACCAGAGCCAATTGAGATACAGCAAATGCCAAGATATGCGTATGCAGCAGCACCAACTGCCCCTAAATCTGATTTTTTAGAGGCGGTTGGAAAAGTACCGATAGAAAAAGCCTTAGATGTACTGGATGAGCATATGGAAGCAATAAAGCTGCTATATCCTAAGGAGTACAAGGCTGTGATCAATAAAATACTGGCATAAAAAAGAGAGGGGAGCACGAAGCTTCCCCCCTTTTTTTAATTTTTCTTGTTGACTTTTACCTTATTTAGAAGTAATATGGAGTTGAGATAGAAATCTCATTCATGCTTGCAAAAGCGTGTGGATTGAAAAAAAACAGAAGACAATAAGTCTAAAGAGAAAGCGGTGGAGTTTCCACCGCTTTTTCTTTGCCTTAGTCCCAAATGTGCGATCTGCAAGCCTCATCCCATTCTTCCTCCATTTCGTGGAGTACAAGGGCAGGTTCTTCTCCGTTGATGATTCTTTCCTTTGCTTTTCTTCCTGCGGATGCCTTTTCGAAATTTGCGGCACATGCCCAAGCATCAGCCTTGATGTAAGCGGCAGCGCGTGGGTATTTCTCTGACATAGCCTTTAAATCGTAGTTCGGTTTTGATCTAACCCCTAATCCGCCTACATCATCAAATGACTTTTCAAATTCTTTGTGCCAGCTTGCGAGGTCAGCTCTGGCAGCTTTCAATTCCTTGAGTCCTTCGATTGCATCAATTTTTGTTTGTCGCTCCTCGGCGGCTTTGATTTCTGCATTGCGGCGATCAACCAGATAATTGTATATTTCTGGTTTACGTGCTCTGATAATTTCCATAGCATTGTCGCTCTTGAGCTTTCTGGTTTCCAGAGCATAGATTGCGCCTGTTAGTACCTCTTTTCCATTCTTGTATTCAGTTTTCAACCCGATATCATATCGCTTAATTAGTGCTGCGATAGATGCGTTCTGCGCGTCAAATTTCATTTTGTGATTCCTCCTTTTTGATTTTTTCAAGTCCGTACAGCTCATATAAATATTTGCTGACTTTTGCGTGTTCTTTTTGTGGCTTATAGTAGCGCACTGGTATCAAATCTTTTTCAGTGATCTTTCGAGTCCCCCCATACATGCTAAACATTTTAAATGAGCCGTCTTCCAATTCTACGATGTAGTGGCGCGGCAGGAGTGGGGTTTCATATAATTGCTTTACTTTCATTTCTTTACTCCTTTCTTTTACAGTTAGCTTTCACTCAGCAATTTTTCAATTTCAGCTAAGCGTTTCAGCAACTTTTCTTTTTCCATTTCAAGTGTCTGAAAATCTTCTTCTACCATTCGTTCCAGTGCCAATCTAAAATAAATCGGGCACTTATTTACTCCCAGTTCCCAGTTCTGGAGTGTTCGCTTGGGGATTGAGTATAAATCCCCAAACTTTTGTTGGTTTAATCCAGTCAACTCTCGAAGCTCCTTAACTTCCATCTTGTTTTAGTTCCTTCCTTTTGGCTTCTTTCTGTGTCTCTTTCCAATTTCTTTTAGTTCATCTTCCCATCCCTGATGATTCTTTATGTATTCGCCAAAGAGCTTTTTTTCAGCCTCTTTGCGTACCAATGCTGCCTCTTCAAGACTAGCATATATGCCTAAATGATATTGTTTACGTCTAAATGTTATATAGGCTCTGTAACTTCCGTCTTTTTGAAGAGAAACACCGTTTACTTTTGTGCTAGAATTTTTGTTTACAGTTCCATTTTCCCTTGATCTAATGCTAGGCAAGCAAGACCCATCCACATAGCAACTTTTTTTTATTTCTCGTAAAAAGTCACCATTATTACGGTTGCAATTTACACACATATAATTTTTTTTCAATCTGGACAACTTGGTTTCTGTTTCTTTTCCGCAAACTGGACATATAGCTTTGCAATAAAAAACATTCTCACCTTTTTTCTTAAAAATGCTTACAATTTTAAAACCATTGATACTAGTGTCGACCTTTTTTTGTGCAATTCTCAAGTTAGATTCGGATATTTTTTTTGAAGTAGTTTTTACATATTCCTTATTACATCCACAAGATTTAGATTTGCCTGCTAATAGCATACGACTATATACACTTCTAACCGTTCCGCAGTCGCATTTGCACATAACCGAATACGGTCTGCTTGACTCTCCAATCACTTCCCACATTCCGAAACGATCACCAGTTTTAACTGAGGATTCTTTTCGCCTGGCTTTTAAGTATTCCTTATTGCAGCCACAAGATTTAGAATCGCCAGCGCAAAGAGATCTATTGCTTACGTCTCTAATCGTACCGCAAGTACACCTACACTTTGAGTAATAGGGCTTGCTGCCTTGCCCTATTACTTCCCATTGTCCAAATACATCTCCAATTTTAATTTTATTTTTTGTCATTCCACTCATTCCTTATAATAGTGCGATCACCTGTGCGTCTCTAATGATTACTTCATCCTCGTCTGCTCCATACTCATAGCTCTTATAGCCAACTATGATAGCTAATCTTCCAGTATAGCAAGACGCTTTCTCGATAGCTCTGCTTAATAACTTTTCAGCTTCGTCAACTTCGTCAGAGTCCAAATCTGTAAAATGCCAAATGCCAATACCACAAGTGCCTGATAATTCATATTGCTCATCATCATAGTAGCTGCTTTGGTCAAGCTCTACGTTCCAATCATAGCTATTTCTGCACCAATCGCCTACGACATAATCTTCATCATCACAGCAATGACGAACAGCTACTATTGTTGCACCTTCATTGTTTACTGTTTCCAAAATTTTTTTTACATCCAGTCTATCAATAATTTCCTTTGCTTCCATCGTATTTCACCTTACTACCTTTGGCAGTTCCTTTCTTTGTTATGGCTATAGTATAGCACCGATTCGGTACTTTGTAAAGCATATATTTGCACTAAATCGGTGTTTTTATTGATATTATTTAACTAGTTGCTATTATGTTACTATTACAAGTGGCAAGGTGACATAATAGCAACAAAAAGGATAAAAAATTATATAAAAAACACCTTAGACACCTTCTTACCATCAATCTCAATTCGCCTAATGGTACGATGCCAGAAATCACGCTTTCCACCCTTGGATAATTGCCAGTACATTTCTTCCCAATTATCGGGGAGCCGCTTTATTGGGCTGAGTGGGACTCTCTGGCTTTCAAGCTCTGCCATATCTGCCTTGAGCTGTGACGTCTTTTCTACATACTCAGCACGCCCCATATCTCCATCAAGGTATACATCTTTTAGTCGTTGGAGCTTGCCCTTGATGCGGCTGAGTTCCTTTTCTGCATCCTTAGCCTTTTCTTGGCTTTGCGCAATGCTTGCTTCGTAGTCCGTGATCAGCTCGGACATATGCTCGATTAAGTAATCTTCCAGTTTGTGTTCCATGACAAAAGCAGGCTTCTCACAAACGTCCTTTCTTCTAACCTTTGTGCAGCATTGGTAGCAGCCTCTCTCAATTATCTCCCCATTTGCCCTGATGTGCTTGGATAGTTTTGAACCCATCCGCGCTCCACAACTGGCGCAAAATATCAGCCCCGTAAAGATATATACTCTATCATCTTTTGGCGTGCGTGGATAATGCACTCTGGCATTCTCTATAATCTTGTGCTGCTCTGGTGTGATGTATGCAGGCACATCAACTCCATAGTACGTGCCGTAATATGGCTCTTTGTCTAGGATGAAATGGGCGGTTTTGCGCGACATGCGCAGACCTAACTTTCTTGCAGCGTCCATGGCTGCTACTGGGCTGTAAGTGTTGAGGTAGGTGTCAAAAAACGCTTGCATGGCATCCTTAGTGGCAGGATCATAGTCAATGGTGCTGGAAGATGTCCTTATGTACCCTAGCGGCATCCTGCCTGCTATGATGTGCCCGTGCTCCCTTTTATACTCCAGTACAGCCTTGATTCGCTCTGATGTGCGGTCAGACTCCGCCTGAGCCACTGAAAGCATGATATTTACTTTAAATACTCCTGCGGAAGTCTCTGTTTCGTAGTCCTCCCAAATCGCCCTCCATGGCACTTTTGCACCATCTAACACCTGCTGTACTGCATAGTAGTCGGCAACAGAGCGAAACCATCTGTCTAACTTTGTAAAAAGAATAATGTCAATCTTGTGCTTTTGACAATCCTCTAGCAGTTTCAGCAGCGCAGGACGTGATTTATATTTCTTTCTTGCACTGATTCCTGCATCGTTGTAGATGCCTGCAATCGAAAAACCGCGTTCCTGGCAATAGGTCTTTAATGCGTCCAACTGATTATCCACTGATAATCCATGTTCCTTTTGTTCTGCGGTTGATACACGCACGTATATAGCCGCCCTTTTCTTTCCTTCCATTTCCTTTTCTGTATCCTTTCTTGTGTTACGTTTACATGATTAGTCATGTAAAAAGTGTTAAAAAAAGTATTATATCGCTTTCCTCTTTGTGTTAGCATGGAACCATCTTTTTTTTAAGGAGGTGCATAATATGGATAGAAAGGAGCTTATAAAAAAGATATCTAACCTGCTGCAAACCTTTGATCTTATCACACTGTTAGCCATTTACCGTACACTTAAACGTGTCCAGAAAGGAGCTGTAAATGAAAAAGATGTTGATTAAAAAGATAACCGATATGTTGCAAACACAAAGTGAAGATGTGCTACTGCTGATCTATGAAATTTTGCTTAGGATGTAACTTGTTTGAGTGCTTTGAGATTGTTCAGTATGTCCCCAAAGACCTCTGCTTGATCTTCCGAGAGCTGTAAAACATACTGTACAGCCTCAACTGAAACTTGATAACGCTTTGAACTCGCATTGAGTTGACGGAGTTGGCTTGCGATATTGGAGATTTCTGCGCATGATGCAACCTGCATTTCGCCTTTTCCAGTCCGCAACCACTCCTCACGGATGCCGAATCTCTCGCAGATCAGCGTGATACTCTGCGTGCTTGGCTTGCTTTTTCCACTGCACATGTTGGATACTGCCGACTCCGAAATTTGCAAAGTTCGTGCCAATCCTGCCTGTTTCATTCCCTTCATTTTCAGTATCTGCAAAATTCTATCACCGATTTCCATTTTTTCGCCTCCCTTCTCTTCTTATTATATCACATTTCCTTTTGAAAGTAAATAGATAGCTTATATAGATTAAGGAAAAGACTAATAAAAAAAGGAAACCAGAGCAATCTGATTTCCTAAATACAGAGAATTATTGAGCTCTTTTCACACAAGCCCCTCGTGCCGAAAGGTAAACACGAGGGGCGGACAGAAAGGATAAAGGTACTCATTTGTGAATATCCCACATCAGAGAAAGGTGTAAAAGATGTGCGAATCCTTTACAGCCCTAACTATAAGTGCGATGAATAAAAAAAGCAAGGACTTTTTTGAGTCCCTGCTTTCTTTTTTTTGCCTTTTTACTTCTGTCGGTAATATGCTTTTTACTTATCACCCTTACTGATCGCTGCATTTAGCTTCCTGATCATGTCCAGCACGGCTTGCATTTGGGTTTCATCCAGCTGCAAAAGATACTTGTTAAGCTCTATCAGAAAGTTATAAGTCTCTGGATCGGTTTCTTCTTTGTGAAAAAGCTGTGTTGTGATAGCAGCTATTTCAGTTTGCTTTGTCATAGGGGCTTTCATTTCCCCTTCGCCAGTGCGTAGCCAATCTTCACTAATTTGGAACTTCTTGCACAAGTCTATAATAGTCCTTGCGCTTGGGGCACGCTTTCCACTTTCTAGCATCCACACATAGTTTTGTGATAGATTTAGTTCTTTTCCGAACTCTTCTTGTGTTAATCCACTTTCTTTTCTTATAGAAACTATTCTGTCTTTCATTTCTTGCATAAAGACACCTCCTTACATTATATAGTATATCTTACAAATTCTAACAAGTCAATAAAATAATTAAACTTTTTTCTAAAAAGCTATTGACATGTTAGTAGTGGTGTGCTATTATGGACTCACAAGTTAGATAACAGCTTGACAGAAAGGAAAACAAAGATATGAGAACATGGAAGGATGAAACAATCAAGAGAGAACTGAACAGACTTGCAGAGGGATTGCAGGAGGTTGACAAGACAATTATTTCCTATGTGAGAATCAGCATGGGAAACTTCTCCAATACCAGAACCGTTACAGTTTATACCGATTTTGCAAAGAATGAGTGGTTATTTAAAGCAACCTTCGATTTTGACGTTAACACAATGACACTTGAGTGTAGAGGTGTAGAGCCATGCACAAATCGAATCTCATCTTTGAAAAGCAGCGTTAATGCTTGTATAGAAACTTTTAACTGCACATTTGATGAGTTTGAATACTACTACGGTGTGCCTTATAAGCATTATCTTTCAACCACTAAGACAGAAGATGTTGCAAAGGAAACCACAGATGAACCTACACCAGAGGAAGCCGACAGAGAAGTAACGTATATCGACTTCAAGCCAGAGCAGGACTACAGCGAAGATGAGCAGAAAGAGATTGCTGAGACGGTTGCAGGTGCAGGGCTTGAGCTACTTGAGGAGCAACTTACAGAGCTTGAGAAGTTGGAAGAGGAAAGTGATAAAGCAGATGACGCATGGGACAAAGATCCATTGAATGCAGAGCTTGAAGCGGCAAGCGATAAGGCATACGAGAAAGAGTGGAAACAATACATGGATACAGTCAAAACGCTTGTAAAGCTTATCGACACGGATACAAAGACCGCACGGCAGATGCTACAGAGAGGTAGCAAGAACCGCGAGAAGGTATGGAACTACTTGAAGCGAAGAAAAATCTATGAAAGCAAGTAACCAGTGCTGAGCTAACGGCAAGACGGGCAGAGGGGGCAATATGGTTGTAGTTAACGGACATGAAGCAGAACACCTCAGAGAGCTACCACAAGCAGATCAGGACAGCATAGCGCATAACGTACTGAGTGAGCTGTATAGAATCTGGCTGAGAGAGCATGGGATGCGCCTTGAGAGCATTGAGGTGAACAGAAAGAAGAAGGAGGATGTGGGTGCATAAGTACAAGGTATGTTTTTATGTAGATTGGCAATTGGTAGCAGGGTGCATTATTGAAACCTATGACAGGGATAGTGCAGAAAAACTAGCAATTGCCAAATTGCAAGATGAAATCAAAGAGATAGAAGATGCGCTGAATGCAAAGATTAACCGAACTTTTGTATCACAGCTACCAGATAATCAGCACAGAAAGGAGAAAAATCATGGAAAGAATTGATTTTTCGCGTGAAGAAAATCAGTTAGCAGCCATTTGTAATCCAGAATGGCATCACGCACCACTCTGGAAACTCGAATGTCTTAGCCCTACAATTGTAGAGGTAAGAAAAATTCTTAAAATCTATAGGCAGGGAGCATTTAACACAAACACACAGTATACAGAATCATGTTTGTATAGACGAATGCATGACAAAGTAAGCAAAATGTGGAGATATGACCAAATTAGCATGAATATGTTTTGCTATTGCGCTACTCAGATGGGATGTGCACGTGTTGAGGCAGGTTGGTATTCTAGTTCTGAACAATATGCATTTAAATGTAAAAAGTCAAAGAGATATAGCTTAGAAAGGAAGATGCCGTAATGACAGACAAAGAGTTAAGATCAAAATTTGAGTGGATAATCAGAAACGAAGTATACCCAAACAGCGAGGCTATGCAAGATTATGTTATCAATTTGGACGACTATCTTATTGAGCTTTCGGGCGAGAGAATTACAAGCATTGAAAAACCAACGTGTTTAGGCGATGTGTACTACTTCGAGGAGTACATAGAAACCTTGAGAAAGTGCCTTAAAGGGGTATATAAGTATAGGGCATTTGTGGCTTACAAAGATACACCAGATAACTGTAAATTGGTTACAGTGGTGTACTACAGAGCAGGAAGTGAGCCAAAATGGATGCTCAAGCAACCGCAGAGGGTGTCCAAGCTCTGGAAGAGAGACATAAAGCGTATTATCGCAGGATATCAGGCAATGATCAAGCAGTATAAGAGAGCTTTAGGAGGTGCAGAGGAATGACACAGAAGGAGCTGAGAAAGAAGTACATGCAGATCATCAAGACCGAGGTATATCCGTGTAGCAGAGAAATGCAGGAGTTTTCAAAAAGAAGATGCGGCTACATTGTAGAGCTTACAGACGGTAAGATCATCAGATTATACAAGCCAAGAAAGCATGTTCCGTATGATTTCACTGAGATTATGGACAAAATTATCAGATTAACGTTGTGCCTTGAAGGTTTCTGCAGGTGCAAGACATTTGTGCAGTATTTCGCATCATCAGACGATTGCGATCTGGTGCAAGAAGTTACATATTCTGGTGTAGAGCCAGAGTGGATGAAAGAAAAGGCAGCCAGAGGGCAAGAAAGAAATAGCGAAGATATCCAGAGAATCATTGATGGCTATAAGTATCTACTGATGAAATATAAGGTTGGAGGTAAAAAGAAATGAAAGTAACTAACATTTTACACGAAATTGCAGAAGTAGTGCTGATTGAAGCGGAAAAAAATAATTTCCCACCAACGATTAAAGAAGCGTTGAAATTAGGCAATCTTCTTGCCTACACCAACTTAATCCACATATACACGTTGATTGATGCACATGTTTTTACTAGCACTAACTTTGATTGTAACGGACAACCTTATATTAGTGGCATAGAGTCTATCACTATCGGAAATTTTAAAATTTATGATAATGGAGAATTGCAAAAAGACCAATTCGAAGCAGCTCTTGAAATGTTTAATGGCTGTGAAATTTAATTAAATTACAGCTCCGCACGGATTACCCTTCGGGTAATGCAGGTTCGACTCCTGCGCGGAGTGATCAGGTTTGCGCAGACCTTGTAACTATTGGAACAGCACAAGAAAGGACGATATATGTTTAAGCACAACGACCCAACATGGGGAATGATTAGAGTTGAGGTTATCGAAGGGACACCTTGGTTTTATGCAGCAGATATTTGCAGAGAGATTGGGCATAAGAACCATTCAAGCTACTACACCAGAAAGCAGGTTAATGAGAAAAGCCTTAAAAAACTTAACGTAGGAACAAAGCACGGAACACTTGTAGTTGATATGTTGGGGGCACTTGATTTGATTGAGGGAGGAAACCTGATTGTCAACGAGAGAGCGCATTTAAAAGGCATCTTAAATAACGCAGGAGAAATGGCACTTGAAGCATATCGCAATGATAAGGAACTGCGGAAAGCAGTTGAAGAAATGCAGGAGGTACAGCAGTACACAGAAGAAATGAAAGATGAAAGATCAATGGATGCAATGCAGATTTTCCAAAATCCAGAATTTGGAGAAATTAGAACAGAAATTATTGATGGTGAACCATGGTTTTGTCTGAGCGATGTATGCAAGGCATTGGAACTTACAACACCTTCTAAAGTCAAAGAAAGATTGAACACGGATGGGGTGAATACTATTCATACCATCGACAGCATGAGCAGAAATCAGGAAGCCCTTTTTATCAATGAACTTAATCTTTACAAAACCATTTTCCAGAGCCGTAAGGAAAGTGCAGAACGTTTTACAGATTGGGTTGCAGGGGAGGTTCTTCCAACTCTCCGAAAGAGCTATTACCAGAAGCCAGAACCTCAGCCAGAGCCACAAGCAAAACCACTTACTGCGCTAGAACAGATTAAGTTAATCGCTACAGGTACAACCGAGCTTGCACAGCAGGTTGCAACCCTTGCCACAGACCTTACAAAGACGAATGCAGAGGTAACGGAGCTTAAAACAGATATGCCACTGTATGGATGCGAGATTGACGAGGTACAGCAGCACGTAAAGCGCAAGGGTGTGCAGTGTTTAGGCGGTAAGGACAGCGAAGCATACGCAGACGGTAGCATCAGAAGCCAGGTGTATAAGGATATTTACAGCCAGTTGAAAAGAGAGTATGGCTGTGTGAGTACCTACAAGAGCATTAAGCGTAAGTATATCGCAGATGTACATGATTTCATTGACTGCTATCAGCTCCCGACAGTACTTGAGGAGCAGATCATGGCAGCCAACGCACAGCAGAGATTGTTTTAAGGAGGACAAAATGATGTTAAACGAAATTAAAGAGTATTTCAGCGACAAGCAGCGTGAGGCACTGCCACTTATCATCACTGAGGCGGCAACCCTACCGAGCAGCTACAGAACATTCTTACTTGGCTATACCTCAGGCATGGCAGACGCGGCAAGACTTGAAGTAATGCGTCAGGCGAAGAGGGAAGCAAAATGAAGGTGATTTGGCAACCCACACTGGAAGCAGAAAAGCTTGTAAGTAATGCAGAGAGAGCATTACAGTGCCAGATTTCAAGAGGGTTCAAAGCGCGACTTGAGAAGGAAGCGAAGCGTGAAAAAATTCTTGATGTAATTGCGAAGGGTATCTCAGACCTGATTCTTGGATGTGTTATCTTTGGCAGCATGGCAGTAGCACTATACTTTGGTTCAAAGTAAGGAGGATAAAAAAATGAGTAGCGTTACAGGATATGTTTTTGAAGGAATAGATGGCAAGATGCACTTTAGCCTTGATGTCGCAGACCCAAAGTTAATTGCAAAGCTTCGCGTATATCTTATTGATGCTGTTAGCTTTGCGATGAAGCATTCAGATTACGAACAAGCAGAAGCGTATTTGCATGATGCAAATCACCTTCACAACTTGATATCAGAGGCAGTAAGAAAGGGTGAAGAGAAAGCAGAAGCAGAAGCGGAGGTAGAAGAGGGAAGCGAGGTAGAAGAATAAATGGATAAAATCACGCTACCAGAAAGCGACTATCTCACGATTGAGAAGGACGGTCGCACCTACTCCTGCTGCACATTGCGGCAGAAGGTGAAGCACACAATCGGGCTTGATTATGCCACATGGAGAACGCTTTATGAGCGCAGTGGTAAGACGTATTTCAAGCCTACTAGAAACTACTTTAACGGCAAGGATGAAGAGCTTGAAAAGCTTGTTGACGCAGGCTACATGAGCAGTAGAAGATGCGGAGCAGCAAAGGAAAGCACCACATACTTCTTCACAAACGAGGGGCTTAATTGGTTAGAAGAACAGTTGCATATCACAATAATTAGGAGGAAAAAATAATGGCATTTTCATTGTACGAAATCAATTCGCAGATTGAGCAGGCATGGGGCGCAGCAGTAGACCCAGACACAGGAGAGATCATCAACGAGGAAGCATTGCAGGAGCTTGACGGATTAACAATGCAGCGTGAGGAGAAGCTTGAGAATCTGGCATTGTTTTACAAGAATCTTTCGGCAGAGGCAGAAGCTTTGAAAGCCGAGAAGATGCGCCTTGCAGCACGTCAGGCGGCAGCAGAAAAAAAGGCAGAGGGTATCAAAAAGTACATTGAAGCGTCTATGGATTCCGCAGGGGGCGAGAAGATCAAGACAAGCAAGGTTGCCATTGGTTGGAGAAAGTCGGAAAGCGTCCAGATCAATGCAGGGGCATTCCTGCCTGATGAGTACCTTACCTACAAAGAGCCAGAGCCTAATAAGGTGGCAATTAAAAAGGCATTAAAGGCAGGTACTTCCATTGATGGTGCAACACTCGTTATCACAAATAATATCCAGATCAAGTAAGAAAGGCAAACGAATGGAATATAAAATTTTAATTGATTTTTTAAATAATTTTGATGACTTTCAAGATTTCTTTGTAAGAATTGAATCTTTGCGTGTGTCAGCAAAAAGCATTGAGGACTTAGAATTATTAAAAAAGGTAGCTGATGTGTTTAAGCTTAAATTTAATCCTAATGCAATCACATATTTGAAAGACTCAATTGATTTAGAAATTGTATGTTTTCACAGAAGAGACACAAGAACATTTATAGAAAAGGCTATGCAGATGCAAATTATAGAGAACTTCAACCTATTTTTTCCCAAATATACATTCATCGAATGTGAAAAAGTGCTAGAAGGAATAGGTAGAATTGATATATATGCATTGTATGAAGGCAGGAGCGTAATAATAGAATTAAAAGCAGGAGCAAAAAGCCCTAATTCTCAGCTCATTTCATATGGTTCAAGGTTTGAAAATCCTATTTTAATAGGAGTAACAGAGAAAAAGATTCCTGTAAATAAAAGAATTGATGGAATTTTATATTTTACTTTTGAAGAATTAAAAAGGAGAACTATAAGTAATGAATAAACGGCAGAGAAAGAAGCAGTTCAAGAAGCTCCACAGCATGAACCCAAAGCAGTATTTCCTTGAGAAAGCAATGCCAGAAATCATAAAAATTGTAGTAGATGTAGCTAATGCCATGATTAAAGTATTGTGCAAGCTTAACGGTACTCTTTGGGAGATTGCCAGAGTGCGGATGGCAAATGCTAACCTGCTAAAACACCTCACAGAGCAGCGAAAGCAGGGGAAGAGAAAGAAAGGAAAATGGAGCAGATGAAATTTAGAGCATTGACAGCGGATGATGTGGAAGTGCGCATCGCAACCGTAAAGAAAAGTGGTGTATCACTCCTGCTGTATAAAGATGCAAGAGTAGATCAGAATATCTTAGATGATACCGTAGGAACTGATAACTGGCAGAAGAAATACGAGATCATCGGCGGCAACCTCTTTTGCAGTGTTGGAATCCGCACACTACATGAAGATTCGCAGGAGCGTGAATGGATTTGGAAACAGGATGTTGGTGTAGAAAGCTACACCGAGAAGGAAAAGGGACAAGCTTCGGACGCTTTCAAGAGAGCATGTTTCTGTTGGGGCATTGGAAGAGAGCTTTACACAGCCCCGTTTATCTGGATATCAGCTGATAAGGTTGAAATCAAAGATGCAGGAAAAGACACCTATAAATGCTATGAGAGATTCGCAGTTCGAAGCATGACGGTTTCTGACGGTAAGATAACGGCATTAAGCGTTATCAATAGCAAAGGTGCAGAAGTTTTCAGCTACGGCAAAAGAACCGCTCAGAGCGCAACACAAGAGCCTACGCAGGTATATGAGCAGAAACCAATGCTTGTAACTGATGCGGAAATTAAGATTTTGGAAGCTGAGTTGGCGAGAACCGGAGTTGCAAAGCAAGTTATCTGCAACGCATACCATGTAAACGATTTAAGCGAGTTTACGCTTGGACAGTATAACAGCTGTAAGAAGAGATTGGCAGCAACCAAATCAATGGAGGAAAAATAATGGCAAAGTTGACACCATTGAAAGCAATCCGCGCCAAGTGCATGGATTGCACAGCAGGGCAGTTTATCGAGATTCGCCTTTGCACTTGTACAGAATGCCCTCTGTACGAGTACAGAATGGGAAAACGTCCTAAGGGTGAGGAAAGTATCACTGAGGAAGTTGAAACCGAGAATAGCGCAGATAGCGCGGCACTTATTGGCACAGATGAAGAATTTGAGGAGGACGAAGATGAATAAAGTAATTTTGATGGGTAGACTTACCCGTGATCCAGAAGTGAGATACACGCAGGGCGCACAGCCCCTTGCAATCGCCAGATATACACTGGCAGTAGACCGCAGAGGTAGCAAGCAGGGCGAGCAGTCAGCAGACTTTATCAGCTGCACAGCATTTGGAAAGAGTGGCGAGTTCGCAGAGAAGTATCTGCACCAAGGAATGAAGATTGTTGTTGTGGGTCGCATTCAGACGGGAAGTTATACCAACCGTGAGGGTCAGAAGGTCTATACAACTGAGGTTGTAGCAGAGGAAAATTATTTCTGTGAGAAGAGAAGTGAGGGCGATTCACCAGTGCCACACCCAGTTATGGCAGAGGCACAGAAGAACACACCACCAAGTCAGCACAAGGGCGGATGGATGAATATTCCTGATGGCGTAGAAGATGAAGGTTTGCCGTTTAATTGATAGGGGGTCAAAACAATGCTTTTAATGGATTTGAAGAGAAGTACAGCCTACAACGTAGATTCTTTTGCAGCCATCTACTACAGAGAAAAATGTATATATATTGGCAACAACTATGGAAAGCGGATTGTAGCAGAGTATGATGATGAAAAAACTTGTGCAAAAGCATTTTACAAAATCGTTACGCAGATGAGCACGAAAGGAGTAAGGTTAGTTTTTGCACCAACGCAGATTGAGGTTGAACAGTGGTAGTTTCTGGAAAATTCGATGGCATGAGCCTATCACTAGATGGCAAGCTAAAAATCACCTTTTCCGTGTCTGAGAAAGAAAAAGCTCTGCGAGAGGTGGAAGAGATCAAAGATGTAGAAAAGCTTGATATTACCGCAAAAAAGCACCGTAGCAAGCGAAGTTTGGATGCCAACGCATACTTTTGGGTACTGTGCGATAAGATGGCGAAACGTCTTGGCTCAGACAAGTGGACGATCTACCTCTTGCAGCTCTCAAAGTATGGAGTTTTTGCAGACCTGAGAGCAACCGCCCAGGCACTGGATATCTTGAAAGAAAAGTTCCGATACACTGAGATTTTGAGCGCGGATGATGATAGCTATATAGTGCGATGCTACTTTGGTTCATCCACCTACAACACGAAAGAAATGAGTGATTTGATACATGGCACGGTATCGGACGCAGAGTCATTGGGCATTGATACCATCACACCCGAAGAATTAGAGAGGATGCTTGCTATCTGGAAGGGCAGCAACAACATGAAAGATTATTGATAGCGTTTAACCCCATCGTAGATGCCTTTTAAAGCGATTTGAGGTTTTAGGTGATAACTTATAGCCTAAAGCACATTAAAAAGCTAAAAGGCATTGCAGAGGGGCAAGAAAGGAGTAAAGAATGAAGATTATTAAGTATGGCAACCGTAAGTTAAAGACGAAGCGCTTTACGTGCCAGTATTGCGAAAGTATTTTTGATGCAGAGCCGAGTGAGTACAAAACGACTTTTGCGAAGAATACTAAATACAATACCGTAACCTGCCCTTGCTGTGGCTTGCAGGTGATGCAGGCAGAGGAGGAATAAACATGGCGAAAAGATACTATTGGTTAAAGCTCTCGGATGATTTTTTCAAGAGTAAGCCAGTAAAAAAGCTTCGGAGAATCGCAGGTGGCGATACCTACACGGTAATTTACTTGAAAATGCTTTTGGTAGCACTTAAGCAGGATGGAAAAATCTATTATGAGGGAGTCGAGGACACTTTTGCAGATGAGCTTGCACTTGATCTGGACGAGGATGCGGAGAATGTAAAAGTTACAATCGCATTTTTAAAGGCTCAAAACCTCTTGGTTGATGGCGATGTGGAAAACGAGTATATCTTGCCAGAGTGCGCAGCCATGACAGGGACAGAGAGCGATAGTGCGGAGAGAATGCGCAGAATGAGAGAGCGTAAAGCGTTACAATGTAACGATATCCCGTCACAATGTTATGTGCAAGCGTCACAATGTTACGATGGTGTGACGGACAGTTACGAAAATGTGACCCTAGAGAAAGAGAGAAAAAAAGAGAAAAATAAAGACATAAATAAAAGAGAAGAAGTAGAAGAAAAGGCAATCGTTTCTGACGAACCGATTTCACCGACAGAAGTCGGTACAGAAGTCATGCAGGAAGTCATCAGAGCATGGAATGAGTTAGAAACGCTAGGAATTAAAACAGTATATAAGATTGTGCCATCAAGCAAACGCTATGGAAATCTTAGAGCTAGATTAAAGCAGTATGGAAAAGAAGCAGTGTTGGCAGCAATTGACAATGTTCGCTCAAGTAGTTTCCTTTGCGGAGATAATAAAACAGGTTGGATGATTACTTTTGATTGGTTCGTTTTGCCAAACAATTTTGTGAAAGTCCTTGAGGGAAATTACGGTACATGGGTATGCAAAGATACCCCACAAAAGAAAGGTGATGACAGATATGATGGAATCAAGTCTTGGGCAATCAAAAACGGGCTTAACACCGGAGAAGGAAGCGTGGTTGGCGATAACAACAATTCTGAAAACAGCGTATCCGACAAAGGGTTTTTTGGATTCTGATGCAGCGGTTGAGTTGTGGTATAAGATGCTGCAAGATATCCCGATGCAGAAGGTGCAGAACGCAGCTGCACGATACATCATGGAAGAACACTTCCCACCTACAATTGCAGATATCCGCAAGCGGTGTGCAGAGGATAATGCAGCGCAACTCCCAGACTGGGAGCAGGGTTGGGCTGAGTGGCTGACAGCGATGCACAAGTATGGATATATGCGTGAGGACGAGGCTATTGAGAGCTTGAGTCCGATTACAAAAGAGGTTGTAAAGTGCCTTGGTTGGAAAAATCTCTGCCATAGCCAGAACTTAGAGGGCGATAGAATCGCCTTTAGAGAGGTACATGGTAGATATGTACAACAAGCAAGAGAGAATTTGCAGTTACCAGAGCAGCTAAAAGTGAACCATTATCAGATACCAACATATGCAGAGGAAAGATTGCAGATTGAGGCAATTCAGGACGGTATGAGGTATATCGGAACGGATCAGAGAACAGAAGGGTATGCAGAAGTGGCTGCAAGCCGTATCCGAGAAAGGATTGAAGGAGGTGTAAACAGTGGAAGATATTAGAGCTAAAGCTGAAGAGTGGAACGCAAGCACAACAAAAAAAGTACCGTATGAGTTTGTGGAGTTCTGCGAAGGCAAGAGAAGTGTTAAGACGAGCGGAAAATATTGTACATGGAAACAGTGCTCTTATATAAGCTTGGAATCTGTGAATACAGCTTGTGGAAATGAAATTGCATTCATAAACGCTAGAGGGCTAGAAAAATACAAATTCTGCCCGTATTGTGGTAAAAAAATTAAGCTGAATAAGGAGGATTAAATGATTAGCTATTTAGTTACAGCATATTTAGTTGTTTGTGGAATTGCAACAGGAGATGCCTTAACTTTGGTTGCAGCAGGTGTATTTGCTGTAGCAGGAGCTATTGCATGTGCAGATTTTAGAGGGAAGAAATAGGCGTCTGTGAGTCGTTTAGTGCATAAGGAGAAATATGAACATGGAATTAAAAGTAGTGCAGGGGCTTCGCCCTTGCTACGTTAAGCAGGGAGTGAGAAAAAAGCCAGCAATGTTCCATCAGTGGGAAAACGTAAGTTACCCAGTAAGAGAGGAGTTATTTATTGGTGGTACGCCATCTGGAATCGTTTCACATACTCTGGCAATCGTAGAGTACGAGAACGGAGAGGTACACAAGGAGCAGCCAGAAAATATTATTTTTACGGATAGCAAAGAATATGTTTTTCCGAGAGAGGATTAAAGAATAGAGGTGATCAAATGAGAGGAGCAGCAAGCTACATTGATTATGAGGCTGAAAAATTCCCAATCAGACCAGAAGAAATTAAGACATTCAAGGACAGTCTGAAAGTGGGAAGTATGTTGAAGATCACGAAGAAAAAGCCGATTTACATTGCAGGAAACGTTGTAAGCTACGAATTTAGAAGCAGAATCTACGTGGTAACGGCAAAATATCCAAGCGTGGTGCGCCTGGAAACGTGGAAGCACGGCAAGGCGAAGAAAATCACGATGGATTACACAAAGCTATATATGCTAGCAAGTTTGGAGTAGAGAATGAAAAGCATCTTACAGAATACAAAGGAATGCTACATTTGCCGAGAACTGGTAGGGGCAGAAATGTCCCTGCCAGACACAGGGCTTGAAATGCACCACATCTTCGGAGGAACGGCAAACAGAAAGCTATCCGAGAAGTACGGCTTAAAGGTTTGGCTATGCCATAGCCACCATAACGAGCCGCCCTGCGGTGTGCATTTTTGCAAAGAAGCAGCGGAAAAGCTGCACGAAGAAGGGCAAAAGGCATTTGAAAGAAAATATCCCAACAAAGATTTTAGAATGATTTTCGGGAAAAATTACAGGAGGTAAAAAATGGCAGAAAGAGAGTGGAGTCCAAAAATCGGAGACAAGGTATACTGTGTATGTGAGTACTACACAAGCGATTACACGATGAGATATAAGGGACTGGAAGGCTTTAGAAATTACGGACTTGAGGTAGTGGAGAGCATTGTAAAATCTCCGTACAAGTGGAAAAGTGGTGGGCTAGGTTGCGTGTCGGTATGCTTACACAGAGAGGTGGGCGACAATGCCAATAATTTATTTTACTGGAAAAAGAGCGACCTAGGGACACGATTATTTGCTACACGAGAGGAAGCCGCGGCTGTAGCAGATGTCAGAGCACACAGCATGGACTTGGGACTGTGGGGGAAGAAGTACGAGAACCGCCCCATGTACAAGAACTGGTTACACTGGGAAAAACCAGAAATGCGGAAAAATGTAGCAGAAGCCACAAAATCTCCAGAAAATGGAGCAAAGACCAGAGAGCGCACAAAGAGAAAATCAAAGCAGGTATTTAAACGCAAGGCAGAGCTACCAGAAGAAATTTATACACAGTGGAGAGATGGAAAGCTTACAACCGCAGAAGGGGCAAAGATAATCGGGGTAGCAGCAGTAACTTTTGAAAAGTACGCATACGAGCAGATAAAAGCCAGAGGAGAAAAGCACACAGGATATTCCAGAAACAGAAAGAAACTTGAAATTGAAAATTTTGAAGAAAATTATCAGAAATGGAGAGATGGCAAGTTAAGCGGAGTAGATGCTGCTGAGAGATGTAAGGTATCACAGGCAACATTTACAAAATATGCAAATGAGCAGCTTAAAGCCAGAGGAGAAAGTAAAAAAAGCTCTCCACATTGCCCTCTTCCAGATAATTTTTATGAAATTTTCGCAAAAGTGGATAGCGGAAGAATCCCGATAGCAGAAGGTGCAAGGCAGTGCAATATGCCGTATCGCAGATTTTTATACCAGGTGGAACGGGTACGGAAGGAAAAGAAAAACTGAAGGAGGATTAAACATGGAAATTGCAGTATTTGTAGCAGGAGTATTTACAGGAATCATTGTAACTATCGTTTTTGCATTGTGTGCAGCAGGTGGTGATGATGATTGAACACATCACGCTATAAGAACTGGTGGTACAACATAGTATTGGGAATGATTAACCACTATGCAAGGGCTACACCCAATACGCGGCAAGGAAAGTTGATAGAAAAGGCAATGGAGCAGGCTGTAAAAGAAACTGCAATAAAGCATGGGAATTACAGAGATAGGCTGCAAGCTATAGAATTGCTGTTCTTTGAGGGCTACAGCGTGCCTAAGGTATCAATGATATTAAGCTTCTCGGAGCGTACAATTCAGCGGTGGAAAATAGATTTCGTAAACTCCGTTGGAAAAAATGCAGGATTCTAAAAGTTGGCACAACATCAATCAAAATTAGTTCTACAATATGGGAGTACGGAGAAAGCTGTTGACGACTCTATACACCTCCTATAAGCCACAGGCGGTAAAAGTGGCTGAGTTGATACACTCCCCCAGTGCAATTCTGGTTCGCCACACCCTTAGGGTGCATAGCCGTCTGGAAAGGCGGCTTTTCTTGATATACGGAAAGCAGGTGAACAAAATGGCAAGAGCACCAGATGCAAGGATTGATCAGGCAAAGGAATTGTACTTGCAGGGTAAAAAATTAACCGAGATTGCAAGTCAGTTGGGCTTGCCAGAAGGGACAGTTAGACGATGGAAAAGCACTTATAAGTGGGATAAGGGAGACACCGAGCGTTCGGAAAAGAAAAGCGAACGTTCGCTAAAAAATAACGAGCGCTCGAGTAAAAAGAAAACCCTAAAGGAAAGAGCTATAGAGTCAGAAGTTAAGCAGGTGATGGAGAATCCAGAACTGACAGATAGACAGCGGCTTTTCTGCATGTTTTATGTTCGCTGTTTTAATGCAACTAAAGCGTACCAGAAAGCCTATCAGTGCAGTTATGAATCAGCCGTAACAAATGCATATCGCATGATGGAAAATGAGGGAATACGAAACGAGATTCAACGTCTGAAACAGCATCGTCTGAATAAAGAGCTGCTTTCTGAATCGGATATCTTCCAGAAGTACATGGACATTGCATTTTCTGATATCACCGATTATCTAACCTTTGGAACAGAGGAAATTCCAGTAATAGGGGCATTTGGGCTGGTAGAAGTAAAAGATCCAGACACAGGAGAGAAAAAACCGCTTACCAAAATTGTTAATGTTGTCCGTTTCAAGCCCTCTGCCGAGATAGATGGCACGATCATATCGGAAGTTAAGCAGGGAAAAGATGGGGCAAGTATCAAGCTGGCTGACCGTATGAAAGCACTTGATTGGCTGGCAGCGCATATGGACTTAGCTACAGCCGAGCAAAAGGCAAAGATAGCACAGATCAACGCACAAACCGAGCGGCTAAAGCAGGATAACGAGCAGGAGGAGCTTGCTGATGATGGATTCCTGCAAGCACTTGAAGGTAATGCCGCTGCGGATTGGGAGGGCTGGACAGATGAGCCTGATAAAGAAAGTTAAACAGTTTTTTCATTTTAAACCATTCTCTCCAAAGCAACGCAAGGTGCTTAATTGGTGGTGTGATACATCCCCAGTAAAAGATATGGAGGGTATCATTGCAGATGGTGCTATTCGATCAGGAAAAACACTGAGTATGTCACTAGCTTTCGTATTTTGGGCTATGACTACCTTCAAGAGCCAGAATTTGGCAATGTGTGGTAAAACCATTGGATCATTTCGCCGCAACGTCCTCTTTTGGCTAAAGCTGATGCTAAGAGCCAGAGGCTATAAAGTAGAAGATCATCGAGCTGACAATCTGATTATCATATCGAGAGGAGAAACGGAGAACTACTTTTATATCTTTGGCGGCAAGGATGAGCGATCACAAGACTTGATACAGGGTATCACACTTGCAGGTGTATTTTTTGACGAAGTGGCTCTTATGCCTGAGAGCTTCGTAAACCAAGCAACAGGACGATGCTCAGTAGATGGTTCAAAATTCTGGTTTAATTGCAATCCTGATTCGCCTTCACATTGGTTCAAGGTAAATTGGATAGATAAGCGCAAGGAAAAGAAACTAATTTACCTGCACTTTACAATGGACGATAACCTCTCGCTCTCAGAAGAGATCAAAGAGCGATATCGTAACATGTACGTGGGAGTGTTCTATAAGCGTTACATTCTCGGACTCTGGTGCATAGCTGAGGGACTTGTATATGATATGTTTTCGAAAGAAGAGAACGTGTTGAAAGAAGAACCTGACACAATCGGAGATTATTACGTTTCTTCTGACTTTGGTATTCAAAACGCAACGACTTTTCTACTTTGGCGCAGAATTGCAGGGACAGACGATTGGCTATGTCTGAAAGAATACTACTACAGTGGGCGAGAGAAGAGTCAACAAAAGACAGTGGGACAGCTTGTAGACGGACTTGCGGAAATGCTAAATGGAATCAAGCCAAAGCAGGTAATCATCGACCCCTCTGCTGCTGCACTGAAAGTAGAGGTAAGAAACCGAGGGTTGCATGTAAAGGATGCGGATAACGATGTAACGAATGGAATTTCAGACGTTTCAACTATGCTGCAAACTAGGCGATTAAAGTTTATGGCTTGCTGCAAATACACCATAAAAGAGTTTGGGGCTTACGTGTGGGATCAGAAAGCCCTAGACCGAGGCGAGGAGAAAGTGGACAAGGAAAGCGACCACTGTATGGATGCAGTACGATATTTTGTAAGAACCAAGAGATTGATTAAAAAGACAAGAGCCGCACTTGATGCAGCAGTAGCAAGCGGCAATTACATGCTGTAAAAGGAGACACTATGAAAACATATCAGGATTTGCTTGCTGTTGGGGTAAGCGATGAGGCTAGAGGAGCTTTTTGCCGTGATGCTGTAGACAGCTTCAAGTGCTCACAAGAATATGCGGAAGCACAGGACGGAGAGAGGTACTTTGCAAAGCATAACACAACTATCGAGAAATTTCAAAAAATGCTGTATACCTTGAGTGGAAAGCAAGTAACCGACATTTTTTCATCCAATTTTAAAACAAAGACATTGATCTTCCGCAGGCTGTGCCAACAGCAGGTGCAGTACGTGCTAGGAAATGGACTCAAACTGGAAAAGCCAGAGAATAAGACGAAGCTAGGAAAAGACTTCGATTTCAAACTACAGCTTGCGGCAAAAAGAGCAATGGCAGGTGGTAGAGCATTCGGCTTTTGGAACTTAGATCATCTGGAAGTGTTCGGCTATGCTGATACACCATCAAAGCCAGGTTTCTGTCCACTGTATAGTGAGGAGACTTCGCAGCTTATGGCAGGCATCAGATATTGGTGCAGGGTAGTGGGAGACGATATTGTTTTCAAGTGTACTCTGTATGAGCCTGATGGCTACACGGATTTTCAGCAAGTCAACCGCGATCCTATCGAGGTGGTTAACTCAAAGAGGGGATATATCAAAACGATCACCAAGACGGCTGTAGGAGCAGACGATGAGATAGAAAGTAACTATGCAGGGTTGCCAATTATCCCACTATATGCCAATGATGAGCATGAAAGTGAGTTAGTTGGTATCAAAGAAAGCGTTGATTGCTACGACTATATCAAGAACGGACTTGCAAATGATATTGATGATACCGCAGGATTCTATTGGGTACTGAAAAATGAGGGCGGTATGGACGATCCAGATCTTGCAAAGTTCGTGCAGCGTATGAAGTCTGTGAGGGCGGCAGCTGTAGAGGATGGAACGGAGGCAACGGCACATACTCTTGAGGTACCCACCGAGGCACGCCAACTTATGATTGAGTTACTACGCAAAGATATCTATGAGGACTTCCAATCACTGGACGTTACTACCCTCTCAGCAGCGGCAAAAACTACTCAGGAGATACAAGCGGCATATCAGGCACAGGATAACAAGTGCGCTGATTTTGAATATTATATACTGGATTTTGTGCAGCAAATTCTTGAACTGGCAGGGATTACGGACAACCCGACGCTGGCATGGAATAGAGTAGTTAATCAGACAGAGCAGACCTCTATGGTACTGCAAGCCTCAAACTATCTCTCGGACGAGTGCATTATACAGCATCTTCCGTTTCTTACTCCTGAGGAAGCTATTGCAGAGATTGAAAAGCGGCAGGCAGAAGAGATTAAGAGATTTTCGGCAGACAATGAAGAGGACGAGGATGAAGAAGAAGAGGAAGGGACTGATACTAAGTGAGTTACTCCGACAAATACACAGAAAAAAGGCTGAGAGAGGTAGAAAAGCGACTACAACAGGTATATCAGGAAGCGCACAAAGAGCTGAAAGAAAAGGCTACGGAGTACTTTAAGACGTTCCAATCACGCTACCTGAAAGAGTATAACGCATACATGGAAGGAAAATATACAGACGCAGAGTTCTTCCAGTGGGTTAATAATCAGGTAGCACGAGGGGCAAGGTGGGAAGCCCTGAGAGATCAGATGGCAAGGCGGCTTACCGATGCAAATAAGTTGGCGGCTGACTATATCAACAACGTAACTCCTGAGGTATTCCGCGAGAACTACAATTACTCAGCCTATGAGATTGAGAAAGGAAGCGGCATAAGCTTTGATCTTCTGGATGAGGACACAATCAGGAGACTGTCTGAGGGTGAGATTGAGTTGCTACCACCTGCAAGAGTAGATATCCCAAAGGATGAACGATGGAATCGCCAAAAGGTGCAGAATGCAGTGCTGCAAGGTATCTTACAAGGGGATGCGGTGGGCGATCTGGCAAAGCGGTTGGAGAACGTCACCAACATGAACCGCAGCGCAGCTATCAGAAATGCAAGGACGATGATAACAGGCGCACAGAATGGTGGGCGGCAGGAAAGCTATAACCGTGCCTCTGCCATAGGGATTGAAATAATGCAGAAAGAGTGGATGTCAGCAAACGATCACCGAGTGAGAGATTCACACAGGCAGCTAAACGGAGTAAGGGTAAGGTATGATGAGCCTTTTCCGAACGGCTGTATGTACCCTGCCGACCCTAAAGGCAAGCCGTGTGAGGTATACAACTGCCGCTGTACCATGGTAGCAATCACGATACATGCAGATCAGGCAAGAAGAAACAACCATGACGTAAAAAGCTATAAGGAGTGGAAACAGAGACATGGGAAGTAGTGTAAGAATTGAGATTGACAATACTGATGCTGTTATCCGTGCCAGTCGCGATCAGATCAAAAAAGCACTAGAGGAGTGTGGACTGACAGCAGAACGCTATGCCAAGGAGAAATGCCCTGTAGACACTGGAAATCTACGCAATAGCATTACACATCAGATGGACGGAAACAGCAAGGTACTGATAGGCAGTGCTGTAGAGTATGCACCGTATGTTGAGTTGGGTACTGGAAAGTACGCAGACGGTGGAAGAAAAACCTCATGGGTATACGAGGACAGCAAGGGCAATTGGCATATGACAAACGGGCAGAAAGCGCGACCATACTTGAAACCTGCACTTGCAAATCATACAGATGAATATGCAAAAATCATACGAGAGAATTTGGAGGGTTAACACCCTCCTTTTTCTTTTGGTGACGCTTAAAGTTGGCACAATATCAATCAAAAATCATGCTAAGGTATGGGCACTGTAAAGAATAACAGTCGCAATACGGCTATAGCGCGAGAATGCGCCCCAAAGAATAGGAGAAGAAATAGCAATGGGTTTAAAGAAATCAGATATTAGAGCAGTGCTAAAAAACGAGAATGCAACAGATGAGGAGAAGATTGGAGAAATCCTCGACCTCCTGCATGTGGAGACAGACCAGTTAAAGGCTGAGTTAGATGATGCAAAGGACAGCGCAAAAAACAAGGCTGGCGAGTGGGAAACCAAGGCGAAGGAGTGGGAAACTAAGTATAACTCCGAACATACAGCATTCGAGGACTACAAGGCTAACGAGACTAGGGAGCAGGAGACAAAGGCGAAAGAAAACGCTTACAAAGAGCTTCTGACAAGCGCAGGAGTATCAAACAAATTGGTTGATCTGGTGGTTAAGGCAAGTGCTAAGGAAATCGAAGCATTAACCTTAAAAGATGGCAAGATTGAGGGGGCTGATAAGCTTACCAAGAGCATCAAGGAAAACTACAAGGACTACATCACAACCACAGAGCAGCGAGGAGCAGATATCCAGAACCCACCTGATAATGGTGGTGGCTCAGCGTTTGAGAAAATGCCTCTTAGCGAAAAGATGGAGTATGCAAATACACATCCTGATGCGCCAGACGTTAAAGCATGGCTCGGAAAGTAAAGGAGTAATACATGGCAGTATTTGATAACAAACACTTTAATAGCGCGGTATTTGGAAAATACCTCGAAACCGTACCGAGAATTAAGCAGAACGCTTTTTTAAGGGCAGGTATTTTTAACATTAGAGACGAGCTTAAAACATTACTTGCAGATCAGACAGGCGGCAACTACGTTATATTGCCCATGGTTGGCTTAATTGGCGGTGATGCTCAAAATTACGATGGCAAAACTACGATTACACCTAATAGCATTGATAGCTATATGCAGGGTATTGTAGCTTATGGTAGAGCTAATTCGTGGGGAGAGAAGGACTTTACTAGAGATATCACGGGACATGATTTTATGGTAGATATCGCAAAGCAGGTATCTGGCTACTGGGATGATAACCTGCAGCTTAATATCTTAGCTGTCCTTGAAGGTATTTTTGGCATGACCGAAACGGATGATGCCAAGTTTGTTGAAGCACACACACTTGACATCACTGAGGCAGGCGAAAAGACTGTGGGCGTAACCACACTTAATAATACCATCCAGAAAGCAGCAGGTGCAAACAAGAATATTTTTTCACTTGTGATTGCGCATTCTCAGGTAGCTACTAATCTTGAGAACTTGCAGGTATTACAGTACGGCAAGGGTGTAGATGCAAACGGAGTTGAAAAAGATCTGACGCTTGCTACATGGAACGGCAGAACCGTACTAATTGATGATGATGCTCCGTTTGATTCTGATACAGGCGCATACACAACTTATATTTTAGGGCGAGGTGCATTTGATTATTGTGATATTGGCGCAGCAGTGCCAAATGAAACAACTCGTGACCCGTTTAAGTACGGTGGACAGGATTTTTTGATCTCCCGTCAGCGCAAGGCAATTGCTCCGAGAGGAATCACTTATAAACAGCCTACAACCCAAACTTCTCCAATGCCAGCTGATTTTAAAACAGCTTCGAACTGGACACTCGTTGAAAACGCAGAAAAAACTCAGAAGATTGATCACAAGGCAATTCCGATTGCTCGTATCAAGTCTTTAGGCTAAGAAAGGTGGGGCTATGCTGTATCAGGTATTAACACACATACGCAACTTTTTTGTTGCACCTAATGGCGCGCATGAGGGTGTTTTCACACTCCGAGATAATAATATCTACGTTGATGATGCAGGAGTACAGCAGCCCATCACCTTTTTACAGGAGGGGCAATATTTTCTGATTCAAGGCTCTGTCTTTCACGATGGGGTGTATAGATATCCTTGCGAATGCAGAGTGGAGGAGCGATTTACCGGTTCGATTTCAGCCCTCTGCATACCGCAGGAAGTCGTTGATCTTGCACTGGATATCGAGGAGTGGCAGAAGAAATACGGAGACCCTACACCGTATATGTCAGAGTCCTTTGGCGGCTATAGTTACACCAAAGCGACTCAGGGAAGCACAGGCACAGCTACTTGGCAGGAGGCTTTCAGAAACCGCCTGCACACATGGAGGAAGATATGAAACTTGTAGAAAATATGATGGAAGGTTGCAGGCTGATTGAAAAAAAACGTGTGCCAGATGGCGCAGGAGGCTTTCAGACTACATGGGTAGAAGGGGCAGGCTTTCAGGCGGCTATTAGCCGTGATACATCCCTAGATGCTCGTGTCGCTGAGAAATCAGGGGTAACAAGCGTTTTTACAATTACGACTCATAGATCATGTCAGCTTGCGTATCATGATGTTTTTAAGCGGCTTTCGGACGGCAAGACCTTTCGCGTAACCTCTGATGCAGGAGACAAGGTATCACCGCAGGTATCGGGATTAGATATGGCGCAGGTGACAGCAGAGAAGTGGGAGTTAACGACATGATGAATCCTAAAAATAGTATAACGGTACTCGGATGTGAGTATCAGATTACAGTAGTTCAACACGATCAGTATAAAACGTGTGAGGGCTGTGATGGGTGGACTGACCCATATAGTAAAAAAATCTTCCTCATCGACCAGACTGCTAACCCAGACTGCGATCCAATCGCAACTGACCCAGCAGGACGAATGAAACAAGTGCTTAGGCATGAAATTGTACACGCTTTCCTTAACGAGTCTGGACTTGTCTACAACTCGAATTTTTCGATGCAGGGATGGGCGATCAACGAGGAAATGGTTGATTGGATTGCATGGAACGGGGACAAATTGCATAAGGCATGGAAGGAGGCAGGATTAGTTGAGTAAAGATAAGGCGCTACAGGCATGGTTTACGGCTTTTGGCATGGCGGCTTATCCTTCCACATCCGTTCCAGACGACACAGTTTTCCCATGGCTGACCTATGAGTATATTACAGGCAGCTTCGGGGATTCGGACGTAGCCATAGCAGTAAATATGTGGTTTTGGACGGAATCGGAGTCAATCCCCAACCAAAAAGCCGAGGAATTTAGAAAATATATCTTAGAACATGATTTGATTGAGTGTGACGAGGGCTTGATCTGGGTAAAAACTGGTGTTCCGTGGTGTCAGTCCCTCACGGATGAGACATCACCGACAGTTAAGCGCAGATATTGCAACGTCACACTTGAATATTTAACGAGGTAATCAAAATGGGAAAAGCAGCAACAAAATTGCCAGATAAAGTATTTGAGCATATCCAAATGAATGCAGGCATTTTAATGTCCGAGTTTGATCCTCAGACATGGACAATTACTGCAACAAATATTATCGGTGCAACTTCTGGCGGTATCAATTTCTCTGATACTCCATCTTTTACGGATTATGGCGAGGACATTGATAACTGCCCGAAGAACACCAAGGAGCTGAAAGAGCTTGATAGCCGAGAAATTAAGGTATCAGGTACTTATGTAGCAGTAACAGCAGAACAAATTAAGAATCTTGCGGCAGCAGCAGACATCGACACGTCTAAGGCAACAATCACACCTCGTACAACACTTACAGATGCAGATTTTGCAGATATCTGGTTTGTGGGTGATTACGGCAAGGGTGGATTTATCGCGATCAATATTAAGAATGCACTTTCAACAGGTGGCTTCAACTTGCAGACCACCGACAAGGCAAAGGGTACTTTTACCTTTGAGTATACCGCACACTATAGCCTTGAGAATCCAGACGAAGTGCCATACAAAGTATACGTTAAGGCAGGTGGCGAGTGATGAAATTATCAGATATCAAAGGCGATCAGGTACTTGATGTACTTGCAGAACTGATTGTGCCAGTAACCAATATTGCAATGGATGAAGCAGCAGCGGCAATTTTTAAAAAGGCAGAGCTTCCAGAGGGCGAAAGTAGAACTACTTTTGCATTGAAACGCATTCAGAAAAATATTCCTGCGCTCATCAAAGGACATAAGGACGATCTGATTAAGATCATGGCTATTATTTCACAGCAGACCGAGGACGAGTACAAGCAGGGGTTGAGCATGGCATCGTTTATTCACGATCTTACTGACCTAATGTCAGACGAGGAATTCGTAAAGCTTTTTACCTGAGCGCAGACGAGGAGACGCGGAGAGTGCTTTACCTCTGCATAGGAGATTACAGAGGGCGAACACTAGCAGGTTTTTTCGCATATGTGCAAGGCAGACATGCACAGTACGTAGAAAACTTGCTTTATCGCGTTTATGTGACGGATGCGCTGCAAAAAATCTGTGAAAACACTGCTAACTTTGCAGGCGGACACATCATGCAGCAGCGATATTATGATGCGGCATATGGAAAGCCAAAAAAGGAAGAAGATGCAGAAGAGATCATAACAAAAATTATTAAAGCGGCAGGACTGGAGGTGAGGCTGTGAATATACTTGAACTGGTGGCAGGAATCTCTGTTGATTCATCGGGCATGGAAGAGGACTTAGAATCTCTTGCTACACGTGCTGTAGCGAAGGGCAAGTTAATAGCAGATGCTATAGGCACAGTAGCCACTAAAGGCTTTGATCTACTGAAAGGTGCTATATCATCATCAGTAGAGACTGGAAAGTCATTTGATACAGCTATCTCACAGGTTGCAGCGACAACAGGTCAGACAGTAGACCAGATTGGTGATTTAAAGGCTGCGGCTGAGGAAATGGGAGCGACCACAAAATTCACAGCCACCGAAGCTGCCGAAGGTATCAATATACTTGCAATGGCAGGTATGTCTGCAAGCGATATCCTTACCGAAGATGCCAACGGAGCTACCCTTTTAAGCACAACGCTTGATCTTGCTTCAGCTGGCGCAATGTCCATGGAATCTTCTGCCACATACCTTACATCATCGCTGAAAGGCTTTAGTAAAGAGGGCAAGTCCGCGGCATACTATGCAGATTTGATGGCTAAGGGTGCTACCCTTGCAAATACTGATGTAAGCGCATTAGGCGAGGCATTATCTGGTGTCTCTGCCAATGCCTCAGCTTACGGGCAAGCTTCGGACTCTGTAACGCTGTCTCTGTTGAAGCTGGCAGAAGCTAATGTTACTGGCTCAAATGCAACGACTGCACTTAACTCTGCAATGTCCGAGGTTTACACACCTACAGATCAGGCTAAAAAGGCTTTGGATAGCTTGGGGGTATCTGCATATAACGCGGATGGAACTGCACGTGATTTTAACGATGTGGTAGATAATCTCACAGGGGCATTATCTGGCATGTCAGATCAGCAGAAGAACGCAACCCTTAATACTATCTTTGGTGTGCAAGGTTTGGACGCTTATAACAAGATGGCGGCTGTATCTGCTGAGAAAACCAATAGCTTTAAGGAATCTTTGGCGGCAGCGAGTGGATCAGCAGCACAGCAGGCACAGACACAGTTAGATAATCTCGAAGGTTCGATGACTCTTCTTGATTCTGCAATGGACGGATTGAAGCTAGCCTTTTATAAGTTGTTTTCTGGCGAATTAAAGGCTGCGATTGATCTTATTTCAGAGTCGGTATCAATCCTGACTAATGGACTATCAAGTGGTGGACTTCTTGGCATGGTTAAGTCGGTTGGAAAGGTTGCGGATAATGCCTTTTCAAAATGGCTATCTAAACTAAGTGGCATAACAAAATTACCGCTTGTATCGTGGTTCGACCAGTTAAAAAAGACTGGTTCAGCCGCTTTCTCAGGTGTGGGGGATGCAGTAAAAACGCTTTTATCTGCATTTGATCCATTGATTCAAGCCGTGAAAGACTTCCTCGGCATCACGGAGGATTCATCTTCGGCGATGGAGAAAGCACAAGGTAAGATGTCAGCGGCTAAGGCTATAGTAGATGGCTTAAAACAGGCGATCACGATAGCAGGGCAAGTATTTACTGGCTTTATTTCTGGCCCAGTGAATTTGATGGCACAGGCTTTTGCAGGGAAGATGCTCGTATCTTTTAAGCTCTTTGAGACGGCTTTTAATACGCTTGTATCTTTTATCAGCTCACTGCCTATCATGGATTGGATTGAGAAAATCCAAAGTTCCTTCTCTGGTGCACTTGAGTCCATTTCTAAGGAATTTTCTCCACTGCTAGACGCAGTACTTAACTTTTCCAACTATTTGGTTGAATTAGTTACAGGCTTCTTGGATGCAGGAGAACAAAGTGGGGCTTTTGGCATTGCATTATCAGCTCTCAACCTTATCGTTGATGGTATCGCCTCTGCTATCCAGATAGCAGGAGACGTTATCTCTGGTGTGTTATTATTCCTGACTCAAGCTATCAATCAAATTGTAATAGATGCGCAGACAGACGGCACACTGATTAACGATATCATCACAGGCATTCAAGCGGTGGTATCTACAGCATTTACTATTATTTCGGATATCTGGAATAATACGTTACTTCCAGTTTTTTCTGGTATCTATTCTTGGCTTTCTGAAAATCTTCAACCAGCTTTCTCAGAGGTTTTCACCTTTGCACAGGATATTGTTAGTACGGTGTTTACAGTAATTCAAGGGTACTGGAATGACATTTTAGCACCAGTATTCTCTGCGATTCTGACGGCACTACAAGATAATGTCGGGCCACTTTTTGAAACGACTTTCACAAAAGCGCAGGAGCTTGTAAGTACGGCATTTCAAGGCATACAGGACACTTGGGAGAATCATCTAAAACCGTGTTGGGAAGCTATCAAGACGTTTGCAGAAGAGGCGCTTTTACCGTGTTTTAGTGCGATTGGTTCGTTCCTTGAAAATAATTTGCAACCAGTTTTTGACTCGGTTTTTACATTTATTTCAGATTCAGTTATCGCTGCATTCGATACTGTAAAGTGGGAATATGACAATATTTTGAAACCACTTTTTGACGGAATGCTTGATTTTATCCAGAATATCTTTTCGGGAAAATGGAGCGAGGCTTGGAATGGAGTTATCAATACTTTTAGGACAGTATTTGGTAATATCATCGAAGCAGCTAAGACACCTATCAATGCAGTAATTGATTTAATCAATAATGCAATAGGCTTCATCGAGTCTGCATTGAACGCTATCGTAGGCGCTATGAATAGCATTTCCGTAACGGTTCCAGACTGGGTGCCAGGTATTGGCGGTAGAAATTTTGGAATCAATATCCCATCAGTAGGGTTCGGAAGGGTGAGCAGACTTGAGGAAGGTGGCATACTCCGTAAGGGGCAAAAAGGCTACTTGGAAGGTGCAGGAGACGAGGCGGTAGTACCGCTTGAAAAGTCCGAAGGATGGCTTGCAGCACTTGCTGAGAAGATCAACGGAAATGGAAAGAACCGCCCATCAATCACTATCAATATTAACGGCTATAACAAAGACAAGCAGGAGCTTGCGGACGCTGTAGCCGAGGAGGTATCAAAACGTATGGCAGACGATTATGACAGAGATAGGAGGGTATTTGCATGATGCACTACTTGATATACAATGGCGAGTCCTCTGCCGACTACGATCTTTTAGTGGGAGCGCAAAACACCTTTAACGCTCCCAAAAGGAGCGTAACAAAGTATACGATACCTGGCAGGAACGGAGATTTAATCAAAGATAACGGATGCTTTGAAAATGCCTCCGTAGCCTACACTATAGTGTGTAAAAATCGGTTTGAGAACCTTGCGGACTCGATCAGCGCATGGCTCAAAAGCCCTACAAGCTATTGCAGGCTAGAGGATAGTCACCATCCAGAGTACTACAGAATGGGACTTGTGACGGATGCTATTACCTACACAACAGGAGCACTCAATCACAGCGCAAAAGCTACAGTGACTTTTGATTGTAAGCCCCAGAAATGGCTTACAGATGGAGAGAGGGTAGAAAAATTTACTTCAGCAGGTATAATTTTCAATCCTACAAAGTTCGCTTCGAAACCACTTATAAAAGTATATGGGAATGGACAATCTACCCTAAAAATTGGCGATTATTCGATGAGCTTAAACTTGCAGGCTTATGTAACGATTGACTCTGAGTTGATGGACTGCACCAGAGGAAATATGAACATGAACAGTTATGTGGTGCTTGCTTCTGGCTTCCCAGAACTTAAATCTGGGATGAATTTAATTACTTTTACTGGTGGAATAACATCAATAGAGATTACTGGGAGGTGGTGGACAATTTGATACCGATTTTATATTCAGCGACCGAAAAGCTTTTTAAATCACAGGGCTTGGGAGCTTTGGTGGATATGATTAGCTGCAAAGTCACCGAAGAAAGAAACGGCTCATATGAGTTGACGATGACTTACCCTTTGAACGGTCAGCATTTTAAGGATTTGGAATTATCAAGAATTATCAAAGCCGTACCGTCCTACAAAGCCGATCCAGAACCATTTCGCATTTACGCTATCAGCAAGCCTTTAAACGGTATTGTAAAGATAAATGCGGAGCATATCTCATATCAGCTATCACATATACCAGTAACACCCTTTGAAGCATCTAACGTAGTGGAGGCGATGGATAACCTCAAAAAGTACTCAGCAGAGGATAACCCTTTTTCTTTCTGGACTAGCAAAGAAACGCAAGCAAAAATGGCTTTTACAGTTCCGACCTCTTGCCGTGCTCTGCTTGGTGGTGTAGAGGGGAGCATTTTGGATACCTACAAGGGCGAGTATGAGTTTACTGGATACACCGTAAAGCTACACCAAAACCGAGGATCAAATAAAGGTGTAACAATTCGCTATGGCAAGAACCTCACCGATCTAAAACAAGAGGAAAGTATTGCGAACACGATCACAGGTATCTGCCCTTTCTGGAAAAGTGAGGAAACCGAAGAGGTTGTAACACTTCCAGAAGTATCAGTGTACAGCAAGTACGCAAATAACTTTCCATACAAACGGACTGTGGTACATGATTTTTCGGCAAGCTTTGAGGAAAAACCAACCGTAGAACAACTTAGAGCCAAAGCAGAAAATTACATCACGCAGAGCGGTGTAGGAGTGCCGAATGTATCTCTTACAGTATCTTTTGTAGTGCTGTCGCAGTTTGAGGAGTACAAAGATATAGCTGCATTAGAATCTGTCAACCTCTGTGATACAGTAAACGTTATTTTTGAAAATTTGGGTATCAACACAACTGCAAAAGTTGTAAAAACCGTGTACGATGTGCTACTTGATAAATACGATAGTATCACGGTTGGAAGTACTCAAAACAGCCTCAGCAAGAAGCTCACGGAGATTGACGAGAACACGCAAGAGGAAATCAACAAGGAAACCTCTGCCAGAAAAAGAGCTATCACAGAGCTTGTAAAGAAGGTGGAGCAGGGTAGCGGTTTATATGTCACTGATAAGGGGACAGGTGGAGCACATGACTGGTTTTTGCATGATAAGCCAGTCCTTGAAGAATCTCAGACCATCATTCGTATCAATGATGGTGGCATGATCTTTTCTGTTGATGGTGGCAAGACTTACAACGGCTTAGATTGGAGCGGTACAGCAATCTTGCAGAAGATTTACACCGTGGGTATCAACGCAGCGTATATAGATACTGGAAAATTACAGGTTGTAGATAACGCTGGAAAGACTCTTTTTTGTGCCGATATGGACTCAGGCGAAGTAACTATAAACTCTGGCTTGCTTAAAGTTGGTGCAGGATATATTAACACTAACGGACGTTTTAAAATTGGCTCTATGTATTCGCAGGGTGGAGTATATAACAAAGATACAGGGATATACGAGCGGCAAGATGTGTGTTTTGATAAGGCAATATTTATCAATTATGGAATTGAGCTTTACGGCAATAACGACTCAGCTGATGGTATTGCATACTGCGATTTTCATTCCGGCTCAGACGTAACGACAGGTGATAGCTTGTATGATTACACTGGACGTTTGCAAAACTATCTTGCGCCTACTGGGACAAGTGAGTTTACATTTTCTGGGAAGAAAAAGGTTAATGATACAGAGGCAGGAACTTGTACAGTTGCAGTAAATGGAACTATCGTGCACTCATCTGATAAAAGGCTAAAGGATAACATTGAAGATATATCTTGTGATACCGCCACAGACTGGATAATGGCTTTAAACCCTGTGACGTATACTTACAAGGCTGATAGTGAGCTTAAAGTGCATCATGGACTTGTATATCAAGAGGTGCAAAAAACCGCAAAAGAATTATCTATGGATAATCTGGCATTGCTACAAGAGTTTAGAGGTGCTGATAAAGTAGTTTACGGTGCTATTGGCTATGAAGAGCTGATAGCCGATCTCATAAAAGTGGTACAAAATCACGAAAAAATTTTGAGAGGAGAACAAAATGATTAAAGCAATTTATGAGCTGGACATGACCCCAAGGAGAGCCCTCCCAATCATCATCAATGTATCACAATATGATGATATAGGAAGAACACTTGTTTTTAACTTATTTACATCCTCTGGCAAGTGGACTGCTCCCACCTCTGCGGCTGTAACTTTTGAGGGTGGTAAGCCTGATGGCAAGTTTTTTTCGTATAACTGCGCATACTCCAACGGCACTGTAACTGTGACTATACAGCAGCAGATGACGGCTGTAGCAGGCAAGGTAAGATGTAAGGTCAAGGTAAAATCTGGCGACAAGGTAGTGGAGTCTGCCCCTATCATCATGGTTGTAGATGCTGCCGCAGTACCAGACGGCTCTGACATGTCCAAGAGTGACATTAACGATGCTATCGCCAATGCCACTCAGAAAATCGTTGATCAGGTTAAGGATACTATCCCATCCGACTATGCACAGCTAAGTACAGATATTAATTCACTAAAGCAAGATAAAGTTGATAAACCTTCTGCCACTGACGATGGCAAAATACCAAGAGCAAAGGAAGGAGGGGTAGAGTGGGTGGAGGTAGGGCAACCGACAGACGAACAGACAAATAGCGCAGTATCAAGTTGGTTGAATGAACATCCAGAAGCAACAACTACTGTGTCGGATGGTAGTATCAATGAAGAGAAATTTACAAATGCATTAAGAAAAAAGAAGGCAAATTATTATATATCGGTTGAAAGGATGAAAGAAGATACATCCTTGATAATAGATACTGTATGTGTTACTTTAGGTTATTACGAGCTAAATGATGGCGGTAGGTCTACTTATAAAGTTCGTAAAAAGATTGCTACTGATATTGATGATGGCGGGTCTATCATTTTTTTAAATAATAAGCTTGTCGCAGAATTGATTGTTGAAAATGAAACGGTGAATGTAAAACAATTTGGTGCACGTGGCAATGGTATTAATGACGATTATAATTATTTTAGAAATGCGATAGTTTTCTCTAAAGGAAACGGATTTGAAATTAAAATTCCGGTTGGAACTTTTATTATATCAAAACAATTAAATTTAAAATCCGTTGTTGGTTTAAAAATTATTGGCATGAATGACTCATCAGAAAGATATGCGACTAAAATTATTTATGGTGGAACTAATTCTTGTTTAAATTTAGATGGGTGTAAAAATATCAGTATCTGTAATTTTCATTTAGAAGCAAAAAATGGAACTGGTATTTCTTTAACTGGTGATAGAAGTCTTAATTGTCATTTTTCTGATATTTATATTTCTAATATGATTTATGGTATATATATTACTGCCACAACTGGATATATTTATTTCGATAGAGTTAGAATGAATGTATCAGAAAATACAATTAATGGCACTTTTATAGACTGCAATAATGAAATTTATACCAATTATGTTTATTTTAGAGAGTGCGCAGTGGATGCATTATCTATATCTGATAAAACTAGGACTCTTGTATATCTTGGAAATTGCTACTATATTTATTTTAGCCATTGTGATATTTGTAATGGTCATATTGCTATTGCTTTTGATAAAAACGTTGATTATATTTTTATAAATGATACAACATTGTATAATATGGACATTGGGCTGCTGACATTAAAAAGTGTAAGACACATTCCATATATACATGCTACCAATACATTATTAAAGTGTAAGACTGGATTAGATGAAGAAGATGGTTTGGGTGGACATTATTCGTTTAGTTCATGCTCTTGGAATTGTACAGTTAATAATATAGGAAGTATAAAACGACCGGCTAAAGCATCATCTTGTTATTTTACAAATCGTTTGGAAAACTTAAAAAACAAGATTTATGAAACATACGAAGCAATGAACAACAAATATTACTTGAGCGTAAAAGCAAATTCTACTGAAAGTAAAGAAATTTATGTTGTAGGAGATTATATGACTGATAACTATATTGCTATTTCACCAGACTCCGAACTTTTAATAAAATCTCAGACTTACAATACTACTAACAAAAAGATAGAATTAACAGTTACAAATAACACAAATTATGATAGGGGAGCATATTTCTTTGTTTGTTAAGGAGGAGGCGATAACTAATGGCATTACAACAGGATTGGATTATTTCCTTAAAAGGATTTTGTGCCGATAGTGTCGCTGTACACAGTATAGTTAACTTTAGTAGTGGCAGGAGGAAGAACTTGAAAAGATACCGCTTTATCGCGTTGGCACGTGCCGAACCGCATACGAAAGAAATTAAAAAAGACTCAAAATAAGGAGAAAATGGCATGGCACTTTTGGAAACCCTGATACCTGCATGTATATCAGCAGGAGTTACCTTGCTTGTGTGCCTCATCAATAACCATGGACAGCAGGAACGCACACGGGCACTTATGGAATATAAGTTGGATGAGCTTGCAAAGAGAGTTGATAAGCACAATTCGGTGATCGAGCGGACTTATAATCTTGAGAAGGACATGGCGGTTGTGATGGAAAAAATCGGTGTAGCAAATCATCGTATCAAAGATTTGGAACAGGAGGAAAAAGAGGAATGAAGAAGTGGTTAAAAACCGTAGGTATCAGATGCGTTAAGACTATGGCGCAGGCAGCAATTGGAGTCATTGGCTCTTCTGCTATGCTTGCCGAGGTAGACTGGAAGGTATGCCTATCAACTGTTGTGTTGGCAGGTATCACTTGCATCTTGATGAATGTGAGCCAGATTAAGGAAACAGATGCATGAAAGAGGAGTAAGGAGAAGCTATGGTAAGAATCGGATCGGCAAGAGTTGATGAAAGTGGCAAGCTGATTGGTGGGCAGGCAGGAGATCAGACAGGGCAGGAAGTAGCTGTAGAAGCATGGTATCGCCATGATAAGGGGTGGGTAGTTATCCGTGCTAAAGATGCAGCAGTGCGTGAGCGCATTGCACAGTGCATGGAAGCAGCGTGCGCAAATAATAATATCGGTTACGATCAGTCTACGTCTTGGGATTTGTACGACAAGGCTAAGCAGTACGGATGGGATTGCAGCAAGGTTAACACCCCAGTGGAGACAGACTGTAGCAGCCTTGTACGTGCATGCGTGGCATATGCTTTGCAGCGCGACATTCCGTGGTTTTCTACTGCCAACGAAGTTGAGGTTTTGGATGCTACAGATGAATTTGAAATCATCCGTGAGCCAAAATGTACAGAGTCCTCAGCATATCAGATGCGTGGAGATATTTTGTGTACAACTGTACAGGGACATACTGTAGTAGTACTGGACGATGGCTCTAAAGTGGAGTGCGAGATTATCTCAACTGGTAACACTACACTCTGCGGTACTGGCATAGGTACAGCAGTAGCAAAGCAGGCTATGCATGTACGCAATGGCGCCGACATTGGTGCAACGTCCCTTGCAGTAATCAAAAAAGATGTAGCCGTAGAAGTCCTTGATATCACAGCTTCTGGATGGTATAAGATTGTATGGCCGGGAGAGGCTTGCGGATATGCCTTTACAAAGGCAGGAAGCGGCTATTACAGCTATTCTCCAAATACCAACGCACAAGTTATAAACTTAGGCGATAAAGTCCAATTTACGGGCAATAAACAGTATATGTCAGCATGGGCCGATAAGCCAATCACTGCAGTTCCAGAGATTGCAACTGTAACAAGTATTTGCGAGAGTGGCAAGCATCAGTATCACATCATAGGCGATAACGTCTACGGTTGGGTAAACAGAGAAGACATAGTAAGAAAATAATTAAAACGGCATAATCAAAATGGTGATTATGTAACAGCCAAAATGGAGGCTCTTCTTTAAATGCTAAGAAAGGAGGAGCCTCTTTTTGTTAGAGTTAAGGCAGCACAAAGAACGTGTGGAGAATATACAGCGCCAGATCATCATGCAGCCTACATACAGCCAGCTCAGCACCTTATGTGGCGGAGCAAGACTGATTTTGCTTGACGCTAATGAGTTTATACCAAATCGTGATTTTAAGAATCTTGATGCGTATAGAGGGTATGGCGACCATGTAAATAGCTATGTCCGATGGTACTGCAACCGCAACAGAAAAGTAGAGGGTGACGAGTGGGACAAACTGTATTGGCAGACTTATCTGAATGGTGCGAGAGCAAGAATATTCAATGACTATTTGCTATTTCTGGAGCACAAGCGCGAACCCCGAAAGATGTTCTACAAGCCAAAGATTAAGCAGTTCGAGAAGTTCCAACTTATAGAGTCTTATCAAGGTATGCTTGATGATAAGTACGACATTTTGTGTATATCCATGCCGCCTGGAACAGGCAAGGCACAGCCATTATATTCAAAGGTACTTACTCCGAACGGTTTTGTTCAGATGGGTGATTTAAAGGTTGGCGACAAAGTATTTGCTGCGAATGGCAATGAATCAACCGTAACTGGAATCTTTCCCCAAGGTTTACGTAAAATTTATGAAATAACGCTTGAAAACGGTTATAAATGTAGAGCATCTGATAATCATTTATGGTTATCAGTTTACGAAACTTCACTTGGAGTTTTTGAATGTCAAAAAGTTGTAGAGACTTCAAGAATGCTTTACAAACCAACTCACTTTTACATACCTTGTATTTCTGGTGAAAACTTCAACCATTTTGAATACTGTAGAATAAAATCAATTGAATATATCGGAAATGATGAGTGTCAGTGTATATATATTGATGATCCGTCACATTTATATGTCACTGACGATTATATTGTTACGCATAACACAACCCTACTCAAGTTCTTCCATTCAGCCGTAATTGGTTGGTTTCCAGACGATTACAGCCTGTTCTATTCACACTCAGGTGATATCACACGTATGTATTACGATGGTGTCTATCAAATGGTTGATGATGCACTTGAATACGCTTGGCACGATATCTTCCCAGACTTGAAAATTACATCTACAAATGCATTGATGCAACAATTCAATGTTGGAAAATATAAGCCATTTCCATCTTTACAAACAACATCTGTAGGCGCGAAGAGTGCCGGAAAAGTTCGTGCAAGCAAATTTTTACTTACTGATGATATGATTGGTAGCCTAGAAGAAGCCTTGAACAAGAACTACCTCGACAAGATGTGGGGAGCTTATACTGTAGATGCATTGCAGCGAAAAACAGTTGATAGCAATAATAATCCTTGCAAAGAGATCATGCAAGCAACACGTTGGTCAACTCAAGACGTTATTGGAAGACTGATAGATATATATGAAGGAAATAACCGTGTAAGAATCATTTCCATTCCTGCTACTGATCCAGAGACGGGCGACAGTAACTTTGACTATGCAATAGGCGGCTTTACAAAGGAGTTCTTTGCAAAGCAAGCGCTGTTGATGGATGATGTGTCATACAACTGCCTTTACATGCAACAGCCAGTCGAAAGAGAAGGACTGCTGTTTCCAGAAGAAAAAATCATGCGATACAAGGAACTTCCGACCTCAAAAATTGAACGTATCACTGCTCAAGCCGATACAAAATCAACAGGTACTGATTTCTTCGTTCTTCCAGTACTTATAAAGTACGAAGGAAAAGATTTGTATTACTGCGTAGACTGTGTGTGCAGCAATTCTTCTGACTATGAAGCCCAGTACGAAAATTCCGCAAATCTCCTTGCTGACAACAAGGTTGAAGATTGCGAGTTTGAGGGTAATAGTGGTGGAGACCGTGTTTCTCTGGAAGTTGATAAACGTGTCCTTGAAAAAGGCTGGATTTGCAACATATCATCTCGAATGACCGAAACGAATAAGGAAGCGAGAATATATCAGTGCTCGAACTGGATATTGCAGCACGTTGTCTTTAAAGACAAAAAGCTTTATACACCAAAAGAGCCATATGGTGTAATGATGTCTCTTCTGGCCCAGTACTCCACCAGTGGGAAAAAGCAGCTTGATGATGTACCAGATACATTCGCAAACTTCGCGCTGCGCATACAGCGCAGAAAACCAAGACCAACAAGAATCATTAACAGCATCTATTAAGATTGGAGGCATGTATGGATACAAAACACTATCTATCACAAATTAGCGTACTTGATCTTAAAATATCAAACAAAATCTACGAAAAAACACAGTTAAAAAATATGCTTTGTTCGGTTCCGAGTTGTGTAAAAGATGTCAATGTGCAAACTGGACATGCCACAGACAAGACTGCATCTACGATTTGTAAGTTGGTAGATATGGAACGCGAAATTGATTCAATGATTGATTCTTTTGTGGATTTAAAATCTAAAATCATTGCTCAAATGGAGCAGCTTGAGTTCAAGTATTATAATATACTGTTCAAACGTTACGTTGCACAGCAACAATGGTGTGAAATAGTAGACGAGTTACATTTTACACAACGACATGTTTTCAAGCTCCACAAAGAAGCATTAAACGAATTTGAGAAAAAGTTTGGGAGTGAATATCTGGACCAATAAAAAAATAGCAGGGGAAGCAAAATTCTCCTGCTATTGATGTTTCAGCAACTTTGATTTTCCTGAAATTCCTTTAAATCACTTTTCAATTTGTCCATAATCTTGCCTGTATAATTGTTATTCTTACGCTCTGTAAAGTTTTGGAATGCCTGTGTCCCCCTTGCAACCGCCTGTGATTTCTGATTCCCTTCCTGCGGTGGCTTTGATGCTATATCTTCCTGCATGAGTTTTCGCAAATACGAAAAGCGACTACGGATGCGCTTCTGTTCATTCCTGCGTTTAATCTCTGCTGCCTTCTGTGCCATATACTGGTAGTAAGCCTTTTCCAGATCTTCCTTCTGGCAACTTGGCAGCTTATGAACTGGTACTGTTACGAGTAGCGTCTGTATCTCTTCTAGCTGTGCCTGTGATAGTTTCCACTCATCCAATGCACTTTCCCAGAGTGGACGATCTAATGCATCTTCCTTTGGCACTGGCGCTTCTGGAAGTTGCACTTCCAATATAGGTAATGTTTCGACTTCAAATCTTATGCCAACTACCGTTCGCCCTTTCTTAATGGGTTCATATGTATACCGACATTCAGTTTTTTCATCCATTTCTTTTTGAACACGTTTCAATATCTTTTGATTGAAAAACTTGTATTCTTTATACAGTTCTTCCTTATCACAATCAAGTATTTGCCTTAATTCATCAAGCTGCACTTCCCAACTTTTTCGAAAACGGTTTTGTTCGAGATATGTAAACATGATATAAGTGTAACGGCTTGTGAGTAATGTTATGCAGCGCAGCTTATACCGAAGATATCCGAGGTTTTCAATATTAAAAAAATACTTCATTGCTTTTTGAGAACACTCTAGCTTTACTTGCCACAGCCCGTAATCATCTTGTTCTGCCGTTGCTTCTTCAAACAACGTCACCAATCTAAAACCTTGTTTTTCACTATCATCTTGAACTTCTATTACATTTCCCATAAGATGCTTTAATCTTGCCTTGAGGTCTTGATTGTTGATTTTTTTTACTCCTAAAATTTTTTCAAGTTCGCCTTTTTCAAATACCACAACTCGTTTCTCTGGCTTGTGACTATCTATGCGTGATAGGTATGTATCGAGTATCTTAAATTCTGCAAGCGATAGCTCAGAACGCCACAAGGAAAACAGCGGTAAACTTTTTTGAACAGTAAGTTTGTCTCCATTTCCTAAACTGGTTATTGGCCCAATCTTTTTTCTAGCCATGTGTAAAACCTCTCTTTCTCTACTTTTATGTTTATTATAGCACCATAAGTTACCATTGTAAATATAAAATTGTTACCTTTTTATATTTTATGGAATTTCTTGGTTACTCATGTGGAATTTCTTGGTTACTCATGTGGAATTTCTTGGTTACTCATGCGGAATTTCTTGGTTACCTATGCATATCAAAAAGCTAGTATTTATGCGGATTTCAAAGCTCCCGTAATCAAGAGAGTAATCAAGAGAGTAATCAAGAGAGTAATCAAGCTATCAATCAAGGAAAGCATTGGTAGGCAGATAAAAAACAATTCAATATTAACTATGACATTTTAATTGGAATTTCATGGTTACCTATAACACTAAAACCTATCATTTAATATCACTAAATGACACAAGATATCATCTTGAATACATGCTATTACTATGATACTCTCAACAATAGAAAAGTATGAAATAAAGTTAATTGCGCCTTACATATGTATGGCGCTTTTTTATTACCCAAAAAGGAGACAGCCATGTTAACGATTAGAAGCAAGAGTATATCGCTGTCAGGAGGCAGCACAGTAAATGATCAAGTGGTTTTTGCGTTTCAGGCATCAATCAATTCAAACAACCCCAAAGAAGTCCAGTTTAGCAACTGGATAAACGACCATGAGTTATACAAGCAGAACCGGAAGGAATGCAATTCCGATTACGAGTCTTTCCAGGACGAAGTATACAAATTGCAAGACTCGATGCTGCTGTCAGCTAAAACGCTATGAGTAACCAGATAATTACATGCCCCAATTGTGGAAGAATTATTTTCCACTATGACAAGAAAGCGACAAACGCTTTTGAAGTGCAATGCAGGAAATGTGAGCAAATGACTTGCATTCTTACAAAAGACGGTACTGTACAGTCAGTTAAGCCTATAAAAAAGATACAAGCTAAAAGCAGCAGCGGCAAAAGATTTTATTAAGAAAGGAGGGCGAACAGAATGTGGATGCTAAAGGGACGTCAAAAGATATATACGGACGCAAAAGAAATCACTGCCGACAACATAATCAAAGAATTGTCAAAAGCATATGAGAAACATAAGTTTAATCGGCTAGAGATGCAATATCTTATAGATTTCGAAGCTGGCGATCAACCACTGGACAGACCCAAAATTGTTCGCCCTGAGATCAATATTAAAGTAACTGATAATGCCGCAAACTACATCACTGATTTCAAAATGGCGTATTTTTGGGGAACACCAGCAATGCTGATACAGCGATCTGACAAAGACGCTCACAAAACACCAGCAGGCTTAGACGATGAAGGAATATCTGCACTTAATGAAATGCTTACAAATGCCTGCGACATTGGTTACAAGAATCAGGAGCTTGGCAATTTTGTTGAAAAAGTAGGTGTAGGATATCGACTTGTTGACGTTAAAACCGATTTTGAAGAAGATGACGAAGCTCTTGTGGATATATATACGTTAGACCCAAGATATGCTTTTTGCGTATATAGCAATGATGCCAAACAAAAGAAGCTAATGGGAGTAACATACAGAACGGACAATGGTGAACAATATTTCACGTGTTTCACTCCTAAGATGCGCTTTGAAGTCTCAAAAGGCAAGATTGTTAAAAAATCATTAAATCCACTCAAAAAAATAGCAATAGTCGAATATGAGAGATCTGTTGACAGAACAGGCTGCTTCGAGAGGCAAATATCAGATTGTATCGAACTTAACACGCTAGTCTCTGATTTCGCAAACCTTACAGCGCAGCAAACTCAGGAGATATGGTGGGGCAATGATGTTGATTTTCCAGTTGACCCCAAAACTAAGAAGCCTGTAGAAGTGAAGTCGGGGCAATGGGTGCTTACTAGCACAACACCAGATGGAAAGACACCGCAAATCAAGGCACTATCTAATGCATTTGATACAAACGCAACATTAACAGCGATAGATACACGCTGGAGAAGGATTTTGCAAAAATGCAAAGTACCTACACAACAAGATTCAGAAGGTGGCGGTTCTACAGGAACAGCAATGGATATGTCTAGTGGATGGAGTGCTGCTGAGATTGACGCTGTGCGCGAGGAACAGATTGTGAGCAAGGCACAGAGAGAGGAACTTAAACTTATCATAAAAGTACTCCAATTAACTCCATCAAATGTGCTTAAAGACGACGATCCAATCAAAAGAGTACATGTTGGAGACATCAATTTCCACTTCTCAAGAAGAAAGAACTATGACATGTCTGTTAAAGCAAATGCTTTATCAACCCTTATTAAAACTGGTGTACATGGTAGACATGCACTCAAATTTATTGATGGCTTCGAAGATACTGAGGCGACATGGAATGACAGTAAAGAAATGATAGAAGCAGTGCAAAGGGCTGCTGCATCAAGTGGAACCACAACAATGGAGGAAAGTGAACCAACTGATAGGCAAATAGATCAGTTGGAAACAAGCCCTATAACTGGGAAAGTATAAGGTGATGATATGGCACAGATATTTGGATTTGACGAAATCGAAAAGATACGGTCCATGCCATACAATAAATTTTTTGGTGAAATGGGAATCACAAAAAAGCAAAAACAAGAACGCATTGAATTTTCAAATGAAATTGAAGATGATATGCGTTTTTTAATTTTACTCATCCTGATTATGAAAGAGACAGGTAGAGTTGATGCCAAGAAAGCAGCAGAACAATTTGAAGCAAAATTGCTGAAATGGATTTCACAATATATTGACCTTAACAGCGAAACAAAGGTTTATATATCAGATTTTTGCTTATCCACAGCACAGGTAACTGCGGATCATGTCAACGAAAAATATTATGTCTCGGAAGACCGAATACGCCTGATAAGTGAAAACGCAGCCCTTGATTTTTTGAATCATAAAGACTTCAAAGAGGCAACCAGAAATAAAACATACAAAACATGGAACACAATTATAGATGGAAAAGAACGCGAAACACATCACAAGGAAGATCAAACAACAATACCGATAAACGACTACTTTTTAGTAGGCAAAGCACTTATGCGGTATCCGCACGATATGGCAGTTGCTTTTACTAACCCGGAGGAGGTAATCAATTGTCGCTGCTGGGTGACGTACTCTTAATTTATGCAAAGAACAGGCTCTTTAAACGAAGGTTTGAAGGGCTTTTTGTTTGCACAAAATTAGGGCAAACAAGTCGGAGACGGACTTTAAGGAGCAAAACAGCTCAGAGAAGAGCTTAATAATCGCACAAATCAAAGCGGAGAGAACCGCACAAACGCAGAAAGGAATGAATCTATGAAGACTCAGCCGATTTTCAGAACATTTGAACGCAATGCCACCAAGAGAAAATTAAACCTGCAGCTTTTTGCAGAGCCGACACCGGAGGTTGAAACTCATGAAGAGCCAAAGGGATCAGGTGATGATCACGAACCGGAAACTGATGCTGATGTATTAAGAGTGCAGCTTGCACAGGCAAACGCACAAATTGCGAAACTCACAAACAAAGCTGATGCACTTGCATCTGAGAACGCAGCCAAAACAAAGCAGCTCAGAGAAAAGATGACAGCTCAAGAGAAGGAAGCGGAAGCAAAGAAAGAAGCGGAAGCCGAGAGAGACAAGCAGTTCAAGGCAATGCAGCGTGAGTTGACGATTATGAAATCTACCAATACATACATGGACACTTTGGAAATGTCTAAGGAAGTAGCACAGCAGTACGCCGAAGCAAGAGCTGATGGAGACGGAGATAAGGAAAACGAAATCTTGAGGCAGCACATGAAAACACTCAAGGCAAAGATGATGCAGGAGTTTCTGGCAGAGCGTGGCGAAGTTAACGCAGGGCACGGAGATAGTCACGAGAGTAAGGCTGTTGAACTCATGAAGTCACTACCGACATATTCAACAGAAGTCGACGAGTCTGTGCTGAAACAATACATGTAAAGAAAGGAAGCAAGAAATGGCAAGAGGAGACATGAGATATGCAACAACCGAGATACGTCCATCCGGTGCAGAGATCTTAAACAGAGAGGTGTTTGAAGGAGTGCCAATGACTATTGATTTTACAGATGTCAGCACTACTGATAGTGATACTGGAGAGAAGGTTGTAAAGGCAGGAAGCGTAATTAGCGGAACAGGAACAGTAGTTGCAGCAACACCATGGACAGGCGGAGCTGGAATCTTGCTTTTTGATGTGTATGAGCATCGGCCACAAGGAACGATTCTTAAAAAGGCATACATCAACAAGTCAAGAGCAGAACAAAATGCAGGAATCACTTATGATGCAGACTTAACTAAGATCCTGCCTATGATCGTGGTTGAGTAAAAAGGAGGAGCAATGGCAGTTTTAATTACAGATATTTATGATTCACAGGCAGTTGCCGTAAGACGTACACAAGATCCAAGTAATGCCATGGGCTTTGTCGGAAAGGCTTTTTTTCCGAACAGAAAGAAGCTGGGCTTATCGTTAAAATGGATTAAGACACACAAAGGCTTAAATGCCATCTTAAAGCCAAGTAATTTTGATGCAATTCCGATGATCAGAGTCCGTGAGGGATTTAAGCAAGAGTCTACACAGATGGTCTTTTTCCGTGAGAGCATGACTGTACGTGAGGAAGATTTAATGCGACTTATGGAGATTGAAGATGCTAATAGTCCATTTATCGGAGACATTATATCATCAATTTACAATGATGCTGCAAGGCTCATTGATGGTGCAGAAATTGCTGCAGAAGTAATGCGAATGGCACTGCTTGCGCCAAAGGACGGAAAACCATCTATCGCAATAGGAACCGGGGAGCCAGAGAGTGACAATATGGTTTATGGCTACGATTACGATGGCGATGGAACATATAAGCAAAAGCATTATTTAAAAGTCCAGGGCACTGATACGTGGGATCATCCTGACACAGCAAAGCCGTTAAAAGACGTTCAGCAGGGCACAAAATATTTAAAGTCAATTGGAGTACTTCCTCGCTATGCAATGATGAACAGTACTACTTTTGATTACCTCGTTGAGAACGAGCAGATCAAGAACGCTTTAATTACTTCTTCCGGCAAGACGGTTGATTTTACCGATGAAGCAACCGTTAAGGAGATCTTTACACGAAAGACAGGTCTGACGCCTATCATTTATGACAAGATGTACATTGACTACAAGGGAGAGACTCAAAAGTTCTACCCGGACAACAAAGTAACCATAATCGGCGCAGGAACACTGGGATCAACATATTATGGTGTAACACCAGAAGAGCGTACATTGATGTCAAATAAAAATGTGGATGTTGCCATGCTTGATAACCGCATTGCAATTGCGACCAAAACCGAGCAGGGACCACCTATTAAGACTACAACTAGCGTATCACAGATCGTGCTTCCATCATATGAGGGCATCGACAGCACATTTGTAATTGACGTCAAATAATGAAATTCGATTACATGATCAAGCTTAACGGAATCTACTATGCAGCTGGTGAAGACGTCCCAATGGAAGAAAAAAGCGATGCCCTAGAGATTGACGTCCCGATGGAAGAGAAAATCGAAATTCCAGAGTTGCAAGTTGATGATGAGCCAAAGCGAAGAGGTAAGAAACCAAAAGCTGTTTGATGGAGGTGAGAAAGTATGAGCTATACAGACAACCTTGCAGACGAGCTTTTTTTTGATTTGCAAGTTGAGCTTTCAAATGATGAAGAAGGCGGCAGCTTTTCGGAATCACTACTCAAGCAAAAAATCAAAAGTGCAATCAGAGAAGTAAGAGACAAAAGAAGATATCCACTTGGATACACGGACGGAATGATTGCACAAGATTTAGACAGGTACTATAGCCAGATTCGCAATTTGGCTTTGTACGATTATAACTCGATTGGCTTTGAGGGCGAGAGTCAGCACAGTGAGGATTCCATTCAACGAACAATGGTAGACAGAAAAACGTTGTTCGCTGGAATAATACCGTTAGCAACAGTCTAAGGTCTAAGAAGGATGTTCGCCAGTGTGTTTGCAATGCTTGTGAATACGCTGGCAGGGTGCATATTAAAGCGGCGGTGGGCAATATGCAAAAATATAAGCAGGAGATATAAAGATGCAAGAATTTTTATTACAAACATACACGATCATCCTTCCGATTGCTTTAGGATACATTGTTTGGCTTCTGCAGCAACAGAAGAAAGACAAGAACGCGAATGAGAGAGGAACCATGCTGTTATTGCGTGTGCAACTGATCGAGTATCACACAAAATACATGCGGCTAGGGGAGATACCATCCTATGCTTATCAGAACTTCGAGGAAATGTATGAAGCCTATCATGATTTGGGCGGAAACGGTATGGTTAAAAAGATGTATGAAGAGATCAAAGAGTTACACATCAAGAGTGGAGGAGGTAAATAAAATGGATATATCGAGCATGACTACCGTGATTGCAATTGTAGTTATTTGCTATTTAATTGGGCTTGCAGCCAAGACAATTCCAGCAGTCAAGGATAATTACATTCCGGTCATTGTGGGTGCTTTTGGCGGCATTCTGGGAGTCTTAGGAATGTATGTCATACCAGACTTCCCGGCGCAGGATATTCTGAATGCAATTGCTGTTGGCATTGTATCAGGTTTGTCCAGCACTGGTGTCAATCAGGTATACAAGCAGCTGAAAGATGGCACGGACAAGTAGAAGAAATCGCCAGCAGATGTGGTATTCATACCAAGTCGGGAAAGCACCTGGATATCTGAGAGATGAAAACGGTGACATTCAGTATGAGAGCTATGTTGGAGCTGATGGGGAAGTATATTTTTATACCGATGACGAAGGTAAAAAAATCCCAAAAGAAAGCGGTGAAATGGAAGTGCTTTACAGCAATCCTATAAAGTTTTGGGGAACAATCACATCGCAACTAAAAAACGCTATCATGCGAGCATGGGGCAGCGATAGCACAAACAATTATGCTACGCTCATCTTAGCTAAACATGCAAAAGACTCTAGCGGAAACAAACTTAGCTTGCCGTTTGGAGCAAGAATTTGGCTACACTCAGAAATCAAGATGAAACCAAACGGATCACCAGATGAAAATTCTGCCGACTATCAAGTGCGTGGAATCATGAATGAAGCACTGAATGAAACGTCTTACTATCTGCAGGTATTGCAGCAAAGCGAGGAAAAAACCTAATGGCAAAGGCTTTGGAAATAAAGGTGAGCGGAGTAGATGAAGCCATAAGGATGTTGGAACGTTACCAGAAAACGTTCCAAACGCGAGTAGAGCTTTTCATGAAGAAGCTTACTGATTACGGAGTTGAAAAAGCAACAGAAGAAGTCTTGACGATGGATGCAGTATTTACTGGTGAACTTGCAAATAGCATTCACTCAACCGAGATAGAGAGCAACGCAGAGCGAGTTATCTTTGCAGTAGAAGCTGATTCAGAACATGCTATCTATGTAGAGATGGGAACAGGAATCATAGGCGCTACTGCTCCGTATCCAGGCAAGCTCCCGGCTATTTATGCGCAAGGAAAAACAATTAGAAAAACGGCAGATGGTAGATATGGTTGGTATTATCTGGGGGGAGATGGTAAGTGGTACTTTACAGAAGGTATGCCGTCAAGACCATTCATGTATCACGCTTCAACACAAATGAGACATGATATTGAAAGAATTGCAAGGGAGGTGTTTGGATAATGGCTCAAAATCAATGGATCATCGACCTTGAGAGCAAGGTTTTATCCCTTGTGAAAGGCAAGACATACAACAAGCTAAAGAAAAGATATCCACAAATAATGTACACCACCTCAAATATAAGCAATGATTCACAACGCAATTTTCCGTGCGTGTACGTCCATCAGTTGGGTGGAAGCGAAGCAAACTCCGATCTGGAACGCACAAGAATCAACACTATAGTGGCAGGATTCCAAATTGAAGTGTATAGCAATACATCACAGCTAGATTGCAGAACTATAATGGCAGAAATCATGGATTGCCTAAAAAAACTTATGTTTGATGTAAAAATGTCACCATATGCAGACAATCAATCACCAATATATCGTTATGTAGCACGTTTTGAAAGAACATTTGATTGGAATGATATTTTTTAAGCTCCATCGGCAAGATGGGGCTTTTTTAGTAGGAGGAATACAAAATGGCAGTAGGTTTAAAAAGCAGAATCATCTACAGAGAGAAGACAAAGGAAGATGGCGCAGCCGATTACTGGGCAGGTGAATATAAGCTCTTGATCAGAGCAAAGTCAATTCCGTCACCTTTCGGCACTGTCAACATGGTTGATACATCAACCTTGGAAGATTTGATAGAGACTCAGGAACAGGGAAGAAGAGCAGCTGCATCAATGGAAGTACCAGGTGCATTTGAAAAAAAATATAAGGATGAACTAGTTAAAAACGAGGGAAAACAATTAGATATCTGCATCCTTTACGGCACAGATGGAAAAGGTTCGGAAGGAATTGTGGCTTTTGTAGGAACAGAATCTTTCGCACCAGACGAGGCAACAGAAGATCACCTCACAGGAACAGCAACAATTGCCACAGTAACCGTTCCAAGGTGGATCGAGGATAGTTACACCGTAACTGTAACAGAAGACGAGAACAGTTACCCAACGTCAATTACACTGGCGAAGAAAGAAATGTAACAGCTATATTCGGGAAGCGTGAGCTTCCCGTTTTTTGTTTAAAGGAGAATGAATTATGAAATTTATGAATTATGAAATTAAGTTTGGAATCGAAGCAACTACAAAGAGCGGAATTTTAAAGAAGATTAAAGAAATTCAGCAGTCCAGCGATGATGAAGTTCAACAGTCCAACGGTGATTTTGTTGACGATATCGAAATGATGCTTAATATGGTTCCGGAGTTTTTGCTTGTGGGACTGCAAAAAAGACATAAGGATGAGTTCGGGTATGATTACAACACAAATAAAGGCAAGGAAGAGGCAACAGCAAAGGTATGCGAATTGATTGATGAGTATACCGATCAGGAAGATTCGAGTATCAAAGAGCTGTTTGAAGAGCTGCTAAAAGAGGTGATGCAGAATGGTTTTTTCAAGAAGGAAGTTCTGCAGATGAAAGCGGAGAAAGAAGTGAAAGAGCAAAAAACAGAGTAATAGATCCAATTGATTATTACGATGAAAAGCTGCTTCCGTATTTTTTATGTGTTACGCAACAATACGGCTTTACTGCTGAAAAAATAGGCGATATGTGTCCGTGCGAGTTAAAACCATATGAACTTGCTTACAAGCTGCATCAGCAGCAAGTTGATATGCAAAACCACATGCTTGGCAGGTATGTGAGAATGTCTATTTTATCAACACTGGGTAATAGCCAGTGGTTCAAAGGCAAGCATACGCCACCTTTTGAATATCCAGATATGCCTTTCTTGCAACAGGAGACAAAGAAAAGTGGAAACTGTAATGCAGAATCCAACGAAGAAATCGCAGTGTACGAGATGAAACAAAGAATCAGGCAGCTTGAAAAGCAAGGCTTGCCAGAGAGCCCGATCTAAGGGAGGAGGGATAAAATGAGTGAGGTAAATATTGATTCGATACGGATTGAAGCTAAAACAAATATCAAAGAAGCTATATCTGATATTGAAGCATTGAAACAATCCCTAACCGGATTGGGCGACAACAAAAGCGGAATTGACCGCTACTCGACATCTGTAAATGGATTAACACAAAGATTAACGCGACTTACAGGAATAACCAACAAGGCAGGAATTGCAGCGGTTGAGAAATCTGTAAGAGAACTGGCAGAAGCATCTATTAAGCTTAACAACCTACAACTTAATGAAAAGAAGGGTTCAATTTTTTCTGAGGACACATGGAAAAGAGCCATGGAGAACGTGGAAAGTGCGATGGAAAATGTAAAAAATACCATCGCACAGAACGTTAAGGAAATCAGACAGCTAGACGGTGTTGAAAAGGCCTTTGATAACTATATCAAAAAAGCCCAAAACATAAAAATTCCGATTGGCGTAAAAAATGACCTAAAGACAGATAGAGAATTTGCCAATCTGCGAAGTGTACTTGGCAAGAATTTCTCCACAACAAATAGTGGTACAGATTTTGTAACGTTCATAGATGATATGAACAAATCAATAAATACCACATTTGATACTACAAAAAACGCAACAGATCTGTTCAAGGACGTAGTAGAGCGTTTAAGAGACATACGCAAGGAAGCTGTGATGACATCACAGGATGTTATCAAAAACGGCTTAATTCCAGTACAAGAGATTGAATCTGAGCTATCAAAGTTTGCCGCAAAAGACATTCCCAACCTTAGCGAGAAGTATGGAATAACTGAAAACGATGTTTATGGTGGCAAAAAGCTATCGGAAAATAGTGAAGCAGGAAGCGTAAAAGAAGTCGCAAGCGCCATCGGGCAGAAGACTAGGGCATTTGAAAAAGAACAACAGACTGTAACCGATGTTGTGAACAGTGAAATGAAAGACCTTATCAATTTAAGGTCAACCATCGAATCTGTTACAGGTGCTGTAGGAGATGGAAAAGGCCTGGCAGGAGCATTCAAGGGGCTTAAAGAACTTGGCTTGGGTGAACTGGCTTCTTTGAAAAATATTGATTTCTCTGGAATTGCAAAGCTGAATAGAGAAAGTTTAAAAACAATAATCGGAAAAAAGTATACTGGACTATCAGATACAGAAAAGACCATCATTCAAAATGCAGCAAATAAAGCTGTTGCACCAGAGAGCGTGCCGTGGTTAGAAGATTATGAAAAACTGATACAGCAAGCAAGGGAAGAAAGTCAAAAATTTTTAGGTGGATTTTACGTTCCCAAGAGTGTTGAAGAACTTCAAACTGAATTTGTGGGAATTTCAAAAGAGATAGTGCACTTAAAGGAAAATATGCAAGAAGCATTGAGAACTCTTGATACTGATGGTGTATCACAGATGGTTGATGACTTGTCGCAAGCGATAGCTTATGCGAATGATTTATCAACTATTGCAGCTCAAAAAGGTATAACGCTTAGACAGCCAAAAAGTGAATGGCAAGAGTATCCGCCAAGCAGTTTTCCAGAAGAACTTCGTGGCAACGGCTTGTCAAATACAATGAGTCAAACTGCGAGGGAAACAAGCAACGCTTCAAATCAATTAAGACAATACAATGAAGATGTATCAAAAGTAATCAGAACAGAAGAGACATTTAAAGATGCCTTGGCTGCTGCTGCGCAAGAACCACCAATATTTAGAGACATGCCAGAGTATATCAACAGATTGAACCGAAACATGCAAAAATTGCCACTTAGCCTATCCCAGTTAAAATCAGATATAAGTGATTTGGCAGGCATTATGGGTGGATTTGTGGGAAAAGCGATATCTGTTGCAGGTGCAATTGGCAAAATAGGATCTTTTGCAGCGAAAGTAAACAAGCAGATATTGTCGTTCACAAAAAACTTTGCAAAATTGTCATGGGAGTTTTTGAATTTTGGTTCAAGCAAAAACGCATTATCTGGGTTAAAGAGTCCGTTCAGCCAGTCCTCAGCCAGTCTCGGAGACTTTAACAAGAAATTAAAGCATGGAGTCACAACTGTGTTGCGCTACGGTTTTGGAATCCGGTCTTTGTACGTACTGTTTAACAAGCTACGATCAGGAATCAAGGACGGAATCAACAACCTTGTTATGTTTAGCGATAGGGCAAATAAGAGCTTGTCATTGCTGACATCTGATATGTCATATGTTGGAAATAGCGTGGCTGCGGCATTTGAGCCAATACTGAATATTGTTGCACCAGTTATCGACCAAATTGTAGATTATGCAGTTGCAGGAATCAATGCTGTAGGTGCTTTTATAGCATCAATAACAGGGCAAACATCATATACGGTCGCTGTAAAAAACATCAAAGACTATCGCGACAGTTTAAACGGCACAGCATCTGCAGGCGATGCAGCAAGTGACGCAACTGATAAGTTAAAAGACAAGACCGATGAGTTAAAGCGTGAGCTGATGGGGTTTGACGAGATTGAAAAGTTTTCAGATGATCTGAACAACGCAGCTAACAGCGGATCAGGAAACGGAAGCAGTTCTGGAAATGGCTCAGGAACGGAAGATCCTATACTCTTTGTGAAAAAGGATATACCAGGAGCGGTATCCAACTTTGCAGATCTCGTAAAGGATGCTTGGGCGAAAGCCGATTTTACCGACATCGGTAAAATAGTTGGAACGAAACTCCGTGATGCACTTGATTCCATTGACTGGGAGCCAATCAAGGAGCAGGCAAACAAAATTGCCAAAGTCACAGGAACATTCATAAACGGCTTCTTTGAGACAGAAGGTCTTGATGAGAGTGTTGGAAGAACACTTGGAGAAGCAGTCAACACAGCTGTAGGTGCAATCAATACCTTTATTGACACAACTCACTGGGCATCACTTGGCGAATTCATGTCAGGCGGACTTAGAAGTGCAATAGCTACTATTGATTGGGACGGTCTTGGAAAGACCATAAATGCCAAATACAAGGCTTTGTGGGGGTTCCTTGATGGATTTGTAGTAGATATGTCTAAAATCAATTTTAGCGGCACTACAGGGTGGCAGGAAGCAGGTAATGCACTTGCAAGTACAATCAATAGCATTTTTGCAGATAGAGACTACACAAAAACTGGACAAACTATTGCAACTGGAATCAACGGAATCACATCTGCGCTAACAACAGGAATAGAAGGAATTGATTTTAATTCGATATCCAGAAATTTTTCAAACGGAATCAACAGCGTATTTTACAAGGTAGATTGGCAAGCAATCGGCACAATGCTATCCGATGGAATGAATACAGCAACTTCATCATTGCTGACTTTCTCGGTAACGGTTGATTGGAAAAGAATAGGCTCAGAACTGGCAAATTCCGCAAATACTTTTTTGGCTAATACTGATTTTAGTCAAGCAGGAAAAGCACTGGGTCAAGCGTTTAAAGGTGCACTATCCGCAATTAACGAGTTTGCAGCAACATTTAATTGGCGCAGTCTAGGAATTGACATCAACAATTTTATCAAAGGGATAAACTGGATGGGTATTTTAAAGACCTCCGTAAATGTAGTTGCAAATACATTTTTTGGATTGTTTGAAACTGCTTGGGCGGCTGTTTTTGGTGGACCCGATACAAAGTATACAGCTATCGCAGACAATCTGAACAAAGCACTTTCAAAGCTTAAAATCGAATGGCCAGCAATGGAACAGGAAGAAATTGAGAAATTTGAAAATGTTTCCATAATTGTCGATAAGTTCCTTGAACTGAATGAGAAGCTGAAAAAGAACGGAAGCCTATCCGAGACAGACATGTCACTATTTAAAACCTACTATGATCAAATTGTAGAGTATGCACCGCAAGCCGCAAAACTAATAGGTGAAGTGGGAACAGCTTATGAAGGCACAGATCAGGCTTTAAAAGCATTGATAGCAAGCCAAAAGAATGCGGCTATTGCAGAAGGCTTTAAAACTGCAATGTCAGACGCGGCTAAAGTTATGGCTGATTCAGCTATTGCTCTTAATGGTGCAGTAGATGAACTTGTAAGCAGTGTAATCACAAATAAGGACAGCGTGTTCTCGTACTGGAATCAGTTAATGGGCGGAAATGGCACAATGGCAGAAATGACAAAAACCATGGATAGCCTGTTCAAAAAAATGCGCGAAGGAAAATACGATGTCGATAGCTTGCAAGGATCAGAAGCAATTTTAGCTCATGCGATAGGCTTAACAAGCAACAGCCTGCAAGAGAAAATGCTAAACGTGGATAGGTTAACAACCACTTTGAACAAGTCAGAAACAGAGCTTGACAAAATGAGCGAAGCTTCAACCCGATACTCAGCCGAGATTGATACAGCAAGCATAAAGACAGAATCATTTGGCACCAACCTTGGAAAAATAAAATTCACAGGTGTTTGGAAATCTTTAAAAGATGAATTGAAAAATACGTTAGATGATGTAACAGAAACACTTAAACGTGATGATTTTACGTTAGGAATCAGCAATACCTTAACCGACATGTTCGATAAGGAATTTAAAGTGAATTTAAAGGCAGGATCACTTGATACCAGTGAGCTTACCCAAAAAGACAAGACAATCCAAGGTGCATCAGCAAATATTGTGAGTGCTAAAAATGCACTTCCAGACTATGCAAAAAAACTTGATTTGGTAGCAAATTTGACAAGCAAACAAGATTCAATTGCCGATAGAGTGATCAGTGGACTAACAGGTTGGATGACAGACTTCCAGAACAGAGTTCCAGAGAACAATCGTTGGTTTAGTGGACTAACAGGTTGGATGACAGACTTCCAGAACAGAGTTCCAGAGAACAACCGTTGGTTTAGCGGTTTAACAGGTTGGATGACAGACTTCCAGAACAGAGTTCCAGAGAACAACCGTTGGTTTAGCGGTTTAACAGGTTGGATGACAGACTTCCAGAACAGAGTTCCAGAGAACAATCGTTGGTTTAGTGGACTAACAGGTTGGGTAACGTCATTGGGAGACTCAATTCCTACATCTGGAAAATGGTTCAGTGGAATCCTGGGATATGTAACAGCATTAGGAGATTCGATCCCTACATCTGGAAAATGGTTCAGCGGACTGACAGGATATGTTAATCAGGTAGAAAAGCAACCCGGTTCATCACTTATTTTAAAAGGTATTCACGGAATAATTTCGAGCATCACAAACATTCTCGGAGGAAAAGCAGAAGGTGGAGCCTTTTATGGTGGAAGATGGCATGATATACCACAGTTTAGCAGTGGAGGAGTCATCACAAAAGACTTCATGTCAAGCTTTAGCGCCATTCCACGATATGCAGGTGGTACTGTAAATGCAGGCTCAATGTTTATTGCAGGAGAGGCTGGACCAGAACTTGTGGGACATGTAGGCGGCAGGACAGAAGTACTCAACGAATCGCAGCTTGCAAGCGTGATGCAAAGTGCAGTAGCAGAAGGAATGCAAGCTGCAATGTCACAAATGGGTGGCGGCGGAAATGTAACCGTCAATGTCACACTTCAAGGCGATGCAAGGCGCATTTTTGAAGTAGTGAAGAACGAGAATAATTCACGTGTTATGCAGACTGGCAAGGCGCAACTTTTAACGTAAAGGAGGGAAACAATGCAATGGATGGTCCAGTAAAAACTGTAATCATAAGTGGATTAGAGTTGAAAGCTAAAGATCTGACGATAACAGATAACAACATCTGGAGCCGCAATACGGGGCGAGTTGCGTCTGGCGATATGGAAGGCGACATCAAAGCAAAGAAAATTAAGTTAAATCTTACGCTGGCGCCTTTGAATGATGAAGAAGCAGCAGCTTTTGCTGCTGCAATAGAACCACCATTTTTTCCGATCACTTTCCGAAATCCGAAGTCTGGGAAAACAGAAACGCGCAAATTTTATGTTGGAACGCCAACATATCCGGTGTATTCATACGCCGATATACTGCCCAGATATGTTGGCGTTGCCGCAAATTTTATTGAAAAATGAGGTGTCAAAATGAAGATGTCAAATAGAACACTGGTAAAAACAATCAATGGACTTTTATCGTTTAAAAACAATGGCGTAAGAAAGCCGATTAAGGCAATTTACGCAGTTAACCGTAATATTGAAATGCTGGATAAGGCTGCAATTCCTTTTCAAGAATCAAGAAATGAACTGATTGAAAAGTACTGCGATAAAAAGAAAAATGGTGACATTGTGCCAAAAAAAGGAATGGAGCAAAACCTAGAATCAGAGTTGGGTGAATTACTGGATGGAATCGAAGTTGACGTAGATATTTACAAGATTCCAATTAGTGTGGTTGAGAATATAGAAGCATCAGAGCTTGAATTTGAAGCAATTAGCATGATGCTTGAGGAAAGCGAGGCGGAAAAAGCATGACATATGATTACACAGTGAAACAAGATGGACAATTTTATAAACCAGGTCAAGATGTGCCAGATATGGGTACATTAGTGTGTACGTCTGCGCAAGGCAATATACGTAGTTATGAGGGGCTTGCAAAAGATGTAGGCAAGCTTCCTACATATGTTGCGACAGGCAGCTCTTTTCTGGCAAGTGATACTGGCGATTACTATAAATTTGAAGAGTCAACGGCAACTTGGAACAAGATTTAAGGAGTAAATATGAAACCAGAAGACGTCATTGGTATTTTAAATCGTAAGGTTCAGAATGCAACCGTAACAGAAGATCAAATTGATGCGGCTGTTGAAAAATATCATAAAACTCACCCATTGGAAACTGATAAATCACTCACTATTCCTGATGCCTTTGCAGATGCAAAAGCAGTCGGGGATGGATTGAGTAAAAAGGTAACAGGAAAAGGAATGACTTTGTACTATGATACAGAAAAACAGTGCGCAGCCATTAAATTTGATGAACAAGGTTAGGTGATCATTATGGGATTATGGACGGAATATAAGAAAAAAACGGCTGTAAAATCCACAGATACCTTCCTTGTGTATGACAGCACAGAAGGCGTAATGCAGGTTGATGGATCAAATGTAAAAGAATCCTTTAGAGGTGCTACAGATACCACATTGTCACAAGCAGACACACCAGCTGATGCAAAAGCAGTTGGAGATAGATTTGAAAAGATTGAGACGAAGAATACAGAGCAGGACACAGTGCTAAAAACAAAGGCCGATGGTACTGGCATAGAATTTTTCTTCGACTCAGCCAAAGGGTGCTTGGCTGCAAGGATAACAAAGTAGAGGAGGAAGGTGTATGGCTGACAAAATAATTTATCTTGCAAATCGGGAAGATGTGGAAGAATTAAAGGCTACATCAAAAACTCAAGAAACTAATATAGCGGATTTAACAAAGGAACTTGCAAAGAAAGCAAATGGTCAGGGAATCACTTTGAGTATAAATGAAAGTGGTGGACTGAGAGTAATGTATGACGATGGAAAGTGAGGATAAAAAATGGCAGCAGTGGCAGTAGATGTGGCAATGGAGTCAACATCACAAGAGATTTTAAATCTTTTAAAAACAGTAAAAACACTAGTAACAGATGTTTCGAAGTTTGACTGGAAGAATTTCTGGGAACAAACAGCAACAGACGAGGTATTTTCAACAAAATTTTATTATTACGAAACCAGCACCAGTCCAAGCGGTGAAAAGATGAATGCATCAGTTGGGTTAACAGCTGTGCCCTCAACGGAAACTGTAAAGGGGCAGGATGATTTTGCAAATCATAGTGCTTTTCAGACAATTGATTGTAATTTTGTGATTGATGAGCAAGAGAATAAGACTCCAGTAGCAATTAAAGGCGGTAACGGATATTCCGATATCGGAAAAGTAGATGTTGGAGTTATGGTTCCATTAACTTATTGGGGCATTCAAAAATTTGACACATATTACATTGTGCATTTTGCAACGAAGCCGCATCCTGAATTGGAGTGCACAACAGTTACACCATGGTGCAATAAAGAACTCGGTTATGGTATTTTGACAAAATACTATGCAGGACAAATTGACGGGATTTTATATTCATCATCTGGAAATGCAATTTATAACTTTGTTTCAGCCCAGTCTGGAAATACTGAGCTGCAGAAGAAAGGAACAGGATATCATGGCTCTGGATCAGAGCGAACGGCATATCTGCTGTGTATGCTATGGATGAAGTATGCAACAAAAAATAGTCAGAAAATCTTTCAAGGATGCACTGGATTTAATATACAGACTAAAGTTGTACAAACTGGGGAAAATGTTAACTATGTTGTAATTCCAACAGCGCAGGCAAATAGCTTTTATGTTGGCACGACAGTATCCATCGGAGATGCAACTGGTCACACAGACAATCTGGATCGTGGACAGGCATACATGCGAAATATCGCAGATAAAGTCAAAATAACAGCTATCGAAGCAATATCTGGAACAGATAACAGTAAAGTATATGTTGGCAAGCAAAATATGACAATTACAGAAGATACATATATATCATCAATGCCATTACATGCAGGACAAACTGACAAGGTGCTTGGAGTGGATGGATATATCAAGAATGATGGCAAACATGCATTCAAACTTGGTGGTATTGAAGATATGGTTGGTGCATATTATATCTCAATGAACGAGTTGTGGAACAAGACCGCAGCAACAACAGTTGACTACTACGTTAGAGGCACTGCTGCATGGTCAAGCACTGCCGCGAACTGGACAAAAATCGCAACTGTAGATCTTGAAACAACCGATGATTTTTGGATTGGCGACATTGATATAGACTTATCTACAGGTGTTATATGGTTCAAGAACAAGGGTTCAGGAGATTCAGTCGGTGTTGGCGACAGACAATATAGTGGCGGTAATGCAACAAGTTGGCGCGAAGCGCTGAGGCGCGGCGCTCTCGGGGGCGGGTCGTCTGCCGGGTTCTCCTTCGCGTCTCTCTGGGGCGTCGTGACGTACGCGGGCTGGGGCTACGCTCTCTGCGTTTAATTCCGAACCTTTCAGGGGTGAATTTTGCGCAAGCAAAAGAGGGGGCTGCCCCTTTAAATAGTATACAGAAATAATTTTAAAATAGGACTTGTCACACACGGGCGCGGCAATCTCAGGAACAGGTCGAATGCCGGATTCTCCTACGCGAATCTCAGGAACGACGTGACGAACGCGAACTGGAACTACGCTCTCTGCTTTTATATGTCTGACGGGACAAAATAGTACGTTGGTACTTAGTGTGGCATTTCGCGGATGTAATTCCGTTGTTGTGTAAGCAACACTTAAATAGGCAACAAAAAGGGAATCGGAATGCCGACGGACATTCCGATAACTTATGTGAAAGACATAGGTTGGGGCTAGTAGACATCCGAACGTCCCTCGGAATTTAAACGATATTTACAAAAAAAAGGATAAAAAAATACTTGAAACGTTGTTGTAAAAGAATAGATATAACTAACAGAATATTGGTTGAACGAGCAGTAAGAGATTGCATAAGTGGAAAGATGAACCGAGGGGACACTATAAGAATGTTCTCAGAGTACTCAAAGTTGCCATGTGAAATCATAAAAAAGATCTGCAAAGAACACTTCATGATGGAAGGATTGATCAATACTGTTATAGATGGTATACAACAAGAGATTATCGAAAAGAAATATATTGTAAAGCCAATTCGTTACAGATACCAAGTTGATAAGTGTAACGGAAAGGTTAGAAAAATAGGAATACAAGATGTAAAGCAACAGATATATGACTATATAGCTGTATATGCAATGGAAGAATTATTCCGAAAGAAAATAGGCTTTTACCAATGCGGAGCGTTAAAGAATAAGGGATGCGAATTTGGTGCAAAAGCAATTAAGAAATGGGTAGACAACCATGATATAAGATGGGGATGGCAAGCAGATATCAGGCATTATTACGAAACCATACCTAAAGGTAAATTAAAAGAACTGCTAAGGCGAGATGTAGATAACGACGATGTTATACATCTCGTTTTCTTCTTGATTGATTCGTTTGAGGGTGGATTATCAATCGGTTCATACCTTAGCCAATATCTTGCGAATTACTACATGTCATATGCGTGTCATTATGTTAATGAGCAGGTATGCAAATTAAGAAAACATAGGAATGGAGCTGCTAATCGTGTCAATCTTGTATCTCATGCTTTGTTTCAAATGGACGATATACTAATTGTTTCGAAAAGCTTGAAGGATTTAAAGATGGCAGTAAAAAGATTTTCGAATTATATTTCGGATTTTTTAGGGCTAGAAATTAAGAAAACGTCAAAATTTATTGATTTGAGTGTTACATACATTGATATTTTAGGAAGAAAAATATCAAGAAGAAGTCTTACTGTACGCTCATCAAATTTTTTGAGATTTAGAAGGACTGCAAAGAAGGTAAGAAAAAGAGTCCACCAAAAGAAAGAAGTGCCGCTGTCATTGGCTAAAAGCTATATCGGGCGTTATGGAGCTATTAAACATTCAAACACACAACGTTTTCAACAAAAGTATCATGTCTCGGAAGATATAAAGAGATGTAAAGAAATTGTATCCACTCATGAGAGGAGATTAAACAATTATGGAGAAGATGAGATTTACGCTGCCACAGTTAAGTGCAGCATTCTATCCGCTTGAAAAAGGAATGGATGTAGTCATTTGTACAGATGAGCAGAAGATTACGATTGATGGTCCAGAAAACGGCAGTGAGACGATGTATGAGTATGATGGCAATATATTCAGGACATTTAAGTTGACGCAAGAGGAGATTATTCAGGCCCCAGAGCAATATCTTGATTACGAAGGCGATACAGAGCCAAGCGAAGAAATGACAAGATACGCAACAGAAATGATAGATGCATATACCTTGCAGCTGATCGAGGAAGGAGTACTGGCATGAGAAGTTTGGTAGAGAGTTTAAAAAGACTGTACAAAAGAGGAAAGGTATCGGCAGAAAAGATTAAAGGGATGAAGATTCTCACAGAAGAAGAAAAAAGATACATCCTCGGAGAATAAAAAATAAAGCAAATATCTAGCACGGAGTATACCGTGCTAGAGAAAGGAAATCGTCATGTATCAGGTATCAGAAGCATTAGATAAAGTTATATCAGGCAGCGGAAGAACGTTCTACGCAAGGCTAAACGGAATATCAGATGGAATCCAAGAGATAGTGCAAACAAATTTTTCAACTCCTGATAGCTATTTTTATGTGGGTGGAGCTACAGCTTCCAAAATAGAAGTATCTATGTTTACAAAGTCGCAAGATTTTGTAAAAGGTACGGAAGTAAAACTTGAAATAGGAGCAACAGCTGATGGCACTATAGAATGGATACCAATGGGGTATTTTACGATAAAAGAGCAAAAAAAAGACCGAAATCTGCTTACTTTTACAGCATATGATAGGCTAGAGTCAAAGTTAGCTAAAGCGTATAAAAGCAAAATCACAAGCTATCCAGTAGAAAGTAAAGAATTTTTAACTGATATAAGCGAACAGACAGGTGTTGAGTTTGACACAAGCAAATTATCTGATAACCTGATGATAGATAAAATATTGACGGTTAACGACCAGTCGGGAGAAAAAACATACAAAGAGCCGTTTGACGGTTTTACGATGCAACAGGTGGTTGGATACATCGCACAACTCCATGGTACATTTGCTATATGCGATAGAAACGGAAAAGTAACGTTTAGATGGTATGGAACGTTAGCGACTGATCACCCAGGAAAGATAGGTGATACAGCAGGTAGCTATTTAGAAGACCAAAACTTATCATTTATCTATAATACAATCGAATTTTTAAAAGAATCACACACATATCTAATTAAGACCAATAGATATTTTGATGATCTCCTACAATCAGAAACGATGTGCCAAATTTCAGGCATCAGCTGTGATACAGAGAACAATCATTATGAATCAGGAACAAATATAAATACAAATTTAAGCAATCCAGTAATGACACAGGAATGGCTCGATAAAATCCTTGAAAAAATAAAGGATACGAGGTATTATCCAGTGTCATTTTCGTTTATGGGAGATCCGAGACTTGACGTAGGTGATGTCGTTACAATAGTTGATGCTAAAAATAATCTTATAGATGTTCCAGTGATGCAGCACACCATTACATTTGATGGTGGCTTACTGTCAGAAGTGGCATCCTATGGATTTGAAGAAAAAGAGGTGAAAAGTCCATCTGAAATAGCGTTGCAACGAGTTAAAGATGATATTCTTAGCCTTCAGGAAATTACGGCAAAAAAAGCCACATTCAACCAATTAAATGCTGTAGATGCAAAGATCACCAACTTGCAGGCAAGCACAATCACGGTAAATGATGCAAATATATTATTTGCCAGACTTGATAAAGCAAATATTCAGCAGGGTTGGATAACAAGTGTAATGATTGGTGATGCGCAAATTACCAATGCAAAAATTCAGGATATGTCTGCTGATAAAATAACAGCAGGCGTTATAGATGCCTCAGAGGTCTCTATCATCAATTTAGATGCTGCCAGTATCACCACAGGCACTATTACTGGACTAGATGCATTTTTTAATAAAACCTTTAAGGTAATTAGTCCAACGTCAGATACAGAGGAATTTATAATTAGTGCAACGCCAGAAAGTGTTATGATCGGTACGAGAATGAAATCTGGTGAACTATATCTGCATAAAGCAATGATAAGCATTGGTGATGAAGATATGGCTATAATAACAAAAGGCTATTTACGTTTAACTGGTTCACAACACCTAAGCCTTACATCAGCGAATGATATAGTGTTATTCCCTGGCGTGTCAAATGATGATAAAAATGTATACATTAACGATGGCTCGACCAACAACGCAATATTGCATGTTGGAAACTTTAAAAATTTAATAACAACAGTTGAAAATTCCCAAAACTCAAAAAAATTGAGTGGAATGGAAATAGTTGATGCCTCAAAGAATATTTCAAACGCAATTCCATGGATTGATCAAACTGGTGTGATGGAGATTGGAAAATATTTGGATTTTCACGAGTGGAACGCAGATAATACTGATTTTAGCGCTAGGTTGGAAGTTTTTGAAAAATCGTTAAGAATAACCGCAGGGATAACTACTGCGTTAGACCTTAATGGAGTTGGGAGTGCATCATACATAAAATTTAGTGGAAGCGGAACGACGCTGGGATGGATTGGTTTAAATGGAAAAGATGGATCACTGATGCTGTACGATAGCAGCGAAAAAGAATATCGCATATTAGACGAGACATCTATATCGTTTGGAACAGCAGAGCCGACTAGCAATGGAAGAAAAGGTGATATCTATATTCAGACATCTGATAGTGCAAATGGATGGAAAAAAGCAGTTGCAATTTATTATTATTCCAACTGAAATGATAGGGAACTCCCTATCATTTCAAATTATTAAGGTAGGAATCTTTCCTCTCACAAACAGATTGTTTTGCTTCCCGTATTGATTCTTCTAAATGTTTCAAGTCAGGTTCTATAAAAGCGTCTTTAACCTCACCGCGTGCCTGCCGAATCAGAAAATTGTCGAGATATGCTTGAGCTGACGTTATACGGTCAGCAAGCGGCAACTTGTTCAATGCCGTAAGCATATCAAGCTGTGCGTGCCAATCAGAACCAGTATCACAAAAGACATTGTAATACAGACGTTTCAGATACGCAGCATCTTCGTGCTTTAAGTATTCCTGCAGAGCGGACAGTGTCTCACTATCTTTTTTAGGGTGATAAATACGCTCGTATTTGTTAGGATCATAGATAGCCATAAGACATTTTTCTGCATCAACACCACATCTGTCAAACCACTCTAGCAGCGCTGGAAAGTCTGGCGCACCAAGACCATTCTCCCAGTTTTTTATCGTCCCTACACTCTTTCCGAGTGCTTTTGCCAAATCCATTTGTGACAATCCTGCGCTTTTTCGCGCATAAATAATGACTTTTACAAGCCGTTCAGTATCAGCTACTCGATTTCTCATGTCAAAAACCACCCTTCATATTCGTTCAAAATGTCATTTTTACAATAAATTGTACTTTAGCAAAAACAGAAAGTATAATTTATTGGCTACATCAAACAAAAGGTAAAGTCAAAGTTTTCTGGCACTTGAAAGTTTGGAAAATAGCCAAAAAACTTTGACCGAAAAAAATGTGAACAAAGTCAATACAATTGTAGTCACCAGTGCTATTATCTATACCATAGCAGAAAAAAGAAAGGAGGCTACTAATGATGACAGTTTACAACTGCAAAGTAACAGAGTCAATGGTTAATTTTGCCATTATTCATGGAAAATTATTAGACAATTTTACAGCATTAGACTGCTTGGAGAATGATTTTTGTTCAAACACCATCGAGACAAGCCGCCTGAGTGGAGTAAAGGATGAAATACCAATCGCTGTTGCAAAGGATAGAATCGGAGCTTTAAAGCGTCAGGATGAAGTGACAGTGATCGGAGAATGGCGAAGCAAGAATTATTACACTAGCAACGGCAAAAGACATGTACAGCAGTACTTTCTGGTTCGTGAAATCAAAGCAGAAAGTGGGGAACATAGGAACCAAATTACATTGACTGGGTATTTATGCAGCAAGCCGATATATCGCACAACACCATTAAAAAAGGAGTTATGTGAGCTTATAGTTGCTGTAAATCGTCCATATGGCAAGAGCGATTATTTACATTGTATTGTTTGGAACCAACTCGCTCGAAAGGCATCAAATTTAAAGGTTGGGGACAAAATTAGACTGTCTGGGAGAATCCAGAGCAGAACTTACATAAAAAGAGAACATGAAACAGAAATGGTTAAAGTTGCATACGAAATTTCTGTGGATGCATTTGCAAAGGAAAGGTGATTATATGTGTGATGTGGTTAGACGTTTTTTAGATAGCATCGTGGAATTAAAAGGCAATGAATATGTAAAAAGAGCGATTACATATATATCCACGTTCATTCCAGAAGGAAAACGTAACGAAATGGAATTGCTTGATTTTTTATATCAGTTAACAGGCAGAGACGATGTAAAGGAATATCGCTGTGAGCTGATCGCACAGGCAATGACAAGAGAATAGAGGAAAGAGAGGGCAATGAATGGCAGAAAGTAGAACTGAAAAGGATATTGATGCAGATGTTGAGAATGCAATGAAACGGTATTACATGAAGAAGATAAAAGAAAAGTTAAAAACAGAAGACAGGCTTTCAAAACTGAAGATCGTTTATTACATCTTAGTTAGAGAATAAAGGAATGGGAACCCGTGATTAGGTTCCCATTTTTCTTATTTTTCTGCGTTTTTAATTTTTACATTATGCAGCGCATCTTTAGATTGCTCTAAAAGTTTAGAACCATTTTTCCAGGCATAAGATATCTCGATAGACTCGTCCCAACCGCTAAATGAAGAATCAAACGTATCAGCTATTTCATCATGAACGGAAATAATATAATTATCATTTTCCCAAATCAAATATTGCATATCCGTGTTATTTGAACTCTTTTCGATTGTATAATTTTGTGAAGGCTCCCCACATACTTTTCTGAACTTTTCTGCAAATTCTGCAAGTGTTCCTAACGAACCTTCAACTCTATAATTAACTCCATAAAGAAGCGCTTTTTCACTGTCGTAATCAATATATCCATCGTCTGTGGTTTCGAAGACAAAATACATAACAAGATCAATTAGATCGTGGCCTTGAAACTCAAAACTGTAGTTCGAATCACGTAACAAAAGTTTATTTGATGAAGCACGTAAAGTAACTTTACTAGAAGAGTCACTAGTAACTTTGTTGAATCCCTTGATAATACTATCTGGACTCATTTCTTCATATGTTATTCCGCTTAGCTCTAAATCAGGAAGCATCTGCTTTACAGAAGCAAAATCAGCTCCCCAAGGAATGTTATCGAATGATATCTCCCAACTTTGAGAATCGTCGCTTGTGCCTGACGTGATTTCACTTTCTGCTGAGATAGTACAGTCCTGTGAATTAGCCTTTGCAGTTGAGTCGCCAGAACACGCTGACAGCATAAATGTTTGCAAAGCGATACACCCACATAAAGTTGTAAATATAATCTGTTTCTTCATATTTCAATCTCCTTTAACGATTTGGATTAAGATTATATAAACAGTATAGACAACAGCAGAAAAAATATCAACAAGAAGATACATATTTTGCAATAAAACAAGCAATGGGCATCCATTTCTGGATGCCCACCATTTGACTTACTCAGGATTACTTTTCACTTTTGGCGTCTGGTGGAAAGATGATGTCTTTTCCTGCGAGAAGAGTATCAAGCACATGTTCTAATGCTTGCCAATCTGAATCCTTCATTTGCGCAAGATAAAGGATTAGACGTTTTTTGAAATTTTCATCGCCTGTTATTGCAAGTGTGCTAAGAAATGACTCAATCTCTTCTGATGGCGTAATGTCATTAAACATATTGCCTTCTCCAGTAAGGAGCCAAGTTTCATTGACAGCATATTCCTTGCAAATGTTTGTGATAACAGGATTTGAAGGAACAATTCTTCCACTTTCATATTGAGCTATCGTATTACGCGCAACACCAATTTTAGAACCAAATTCCTCTTGCGTCATTCCAAGCTCCTGTCTTAATAATTTAAATCTTGTTTTCATTGTATTTTTCACCTCCTTTCACTTTGCATTGTACCACATAACAATAAAGAAGTCAAATAAAAAAGTCTGTAAGACAACAAAAAATATAATAAAAACAACAAAAAAAGTCTTGACAATGTAAAGTTAAAGACGTATACTGTTCTCAGAAACAACAAACAAGCACATTGAAAACTAAACAGAAAGGAGTCAAAACATGGAACTCTTGAGAATTAACTACGAGTCAGAGCAGCCTACTGTGTCGGCAAGAGAACTGCATGAGGGGCTTGAGATCAAGACAGCTTTTAAAGACTGGTTTCCACGGATGGCAGCATATGGATTTGAGGAAAATCAAGACTTTATATTGGTAGCTCAAAAAAGAGCAACCAATAATCCAAAGAATCCAACAACAACTTGCAACGATTATCAAATTTCCATCGACATGGCAAAGCAGATCTGCATGATTCAGCGCACTGACAAGGGTAAGCAGTACCGCCAGTACTTCATTGATCTCGAAAAGGCATGGAATACACCAGAACAGGTGATGGCACGAGCCTTAAAGATTGCCAATAACGAGATTGATAAGCTCAAGGCAGATAATAAGGTACTGATTGCAGACACAGAGCGCATGAAGCCTAAAGAAATCTTTGCAGATGCAGTGGAGTCTAGCAGGACCTCAATCCTGATTGGAGACATGGCTAAACTGATTTGTCAGAATGGTCACGAGATCGGGCAAAACAGACTCTTTGAGTGGATGCGTCAAAACGACTACCTAATTAAAAGCGGCGGTAGTAAAAATATGCCGACACAGAAAGCGATGGAACAGAAACTCTTTGAAGTTAAAGAACGTACTGTTGTAAATCCAGATGGAAGCGTCAGAATCACAAGAACAACGCTTGTAACTGGCAAAGGACAAATTCATTTTATCAACAAGTTCGCCAAGATGAAGGCAGAAATGATAGCAGAAGTTACATAAGAAAGAAAGGAACAAACAATGCTTGATATCAACAAGTTTGTAGCACTTAAAGATTGCATGTACTACGAGGGAACACATAAGTATTACATATTCCAGTTTGATAGTACATACACACTACTTGCTGACACAAACAGAGCAATCTTGTACAGAGCAGAAAGCTTTGCTGACATGATTAGCTATATCGAAAGAATGGAAACATGTAGAAAGGAGGTGCAGGCGTGATGACAGATAAAAAGGAAAAGCCTAAGACATACAGTTTTTTGACAGAGCAGAAAAAGCGCACTTTGAAGAAGTTGAGCGAAGTGACAAATAGCTGCTCCAGTATCCAGAATAACTATTTGCTTGGCTGGATCGAAAACACGGTCACAACATCGTAAGCAAAAAGAAAAGCTGCAAATATAAATTAAGAGAGGTGATAAAAGATGTTCTGGATGACTAAAAAGATGCCAGATAAGACCGCAGGCTATCTGCTGTGCACAATCAGATGGGGCGAGACTAGACTTACCCATGAGTATTATTGGGGACCAGACCCAAAGGGTAGATTTAGATGGTGGGTTTCGAAAGAAGCTTGCCAGGCGAATTTGCCAGACGGTGGATTTGAAGATTCTGGCTATGAAATCGTGGCTTGGGCTAGAATGCCTGAGCCATACAGAAAGGAAATGTATGAATCTAAGAGAAATAATATTGCCGCGTTTGAGCGGAGAAATGAGCAAAGACACGGAGCTGCTGAAAGAAACAGCAAAGCAGGGCGACATTGTTGTGCTGAATGTAAAAATGCCAGATGGAACACCAACAACAGTAAGCGCGGCGATTAAAGCAAAGTACCCACACGTGGTACATATGCAGTATCAAACTGCAAAGGGATATACCGTAAACAAAACGCTTGCTTGGAAAAAGCTGTTAATGATAATGCTAAATCCAAACAGCATTGAAGATAACGAAGAAGGAGAGTGATCAACAATTTTTATTTACCATGGGGAAAGCAAAAAACAATTGCTTGAAACAGCAACACGGCTGCTTCCATGTTTAACAGAAGAACAGCTTGCCTACATTATTGGAATGGAGCAGGCAGAGGAATATAAAGAAAAGGAAGGAGCGAAAGAAAATGATAAATCTGTACTTTGATGCGGAGTTTACAGGGTTGCATAAAGACACAACCCTAATAAGTATTGGAATTGTATCTGCAAGCGGTGAATCCTTTTACGCAGAACTTAATGATTTTGCAGATTATCAGATCTCACCTTGGATTGAGGAAAACGTATTGTCAAATACAGTGGTAAAGGGCGAGAACAAAGAGCTTGCAGAGTTGCTAGACAAGGAAAATACCGTATTTGTGGTTGGCAGCAAATATGAGGTACGAGAATCACTTCTTGAATGGCTTAAGCATTTTGAGAGTGATATTCAATTTGTGTCAGATGTATCTCATTACGATTTTGTTTTACTGGTTGATCTTCTGGCAAGTTCCGCATTAGAGCTTCCTAATTACATATCAGCAAGTTGTCACGACATCAATCAGGATATTGCAAGAGTGCTAAGAATTTCTGAAAAGGAAGCGTTTGATTTATCACGCGAACAACTCTTAACAAAGCTGGGGAAGTCGCTTCCTAAAAGGGTAAAACACAATGCGTTGTATGATGCCAAGATCATTCAGGCGATTTATCGCCAGCTCCAATAAAACTATGAAGCTAACAGAGGAGCAGCGGTTAGAGCTGATTGGACATATCTGTAGAAGAGTGGATGCAATAGCGCCAAGGTCTGGAAGGACGGCAACAGAAATTAAAAGAGCTAGGCAGAAAGCCATGAAAGGGTTGATCCAGAGCTTTTCAGACGAATTTGGTGTGAGAGCAGAACGCTTATGGAAACAAAATGAAACATTGAAATTTAGAGGATGCAGCTTATATGACTTACACGAGTTTATAGATTGCTACAATCCACCAGAGAAGAAAAGAAAGGAGAGAGCAAATGGTTGTAGTGAACAGCGGAGAAAGTTACCTCGGCGCAGAAATCCGCGAATGGTGCAGCCGCTGCAAGGAGCAGGATGCGGTAATGGTAAATACAAAGTATTACAGCGGTTTCAGAGAACCGAATGATGGAGCGTTCTACTTTGTTGAGAAAGATGGAGAAAACATTTCAAAATATAGAGTTGTGCGTGATTTGGTCAAGTCACCGCGGCTGTAGAAAGGAGACAGATGAGTAAAGAACTTGAAGCTGCAAGAGCATTGGTAAAAATGCTTGAAGAAAGAGAGCAGAGTAACAAGGTTAAACTGGAAAGTTTAAAAGCCGGAGAAACATTTTGTATTGGAGAGAATGATTATATTGTCCTCGAACAGCACGAAGGAAAAACCAAAGCTATCTCGAAGGATTTTATAGCAAAACATAAAAAATTTGCAGATGATACAGCAGATTACGAAACATCTGAACTTAGAAAATACACCGAAGCTGAAATTCAGCCGACTATTGAGGAAGAAGTAGGAGCCGAGAACCTAGTAGAACACACCGTAAGTTTAACAACGGTAGATGGACAAGACGACTACGGAGAGTTAACATGCAAGGTTCGCCCACTCACTTTTGATGAGGCCAGAAAGTATAACAACTTAATTGTTAATAATGATTTGGATGATTGGTGGTGGACTTGTACAGCATGGACTAGTCCAAACCGTGAATACAATCGTTCAATCACCGTTGTTCTTCCGTCCGGCTGCATCGGCAACTGCTATTGCTACGGCGGCGGCGGTGTTCGCCCAGTTTGTATCTTAAAATCTAACATCTTTGTATCGAAAGGAAAATAAATGGCTGAATTAACATTAGAAGCGTTGCAACAACAGTTCAATGATCTAAAGAAAAGAGTAAGCATCTTAGAAGGCAATTCAAAAAGAAAAATTGATGTTGAGCCTAAAGCAGGTAATCAGTTCGAACTTGCAGGGCTAAAATGGAAAATCCTTGATGTTCTTGATTTGGGCTGTATGTGCCTTGCAGAAAGATCAGAGTCAATGAGATTTGATCCAGACATAAATGACTGGAGAATCAGTGAACTACGTCAGCATCTGAATAGCGATCTCCTTGAAAAAATAGAAAATGAAATTGGAGAGGAGAATGTTATTAAATTTGAGAGGGATTTACTGTCTGTTGATGGACAGAATCAATACAGAGCATGTAAAGACAAGGTTTCGCTGCTTACTCTTGACAAATACAGAAAATATAGAAGTCTGATTCCAAATGAAGAGTGTTGCTGGTGGTTACTTACTCCGTGGAGTACGTCGTGCAGCGGATATTATACATTGACTACCGCTGTTCTTCCAAGTGGTCGCATCTACTACTATGCTTGCAACCTCGACTTCGGCGTTCGTCCAGTTTGTATCTTTTCTCCATCAATCTTTGCAAAAGAAATTAAACAGTAAAAAATTATTAAAAGGAGAAAGCTAATGAGTAATTATGTAAAAGCCCGATACGAGGGCAGTAAAAGAAGCTATTGTTTTGCAGCAGAGGAAGATTTAAAGCCAGGAGACGAAGCAGTAACTCCAAACGGCACAAAAGTCACAGTAGTAGACGAACCAGTAGACCTTTCATGGGTAGAAGCTTATGGAAGAAGCAATATCAAGACACTTAAAAGAGTGCCAGAAAACAATAAAATTGAACAAGGAGAATAATTATGAGTGAGAGATTTGAGATGTGTGCGGGAGAGCGCATAGGAATGATTGTTATTAAAGACAATCAAACCAAAGAAACAGGATTGGGATTTTTCAAAAGTAGAGATGATCTTAGTTTTTTGGAAGCGCTCAGAGACGCTGCGCAGGAATTACTAGATGTATTAAAGGCTGACAAGAATAATGACACAGACAGTGCAGAGGACACAGAGCCGGAGCAGGAAGAGAAAAAACAGCCAGTTCCTTACAATGGCACAGTCGAAGTTGTAAAAGGTGATGACAAGCTTTTCCCGACAGGGTTGAAGTTTAAAGTGGTACAAGGCAAAATATCATATTTTTCAGGCGATTTAGCAAAAGACACTATCGCACTCGTGATGTTTAGCAGTTTTACACTTAAATCATTTAAGGAATTGAGTGAGTTATTAAACAAGATAGATATCAAGGTTAAGGAAGTCAAGGAGGGCAAGGAATAATGGCGGATACAGCAATTGTAGAGAGCGGAAAGCAGGCTGTGCAGCAGCCAACAAAGAGAGTAACCGATTATAGTCTTGGAATTTTCGGAACAAGCGATAACTTCATTATGGCTATGCAGATGGCAAAGGCACTGGCAAGCTCAACCATTGTCCCACAGACATTTCAAAAGAATGAAGCAAATTGTCTAATCGCCATTGAGCAGGCTCAGCGATTACGAGTAAGTCCAATGATGGTTATGCAGAATTTACACGTAATTCAGGGTAGACCGTCTTGGAGTTCAAAGTTCTTAATTGCTGCGATTAACAATTCTGGAAAATTCGATATGGAATTGCAATTTGAAGAGACACAGGATAAGGATGGAAAACCGTTTTCTTGTACGGCATGGACAACAAAAAACGGAAGAAAAGTCAATGGAATGACCGTTGACATGGATATGGCAAAAGAAGAAGGCTGGTTGAGCAAAAATGGCAGCAAGTGGAAAACAATGCCACAGCTAATGCTGAGATACAGAGCAGCTTCGTTCTTCTCTAGCCTTAACTGTCCAGAATTGACCATGGGTCTGTACACAAGAGAAGAAATGCAGGACGACGATTTTAAGGAATATCCAATAGAGAACATGAAGGAGCAGGTGCAGCAGGAAATTGCAGAAAACGCAAATTCACAGGTATTTGAAGAACCAAATGAGCAGAATAAGGAAGCAAACAAAGATGCTTTGCCACCTTTTATGTCTGCCTGATTGGGAGGGAATAAAATTTATTGGAAGAATGGAAATGGATCAAAGGATATGAAGGGCTATACAAAATTTCAAGTTTGGGACGCGTAAAGAGCTTTCATAAGAAAAACGATGGAGAAATTTTAAGCATAAAAAATAGTCAAGGATGGTATTTGGATTTTAGAGCAGTAGGTAAAAAAGGCGAAAAACATAAAACTTTAAGAATCCACAATGAGGTAGCAAGAGCATTTATCGGAGAAATTCCAAAAGGATATGTGGTTCATCATATTGATGGGAATAAGCAAAATAACGATGCTAAAAATTTGCAAATATTGCATCCTATGCAACACCGAGAAAAGCATCCATCTAATTATATCGGAATGAACTTGAAAAATATGTATGGCCAGAGGCACATCAGGCAATATACAATGGATGGATTTTTTATAGCAGAATATGCGAATGCTCAAATTGCTGAACATATAACAGGAGTTTGCGGCAGAAATATATTGCAAGTAGCCGACAAGACACCATTTAACAATAAAAATGCTACTCGAAAGCAAGCAGGAGGATATATATGGAAATATGCAGATGGAGGAGGTGATAAGAGATGTTTTTGAGAACCATTGGAACCGGAAGTACAGGAAATTCGTATGCGCTAACTAGTAACAGTGGAGAGATTCTTCTGCTTGATTTAGGAATTTCGGAGAAGAAAATTAAAGAAAGCATTGACTGGAAGATATCAAATGTTGTAGGTGCGATTGTTACTCATAAACATCTCTGACTGGATCACTCAAAATCAGTTAGAGACTTTGAAGAAATGGGAATCCCAGTCTACAAGCCCTACGAAGATAACTCCTATATCGGTGGTTATGGTGAATTTAGAATCATATCAGTTCCAATGAATGATGTGCATGGACACTTCAAACATACCGATGCAGACGGTACAGAGTGTCCGTGCTATGGATTCATCATCGAGCATCCAGAGATGGGACGAATGCTCTACATTACTGACACAGAGTTTGTAAGGTGGCGATTTAAGAATATTAACCATATCCTGGTGTCTTGCAATTACCAAAAGAAGTACATTTCAGAGGACGTCACTGGTAAACGATTGCATGTCATTAAGGGGCATATGGAGCTAGAAACGTGTGCAGGCTTCATAGAAGCTAATACAACAGAAATGCTCCAGAACGTCATTATTTGCCATTTAAGCGCAAATAATGCAGTATCGGAGGAAATGGTCACTAGAATAAAAAAAGTCGCAGGAATGGCAAATGTGGACGTTGCAGAAGCAGGTAAGACCTGGCAATTGTTTAATTACGAAACATGTCCGTTCCTGTAAGAAAGGAAAGCAAATGAGCAATAAAGAAGTCTTGAAGATATTAAAGAAGAAACTTGATACTTGCACCAGAGCAACTGAGCAAGCCTTGAAGAAAAAGGACTACAAGGCAGTTAAAAAATCAATGAGAACCGCGTTTGTATTCATGAAGGCACATAGCGCTCTTAAAAAGCAGATTCCACAAAAACTGGTTATTCTGGCAGATAAGAACGCATGTAGCTGCTCTGTATGTGGAAACATCATAAATGATTGCCTTGCTTCCTATTGTTCAAAATGCGGACAGAAGATTGACTGGGAGGATTGTTAAATGTCTATTGCAAAAAGCGATGAAATCAAAAACCTTTTGTTTAGCAATAATCAATTGATGGTTACGACAGCATATCCACATACCTATTGCCGTGCAGTACCCCTACAAACGGCATGTGAAATAGTCAACAACATTCTTGAAAACAGAGACATGCATAAAACAATTGCAGAAGAACCAGTCGTCTGCACATCAAATGGAAATGTATATGAATGGTGTTGCCCGACATGCGGCACACGGTATGAATCAGAAGCAGGTGCTTGCGTACACTGTCCGTACTGCGGACAGAAGATAGATTGGAGCGATTATGATTCTGAATGAAATTTTGAAGCTTATGGAATGCTTTCCTGGCAGCAGTATTAGCAGCAAGGGATACTTGCTTTTAAACAAGCAGCGTTCTGGTTTTTCCATAGCTGACATTGAGAGCGAGGAAGATCTTAAATGTAAGTTGCTTGAATACGTGTCAAGGGATGCTTGCAAAACAATGGTTTATCAGCAACACGTAAGGAACGTAAGATTCTGGAATAGAACTCGAAAGAGTATAAACCAGTATCTGCAGACGAATTTTTCTGACGATGACATGCTTGATATATACCAGTACTTAGGCAATGGTATCAGGCACAAGCTCACTAAAGAGTTTGTAGAAGGCGGATATGATCTAAAACTGATAAAGGAGGATTTGAATGGATGAGATTAAGATCGGAACTCCTGTCTATCACGTAGAGGAATACCGATTAAGCAACTATGAATTGAAACAAAAGGGGTTCGAAGGGTTCGACAACTACGGGCTTGAAGTTGTTGAATCGGTTGTCATAGCCGTGACAGACACACATTTTGATGCGATAACTAAAAAACGTGATATTGGAAATAACGTGAACAATATACATCATTGGGAGAGATTAGCGCTTGGAAGGGCAGTATTTCTGAGTAAAGAAGAAGCTGCGGAAGAAGCTGATAACCGTGCGCATAATATCCAGTTAGGATATCACTGCTCAAAATTTAGCCAGCGCCCAATGTATAAGAATTGGCTACACTGGCAAGATACAGCTAAGGCAAAGGCACCTAAAAAACAAACAGGTCATAGATCAAACTTTGTCGCGAAAAAAACTACACTTCCAGAGGAGCTTTACATTGCCTGGAGGGATGGAAAGTTAACCGGACCAGAAGGTGCAAAGAAGATAGGTGTTTGCGTCACGACTTTTGAAAGATATGCAAGAGAAGAGCTTGCGAAAAGAGGCGATAGGCATACCGTCAAAACTGGCAATAAAGTGCCACCAAAGCCTTTGCCACCAATGTTTGATGATTGCTTTGAACAATGGAAGCTCGGATTGCTCTCAGGCGAAAAGGCGGCTAGACAATGTGGGATATCACATACAACATTCCGTAAGTATGCAAATATCCGATTAAAAGAGATTGGAGAGCAGAGGAAGGGAATCCAGAGAGGAGTGATTCTTCCACCAAACTTTACAGATGTATATCTGGAATGGGAACAAGGAGATATTGGATACAACGAAGCCGCAAAGAAATGTGGTCTTGAATATTACACATTCAGATACTATGCAGAGAAAAGATACAATGAAAGGATGGACGCAGGAGTGTTCCGGTATTAAAAGAAAGAAGGACCTCAAAGTGAAGAAAAATCAGCAAGTCTTACTGGCTGAAAAGCTAATTGCACCTACGCTTGGTTTTCAACTTGACATGACAGAAAAAGAGAAAAAAGATTTTCTCAAAGCTATGCGAACAATGTTTAAATTGAAGATCAAGCAGGAAATAAGACCAGAGGAAGAGCTTATGTACACCCTTACAAGGCAGAGGGAACTAGGAATGAGAAAGAAAAGAATAAAACTTTAAAGAAAAGAGGTGTTCCATATGGGAAAAGAAGAAGATAAAGAGCCACGCTGCGTATTGACTTTGCCGTTATATCCAGAGCCTTGGCAGGCGGATATCATTGAGAAAAGGTTTCGCATTATGGAACACATCGAAAATTCTTTAACAGCTCTGGAACTTCGAAAGCTAAAAAATGTGGAAAGAACTAAGAAATATAGAGAGGTAATGTCTGCGATAAAAGAAGAAAAAGATGATAAAAAACGTAACAAACTATGGAAAGAAAGAAATAAGCTACTGAAAGATGCTGGAATTAGCCAGTTTGATTTTATCAAGGATATATCATCGTTGCAGAAACATTTCGCCTCACATATAGCTCAGAAAGTAGGAGCAGCCGCAGCTCGATCTCATGTCTGGAGTGCTTTTGATAAAGTCGTTTTTGGGAAAGGACAAAGGATTCATTTTCATAAAAAAGGAGATTTGAAAAGCATTACATCTGGATACTTTGGCGTATCTATGGCTGTTAAAAATGGATACTTTATTTGGAGTGGAGGAACTAAGGATGAAAAAGATAGAAAAGTTAACCCAATAACAATAAGCATAAAGATAAAGCAACCTGAAACTTATTATGAAAAGGAAATGTTACAGAAACAAATTAAGTATGTAACTATAGTTCGCAAGTGGATTAAAAACAGATATAAATATTACCTACAATTTATGCTTGTCGGAAATCCGGTAGCAAAGCCAAGAATAATCGCAAATGGCAAAAGAGTTGGGATTGATATTGGAACCAGTTCTGCTGCAATAGTTTCTGGTAAAGAAATAAAATTGGTTGAACTTGCAGATCGTATTCAAAATAACTACGATAAAGAAATTCAGCTACAAAGGAGCATGGATCGTAGCCGCAGGGCGATGAATCCTCAGAATTTCAATAAAGATGGAACAATTAAACGAGGAATCAGGCTTATATGGGCAGAATCCAAGCACTATAAAGAAATAAAAGGGCAGGTTAGAGAGCTTGAGCGCAAGAATACAGATATTAGAAAATATCAGCACACATGCCTTGCAAACTCTGTACTGTCACTTGGAACAGAGGTTTACATAGAGCAAATGAGCTTTAAGGGGCTTCAAAGAAAGGTAAAGGAAACTAAGTATGACAAAAGCGGCAAACCAAAGCGTAAAAAGCGTTTTGGAAAGTCGATAGCAAATAGAGCACCAGCAACGTTTGTGATGATTTTAGAAAAGAAACTTTCTGGAATTGCAGGTGAAGAATTGCGCAAGGTAAATACATTCACTTTCAAAGCAAGTCAGTATGACCACACAAACAACACTTATCAGAAGAAATTGCTGAGACATAGGTGGGCTAAACTGTCTAACGGTGACAAAATTCAGCGAGATTTGTATTCAGCATTTCTTTTAATGAATAGCGATACCGATGTGCAGCATACAGACCAGAATAAATGCAAACGTAGCTACAAGAAATTTAAGATACAGCATGATGAGTTAATAAAAGCTATGCAGGAATCCGGTAAACGCTATCCTAAGAGCTTTGGAATTAACTAGCACCGATATCGCCCATACATAAAACAGCGGCACATCGGCGCAATATTCAGAGGGGTCAGGCATACCCCAACTTGCCGATAACCAGTCTTATTCAATAAGATAGGTGGCAAGAAATCCTATTTGGAACTAAATTCAGTGCTATTACGCTGTCAAAACCGTGATGGAGAAGGTTTATAAGTACAAATAGGCTACCACATTAAATATAGGCAACAAAATTGAACAAAATCGCTGTTGTGGTTTACATATGTGCGTAAGTTGCCAGTTGAGTGGTAAGGCGATTGTGCACATGATTCATGTTGAGGTTTACATGTGTGTGTAAGTTGCCAGAATCTTTTTTTAAGTAATAGCTTGATAGTCTAGGTGTTGAGGTTTACATGTGTGTGTAAGTTGCCAGGGAATTGTTCACACAATAGCATACAATTTACAAGGTTGTGGTTTACATGTGTGCGTAAGTTGCCAGAGAGATCACGCTGAAAAGCGTATCAAATAAATTTAGGAGGTTCGGTATGAACAAAGTAATTTTAATTGGAAGATTAACCAAAGACCCAGAAGTGCGTTATACACAGGGTCAAGAGACAATGGCGGTAGCCAGATATACGCTGGCTGTAGACAGAAACCGCAAGCAGGATAACGGCCAGAATGCAGACTTCATCAACTGCATTAGCTTTAAAAAAAATGCAGAGTTTGCTGAGAAATTTCTGCACAAAGGAACAAAGATTGCTGTTACTGGACGCATCCAGACAGGTAGCTACACAAATAAGGATGGACAGAAGGTGTACACAACGGATGTAGTTGTGGATGAGCAGGAGTTCGTGGAAAGCAAGAAGAATACGCAGCCAGCTCCAGAACCAGCACCTGCAGGTGGATATGAAGGTTTTATGAATATTCCAGATAATGTGGAAGACGAAGGACTACCGTTTAACTAAAAAAGAAGGGAGAGGTTTGAGATGATTATTGTAAGACAGGATAGAAACGCCTTTTACAACTGGGACAATGTAATTGACATTTACATTAACGGACTTTCAAGAACAGAAATATTATTAAAACACGTTAAAGGCTCAAACGAGTCGACTGATTACCCAATTGGCAAATATAAGAACGCAGAAAATGCCAAGGCTGCATTCGAGAAACTTATAGAGAACATTTCAAAAGAGATTCCACTTGTTGTTGTGCGAACCGATGAAGAAATTGAGAAAAGCATTCACCAGGAGGACGGAAATAGCAATTGAAGAAATATTTGAAAGAAATTAAAGAAGAAGCTGCACTTTGTCAAAAGTACATAGATGAGTGCGATATATTCGCATCCAAAAGTGAACACGAAAAGCTTGCCTTGAAGATTGCTTCTGACTGCGAGCAGACATTATCGGCACTTGCGGATGAAATCAAGAAAAATGATTGGATTTCAGTCGAAGAAGCAATGCCAGAAGAACACGACAGTATATTCGCAAAGTTCAAAGGGACTGACAAGTGGAGCAATTCGTTTTGGGAAAAAAATTCAAATACCGTTTTAGTGGTACTAGTCAATAACCTTGATGAAGATAATTTTGTAGTTGGAACAGGCAAAACAATTAACGGTGAGTGGACGACAGAATCAATGCTGCTTAAAGACAGAGCGCATGTTGTTTACTGGATGCCGTTTCCAAAATTTGAACCGAAGGAGGTTAAGGATGAATAAGAATGATTTATTAAAAAAATTTGGTGAATTAACGGAGGTATAAAAATGTCAATAGTATCAAGCTACGGATTAAAGGATAAGAAGTGCATTTCGGTAAATATTTATAGCACTGACGCAGCTGTAATTCTTCGTGACTTCCTTATCAGGGTGGCTAGGAGCAGGTTGGAAAAAGGAAAATTCAGCGAAGCAGAAGTGGCACTCCACGATGCAAACGAGCTTACAGCAGCCATGGAAGAAGCCTTTGAGGAAGAATCCAATGGATAAAGAAGGATGCTGCAGACCTAAAGTATGGCGCCAGTATATATTTGGCGATCAATGTTGGATAAGCTGCTTACCGCAGCAAAAGTGGCAGTTTAAGCGCGAGGAAGGAGGGGGAGTTACCATTTTTAGTGAAAAACGGCACATTTTGTTCCGAGTCGCAGCAGAAGATTTTGAGCAGCAGTGGAAGGAGGTGTAAACAATGAATAAGCGGCAGAGAAAGAAACAGTTCAAGAAGATTCACGGCATGAACCCAAGGGATTATTTCATGAAAAGTGAAAATGCTCCGAATGCAGTTATACTTTTTATTAATTCGAGTAAAATGATCAGATGGTTATGCAAAATGGATGGCGAAACTTGGGAAATTTGTAGAGAGTGGTGGGGACAGTCAAATGAATAAAAGACAGAGAAAGAAGCAGTTTAAGAAACTTTATGGCATGAATCCAAAGCAGTATCAGCAGGCTATGCAACTGACATCGCTTGAAGAACCATTGAAAAAAATTATGGATTCGGAAACAACTACACTTACAGATTTGGAGAGTTGTCTTGAGAGAATCAAAGAAGGACTGCAAAAATCAGTTTCTGCTTTAGGAAAGTTGAGTTGTGAAGCATTCTGCTTTTGCTTAGAAGAACTTGGAAGGGAGCTGAAAAAACGAAGACAAAAATGAAGTTTGAACGAACTAAAAGCATGACCTACTATTATTGCCCGATTTGTATGCTGAACTCCACAAATAAAGCAGAAATAGAAAAACATTTCCGTGAAGGACATCAAGTAAAAGTAAAAAAAATACATACATTGCAATATTTGCGGAGAAGGTTGGGATGTACAGGCATTTGGAGAAGAGGGCGCCAGAAAGCGAGCAGAGCAATGCTGCCAAAGCCATATTGATAATGGGAAAGCAGATCAGGAAGCCAGCATAAGCTATTTTTATTCACATGGTCGGTTTGGCTATGTAAAAAGTGTGAAAGGAGGAGAGAGTGTGGAAAATAATCATATCAAGAAAATAGAGGTTGTTGATGAATGAATACAAGAACATTGCAAAGGCAAAAGCCATAGAGCAGGAGAACAAGAAGCGACTGTTGAAAATCAACCCACAGCTGAACGATGAAAGCGGAATCTATATTTTAACTAGAAAGGATGAGAATGGCTTCCGGTTTGCGTATATCGGGCAAGCCGTGCACATACTTAGCAGATTGGCGAGTCATATGGCTGGCTATAAACAGCACATAGACCTGAGCCTAAAAAAGCACAAACTGTATTCAGAGGGCAATCCTTATGGATGGAAGGTTGAACACATGAACGTTCCTCTTGATCAGCTTGACGAACAGGAAAAGTATTACATCAGATTTTATGCAGAAAACGGCTATCAGCTTCGGAATGTTAGCTTGGGCGGACAAGGTGGAAACCGTTCAAGCGGAACTATAGGAGACAGAAAGCAGCCTAGAACCTATTCAGAGGGCATACAGCAAGGCAAGAAGTCGCTAGCTAAGGAATTATCATCTATTGCTGAGAAACACCTTACAATTGCTGTCAAGCCCGAAAAACAGGGCAACAAAGTTTCAGAGCGTCAGAGAGATAAGTTTATGGAGCTTATCAGCGTTGAGAACTACGAGGAAGGAGATATGATCAATGGATAATTTTGATATTTTTAGAGCAAGAATGCAGAAACATTTTGAAGATGAAATGAAAGACTGCAAACAACTATACATCGTAAATGTGGACAAGGATGAAATGTGGAATTTATATTTGGACAGTTTTGGACCTGGTACAAACATTTTGTTCAGAAAGCGCCGAGAGTATGATTGCAGTTGCTGCAGACATTTTGTCAAGAGCATTGGCGCTGCTGTAACTATTAAGGACGGTACAATTCATACAATTTGGGGATTTGATGCCGGCAGTGAAGAGTTCCAGAAAGTGTGTGATGCTTTAGATTCTTTTGTAAAAGGGAATGCAATTTCTGACATTTTTGTTAGTAAATTCAAAAGAGTTGGAACTGACAATGATTTTGAAGAGATCAATGGAAGATCTCATAAGTGGACTCACATGGTTTTGGATTTGCCAGATAGCTGGGTAAATCGGAGTTGCAAAACTAACGAGAGCATTCAGGGCGAATACAGGGACACCAAGAACGTATTCAAGCGCTCACTTGATGAAATTAGTATGGAGGCTGTTGATACAGTACTTGAGCTGATCAATTCGAACACGCTGTATAAGGGTGAAGAGTGGAAGGCTCAGTTAATTGAGTTCAAGAAATATAAGAGGATATATGAAAAACTGTCTAATTCCCAGAAAGATCTTTTTGCATGGGAAAAATCAGCAGAAGCAGGTCCAGTAATTGGCAGAATTAGAAATCATTCCATTGGAACCTTACTTGTCAATATTAGCGAGGGAATGGATCTTGATCAGGCTGTTCGAAAATATGAAGTAATTGTAGCTCCAGCAAATTACAAAAGAGTAAAAGCAATTTTTACGAAAAAGATGTTGGAAGATGCAAAGAAGACAATCGCGGAATTGGGATATATGGATGCTCTTCAACGTCGCTTTGCCAATCTTGATGATATTACAGTCAATAATATCCTGTTTTCAAACAAAGATGCTGCAAAAAGAATCGTCGGAGCAGATGACATCTTTGGTCAGATGGAGAAGGAGGTAGTGGTAAATCCAAAGAAGTTCTCTAAAGTTGAAGAGATTTCAGCACAGGATTTCATTGACAAGGTGCTTCCTGCAGCTAAGGAAGTTGAAGCTTTTGTTGAAAATAAACATGCTTCTAATTTTGTCTCTTTAATCGCCCCAATAAATAAGGACGCAAAGTCAATGTTTAAGTGGAACAATCCTTTAAGTTGGGCTTATAGCGGAAATATCACTGATTCCGATATCCGCAAGAATGTAAAGGATGCCGGAGGAAAGGTTGATGGAGTGCTTCGATTCTCTATTCAGTGGAATGATGGTCAAGACGACAATAGTGATTTGGATGCTCATTGCAAAGAACCAAACGGCAATGAAATCTATTTTGCGGATAAAATTGGTCGAACTGGCGGAAGATTGGATGTTGACATTACAGAACCAATAAGCCAAAGACCAGGAGTTCCATCTGTTGAAAATATTGTTTGGAGTAGTTACAATCGAATGATTCCTGGAACATACAAATTCTATGTTAATCAGTATGCAGCGAGAGGATCAAAAGGTTTTTCTGCGGAGATTGCTTTTGGTGAGGAGACCTATAGTTTTAACTATCCGCATCCGGTTGTAGGAAGAGTAGATGTTGCTGAGGTAACAATGAACAAATATAACGAGTTCACAATCAAGCCGATTCTTCCTACGACATCTGAGACCATTAGCAAAGAAATCTGGGGAGTAAGTACCAATCAATTTGTGCCTGTATCAGTGATTAGCTATAGTCCAAATTATTTTGACGATCAGAACGGAATTGGTCACAGGCATTTGTTCTTCTTCTTAAAGGGATGCAAGAACACGGAAGAGCCAAACGGATACTATAACGAATTCTTAAAGCATGAGCTTGAACCGCACAAGAGAGTATTTGAAGCTTTAGGCGCGAAGTGCCATGTAGAGAATGCAGATGATCAGCTGTCTGGAATTGGCTTCAGTATGACCAAGAGAGCAGAATTGGTTGTTAAAGTCAAGGGTGCGACAGAACGTATTATGAAAATTAAATTTTAAGGAGAAATTATTATGGAAAAGAATTTATTTGAGTTAGCAACAAGATGCAAGTACCGTTTCCCATATCGTGGACAGATAACTATTGAGGATTTATGGGATCTTCGCCTGACTGATTTAGATTCAGTCTTCAAGACCTTGAATGCAGAAGTTAAGAAGGCATCGGAAGAAAGTTTGCTGAAGCTAAAGACAAAAGAAGATGAAGAGCTTTCCAATAAGATTTCAATCGTTCGATACATTGTTTCTGCGAAGCTAGAAGAACAGAAAATCAGGGAAAATGAGAAGGCTAATAAAGAGATGAAGCAGAAGCTGTTGGCTATTAAGGCTAGACGAGAAGAAGCTGCACTGGAGAATTTTTCTGATGAGGAATTGGATAAGATGATTAAAGAATTATAAAAAGCACCGTGGGGGTTGGCTGCTGTAGCAGCTAACTTCCTTGAAATAAGTATCTAAGTGATGCAGGAGGTGAGGAAATGAAGGCACTTACGTTAAATGAGCTACGGCAAATGGTCGGTCAGCCAGTCTGGTGTCCAAAGGAAAATGCATATGGAATAATAACGTGCGATAAATACGGAAAATGGGCTGAAATCCCATTTTTGTACGGAGTATGTAAATACGAAGAATCAGCAGTTGAATTTAATCACAATATTGTTAGCAGAAAGCTGAAATGCTTCAAAATTGAAGATAAGAAAGAAATTCCAATGAAACTATTGTCAAAAGTAGATGATTGTGGAAATAAAAAAATGGTATGCCCGAACTGCCAGAGGGCAGAGATATTTACGGCATCAGCAAAAATATATCCGTACTGCCCTTGGTGCGGACAAAAGCTAGAAGGAGAGGATGTATGAAGATCTGGACAGAAAAAAAACTTATTGAAGAAGGCTACGATATCCGAAACGCACAAATCAAAGGTGCGGAGCTGACAATGGAAAATCACGGTTGCATATCGTTTGATGTCGTTGTTGAAGGTGCAGGTTGGGGATGCGTTTTTGGCGGATATAGTCTCGGACACGGTTATCTGGGGGCGAAAGAATTTAGTGGCTATGGTCCGGGAATGGAATCCATTGCTAGAATAATGGATACAGTCGGAGTTACAAAGTTGAGTGATTTAGAGGGAAGATATATACGAACCGCAGTAACTGGAGATAGAAGATTAAAAATTATTGGAAATATAATCAATGATAAGTGGTTTGATATCAAATCATTCTTCGAGGATGCACAAGAAAATGATAATAAGGTATCAGAAGGGAGCAATAAATGAGTATTAAGCATATTATCTTATGCATCGAATTTGTATTTCTTGCAGTTCAAATCATAATGGCTAGAGCTGCATACAAATCTCCGTTAAAGTACGGAAAAACTGCTGAAATCGTGAATATTTTAGCACTTATCGTTATACTGCTGTGTAACATAGCAATCATAGTTTTAAATATTATGGGGTGAGGTGGCACGAATGTTCAAAATAATGAGCCGAAACAAATACGACAGCCTAATCAGGGAGAATGCAGAGCTTAAAAATGCAAATGCAAATCTTGAAGATAAACTGGATCAGCTTAAAGCAGAAAAAACTGTAAATAGCAAGTATAAATGCGGAGAATATTGTCGCGCTTGTGAGAATGGATACGAGATACCGAGCTATACCATAGATCGTGCTTACGTATGCTTGCTGAATACAGAATGCGAATCCTTTGTAAAACGTAAAGAATGAGAGGAGTTGAATATTATGCAGATAATTAAGAGTGTTTTATGTGTGGTTATGCTTTTAGCTATGCTTCTGCACTACATAGGACCCAAAAGGACTAGAGCATCATTTGGAGCATTGTGGATTATCTCACTGATACTTTTGTGGGTTTTGATTCTTTTATAACGTTATGAGGTAAAAATGAAATTTATTGATTTTTTCGCAGGAATCGGAGGATTCCGCAGAGGAATGGAATTGGCAGGACATGAATGCGTTGGATTCTGTGAGTTCGACAAGTTTGCGACTGCAAGTTACACATCCATGCATTTACTCACCAAAGAGCAAAGAGAGTTCCTGGACAAAATGCCACTGAAACAACGACAAAAAGAAATATTGAAGGAGGAATACAGAAATGGAGAGTGGTATGCAAATGACATTAGAAGAGTGTATGCCGGAGACATTCCAAAAGCAGACTGTTGGTGCTTCGGATTCCCTTGCTTCGTTCGAGGAACTTATATTCTTACAGAAAAAGGATATATACCAATTGAAAACGTATCTGTCGGAGATAGAGTGCTTACTCACAAGGGAAGATGGAAAACAGTTACCTCAGTTATGCAGAGAGACAACGCAAGAATCTGGAATGTCAACGGATTTGGCATCTTGCCAACTGGCACAACAGCAGAGCACCCGTATTATGTCACTCGCGTATCCGAACCAATTGAGTTCAAACCAGTCAAGGGACTCAATGATAGCTATTACTCCACAATGGTGTTGCCTGATGAAGAACCAAACAAATACAGTAAAGAGATCTGGTGGATTATCGGATGCTATATTGCTGATGGGTGGAGAGTTCGCAGACAAGATAGACCGCGAGGGGGAAGGATTGTGTTTGCGGTCAGTGATAAAAAACGAGAAGAATTTGAACACCGACTGTCAGAAGCAAACCTACATGGAACTTACACTGAAGAAAGGACTTGCGGGAAGTATCATGTGTGCAATAACCAACTATACGAATACCTTGGTATATTCGGGGAATATGCATATGGAAAACGAATACCAAGAGAAGCACTGTGTTTGCCACGAGAAAAGGCCGAATACTTTTATAACGGATACATGTCAGGAGATGGTAGAAATGACAAAGAAGAAGCAACATCAACCAGTGCAGCAGTCATTCTTGGTATGTGCATTATTGCACAGCGATTGGGAAAACCTGTGCCAGCTGTCTATTATACTAAAAGAGATTCAAAGTGCAGTATTGAAGGAAGGGAATGCAAGCAAAGAGACACCTACACTTTTAGAATCTCTAACAAATCGGTTAAAGGATATTATCGTGGAAGATATGTTTGCAGAAAATTATATCAGCCAACAGAATCTGATCAATACGAAACAGTATATAACCTTAGCGTTGAAGAAGATGAATCTTACATTGCAAACGGGGCAATCGTCCACAACTGTCAAGACATCTCCGTTGCAGGAAAACAGCTTGGATTTCAAGGAAACCGTTCAAGCTTGTTTTTCAGAGTTATGTACCTTATCGGACAACTCGAAGAAGAAAATAAACCCACTTACCTTTTCATTGAGAACGTTAAGAATTTGCTTAGCGTTAATGGAGGATGGGATTTCGCCAGATTGCTTATTGAAATGGACAGGGGGGGTACGATGCGGAATGGCAAGTGCTCAACTCTAAGGACTTCGGAGTTCCACAAAACAGAGAAAGGTGCTTCATTATCGGACATCTTAGAGGACGAAGTGCCGCAGAAATATTTCCTATCAAGGGAACAAACGGAGAAAATAGTGTTTCAATAATTGGTCATCGAGACGGATTCAGAAGGAACACACAAGTTTTTGATCAAGAAGGAATTACCAAGGCGTTAGATACAGGACAGGGAGGGGAAAGAGGACACCATGTTGCTTTGCCTTGCTTTGTAGATTTGAGTTATCAGGGGATAGAATTAACAGAAAAAGCAAGATGTTTGCAAGCTAGATACAATAAAGGCGTTTCAAACCACAAAGCCGAGACAAGCGGTATTGCAATTCCGGTTCTCACCCCAGATCGCACAGAAAAGCGCCAGAACGGAAGACGCTTTAAAGAGAATGGCGAACCAATGTTTACTTTAACTTCACAAGATAGACATGGAGTTGCCACAGGTATAAGCCCTATTGGTGGAGTTTATACTGGAGTTTCGCCAGAGTTCTATCGTGGAGTATATGAAGGCTGCTTTAGGTGCTTAAAAGCATCCACACATGATAGTGGTGTTGCCCTAAAACTTCAAAACATTCCAGCAAGCAGGGAACATGTCTTAACCAGACCAGGCATGTTTGTGAAAATTTCTGATGAATTAACCATATATGCTGTCTGGTATGAAAAATATCAGTGCTACATAGCAATCAGAAAATTGACACCGAAAGAGTGTTTTAGATTGCAAGGATGGACAGATGAATATTTTGAAAAGGCAGCATTTGTCAATTCAGACAGTCAGCTATACAAGCAGGCAGGAAATGGTGTCACGGTAAATGTAATAGAAGCAATTGCAAAACGGCTCAAATTCGCATAAGGAGATAGCATGACAAATAGAGAGAAAAATGAAAATAAAATAATGGAAATCCTATTTAAAACAGGAGCACATCCTGCACTAACGAATAAAGGGTTGACTGAGTGCTGCCACAATTGCAAGTCTTGCCTTTATCACATTGAAAAAGAAATCTGCGATAAAGCCTTTGTACATTGGTGTGGAGAAGAAGTACCAGAAATTGATTGGAGCCGCGTACCAATTGATACAAAAGTTTTAGTGAGTGATTCTGAAACTGGGCCTTGGCTCGCAGCCCACTTTGCTAAAACCCTTAATGGCCTTATAGTTGTGTTTAGCTTTGGTAAGACCAGTTGGACAGCTTTAGAAGATAATACTTTTTCTACATATCGTTTTGCTGACATTCCGGATCAAGAAGAAAGGGGAAAATATTTAAAAGATGAATAAGTACAATGAACACGTCAAGGAATCTATTGATTATTTTAACCATGAATTGGAATACATGAAGCACCGAGTTTGTAACTGCGATATGCAGACAAGTTTGAGAGTTGGAAGAGAAAAAACTGCTTACGAAGCAGCAGTAGAATGCTTAAAGAAGCAGCTTCCGCAGCCACCAATTAAAGCAATTCACAAGTCTGTCGTCCATGAAAACAGAGGTGATAAACCGCACACATGGAGAGAAAGCGAGTGCGAGATGTGGGAATGCCCGTGCTGTGGAAACACAGTATGGAGTGGCATAAGTATTGCAAAGAAATCACCATATTGCTCAGACTGCGGACAGAAGATTGACTGGGAGGAGGTCAAATAGGAAACATACGCTGATGATCTGTTTTAGTGTATAAGGAGGAATGAGAAAATGGCTGAACAAATTAAATTTGAGTTGGATTCCGATGAGACATTTGACATTTTGAAGGATATCGGAGAGGCAGAAAACGAGTTGGGAAAGCAGTGTTGGAAAGATGGATTAAAAGTGCAAGCGATTGAGTATTTTAAGCATGAGGCTACATGCGAAATTGCGATTAAAGCAATCAAAAAGCAAATTCCAATGAAGCCAATCAAGATCACAGCAAATGGAGTTTACAAATGCAAATCTTGCAGCTATCTCATTGCGTGCATCCCAAACGCAACAAAATATTGTGATCAGTGTGGACAGAGACTCTACTGGAAGGAGAAATAGACGTGAACACGGAATTAATTGTAGAGTACGAGAACGGAGAGGTACACAAGGAGCAGCCAGAAAATATTATTTTTGCGGATAGCAAAGCATATGTTTTTCTGAGAGCGGAGGCAGAGAATGAAAGTGTATAAAAACCCTTTCGTGAGCTATCCGTGCTATTTTGTAAAAACGGGAGCTGGATGGTCTGCAAGAGGGGAGGCATCGAAGAGCAAAGGATATGATGTGGAACTGCATAATGGGAAATGGACATGCAGAGACGGTTGTTATTATGATGATACAATCAAGCATGAGTTGGTTCTGGTAGGCGAAAATAGAAAGTCCATTCACAGCATCATAAAAGAAGCAGTAATTTGTGCAGTATTAGAGCTTGTAAAGGAGGCCAAATAATATGTATTACATGGATGATGAAGAATATTTCGAGCCGGGTGAGTTTGACGAGAAAATTGAAGAGCTTAAAAACGAGCTTCGAGAATCTGTAAAAAAGGAAGTTAAGGACGAACTTGAAAAGCTGCGTGAGGAAAACAAAAAATTGCAGGGCATCAAGGAAAATTTTGAATCCATAAAGGAAGATTATGAGAGAAAGAAAGCAGAGTACAAAAGCGCAATAAAAAAGGCCGGAACCAAAGCTGGACGAGCTAGGCTGAAAAAGTTAATGGAACAATTTAAGACTGTTATGTGGTCAGCAAATTGGAGCTACAAGTACAAAAAGAAATGTGACAAGTGCGATAAGTATAGAAAAGTCAAAGTGACATTACCATCTGGAAACGTGGTAGACGATGATTGCAAATGTGCAAAACGTAAGAAAACATATCAGCCGAAAGAAAATCTGCTATATATGCTTAGTGATACTAGTGGAGAGATTACGGGCTGGTACAAAGAAGTTGCAGATGGGTATTTCGACACAGTTGGTCGTAGTGCATATGCAATAGTGGATCACAACAAAGATTTCAAAGAATTAGAAGAAAGCTTGTGGCATACATTCTTCACAACAGAAGAAGAATGTCAGGAGTTCTGCGACTACATGAACAGAAAAGAAGAAAATTCTGGATATGATTACGACTTGGCAGGAAAACTAATTAAGGCTAGAGAGGTGTAAAAATATGGTTAATACAATTTTTGATAATCCGTCAGGCATCTTAGCATTGATACACAATTGTGTATTTATAAAAGATGGTGAAGTATGGTACAGGGATTTTGAACGCGAAATTCCACTTATGGAGCTTGCACGGAATCTTAACAAAGCATACGGCGATTCTGAGGCATCAACGATGAATGATGAAGCATTTAGTGACAAAATGTATGACGATTCGCAATTTAAGCTAGAGGAAGATATTGATAGTTTTATTGCCGCTTTTTACATGGCACTTATTGGAATGGCAGAAAACCGAGAACGCTTAAAGATATACGAAACAACAGGATTGCCAACAACGGCGTATCCAGAAGTACTACAGGAATGTATTGATACTTACGGAGCAGATAAACAAATCGACCAGACGATTGAAGAAATGAGCGAGCTGACAAAAGCACTACTTAAACATCGCCGCAAGGCAATTCAGTTGGAGGGTGGAAATGTAAATCCAACGCCTGACACAGACCTGGTAAAAGCCAGAACAGATATCCTTGAGGAAACCGCTGATGTTATTATAATGTTAACCCAAATCATTATGATTTTTGGTGGCAGAGATTTTGTTGAAAGAATAATAGAATCAAAGGTTGACCGCCAGAAAAAGCGCTTGAGAAAGGAGACAGATGGTCAGGATTATTGAAGCAGAAAACGTAATAACTTGCCCTGAATGCAATGCAAATCTAAGTTACGGAGAAGCTGATGTGTTTTTTAACAAACTAGTCTCCTGTGAACACAAAAGTTACTACAATAAATGCGTAATGTGCCCCTGTTGCAAAAATAAAATTGTTGTTGCAGATGGCGCAGTATTTGTTGAGCCGACAGACGTAAATGGCGTCCCGATAGACACAGATGGTATCTTAATATACACAGATGATGTACTGATTACAGATATAAGAAGAAAGGAATAACGAATGCCCGGTAAACCGGGTTGATGCGCAGTGATCCGTGGTGGCGTATCAGAAAATTTAAACACCGTGGCTGAAAAGGTGTGCAGTGGAAACGCTGCACACGCAATTGATAGCAAACGAATTATGATCCACGATACATGCATTTGTAGCGTGGTGTTATGCAAAAATACAAAGTGTGCTGGTTATCAGCAGGAATCTCTAGCTTTGTTGCTGGATATTTAGAAAAGGATGTTGACGAATGGATATATATAGATATCGCTGATCAGCACCCAGACAGTCTGAGATTTATACACGATGTAGAAAAAATCATTGGAAAGAAAGTAACAATTTTAAAATCTTCCGAGTTTAACTGCGTGGAAGATGTGGTCAGAAAATACAGATTCATCAGTTCTCCTCATGGAGCGGCATGTACAGGAATGTTGAAGAAAGCGGTTAGAAAGAAGTGGGAAAACGAACATTTGCAATATCATTTGACTTATGTGTGGGGCATGGATGCAAGTGAAACACATAGAGCAGAGAGCATAGTGGCAAATTTTCCAGAATTTGATCATAGTTTTCCACTAATCGAAGGAGGATTGTCGAAGCAAGATTGCCACGCTTTTGCTGATCGCTTGGGCATAAAGCGCCCTGTAATGTACGATATGGGCTATAATAATAACAACTGTATTGGCTGTGTAAAAGGCGGCATGGGCTATTGGAACAAGATTAGAAAAGATTTCCCAGAGGTGTTTGCAGCGCGTGCGAAACTTGAACGAGACATTGGACACAGTTGTATCAATGGCGTATTCCTTGACGAATTAGACCCAAATAGAGGAAGAATGAGCGATGAAATAATGCAGGATTGCGGAATCATGTGTTATCTGGCATTTAACGAATCAGAAAGGAATGATGAGAATGACAAAGAAAGAATTGATAGCAAAAGTCAAAAGCAAGCCGTATGAAGAAAACGTAATAAATACGATTAAAGCATTGCACGGACTAGGCTATGAAGAAGTGGCAAGAACCATGCAGGAATTATACGATGACACAAAGGCACTTACCGTTACTGCAAAGGCATCTGGAAAGTATTCAGATGATCCAGAACTTGATGAGGCATTAAGTGACTACGCCTCAATGAGAACAAAGATAAAGAAACCACTGACTTCAAAAGCTCTTGAAAGAGCGATGATCAAGCTTGAATCCCTATCTCATGGAGACAAGGATTTAAAGATTCAGTTACTTAATCAGTCCACTGATAACTGTTGGATAGGCATTTTCCCGTTAAGGGAAGAGAGAACATCTGAAAGAAAGTTGCAAAATCCACAGCGTTCACAACTCGATGCAATTCTGGGAAGTATTACGGATGACTAAAAACGAGGCTAAGAAGTTAATGGCGGTAATGACTGTATCATATCCAAACTACAAAATTGCAGATATAGAGCTTACTGCCACTACATGGGCAAATATGCTATCTGGCTATACTTACGAGCAGGTTAGTGCAGCACTCAAAGCATACATACTTTCGGAAAATACAGGCTTTCCGCCGTCAATCGGTCAAATTAACGAAAAGTTAGTCGCTTTGAGTCAAGCAGACACGCCTACGCCGTTGGAAGCATGGTCTTTGGTTCGGATAGCTGTCAGAAACAGCACATATCATGCTGATGACGAGTTTGCCAAACTTCCACCAATTATCCAGTCAACAGTTGGAAACGCAAGGAATCTGGAAGAATGGGCGAAGGGACAAGCAACTCAGTTTGAGACAGTTATTCACAGTAATTTTTTAAGATCATACTCCGCAGAGATTGCGAAGCAAAAAGAATGTCAGAAGTTGCAGGGAAAGGTTTCAATTGCATCCGAGCAACCAGAGTATTTGCCGGAACTAAATATATAAGCAAAGCACAGTTTTATAGACTATTTTAAATTATAATAAGCTTTAATACATTAAAATAGTCTACTACCTAGAAGGAGGCTTTATGACACGAGCACAAAGGAGACGGGCTGAAAGAGAAGCAAAAAAAGGAAACAAAGTCGTAGAACAGCGAATCACAGGTGCGGAAGAAAGCATAAGAATCGCTTTGTTAAAAGAAAATATTGCACGAGACGTTGATCGCAAGCTTTATGACAAATACTACCAAAAAGCAAATAAAGACGCTGTGGACAACATATACAGTATCATATTAACATCATTTGGACTTGCCCTGGCAGATACTTGTCCTAATTAGAAGGCTGAAGCAATTGCAAAACGAATCCAGAAGACAATGGACTATGTTGACAAATTCTCAAAGGAATACAATGGAGACATTGAACGTTTTATGAAAGAGCTTGAAGATAGAACTGGATTCTCATTTGAGATAGATTCTGTAAGCAGAAAGGATGAATAGTATGGATTTTTTAATCGGTTTAATAGCAGGACTATTATTTGGCGGAATTACTGGTGTGCTTGCAGTTGCTTTGTGTACTGCATCAAGCGCAAATGAAACCGATGACGAAAGAAAGAGGGAAAACGATGAGAATTAAGCATTTGAAGTTAGATAATTTTTGCAGTTTTTACAACGGAAAAGCTATAGATACAGATTTATACAATAAGACAGAGGTATCTGGATGTAATGAATCTGGAAAAAGCACAGTTAAGAGGGCTATTTTTTGGGTACTGAATTGCAGGGGTGAGAACGGTGAAGAAATTACTGGAATCAGGCCACACGATAAATCGGGTAACGAGATTAACGATATTGAGGTTACAGTCGAGATGACCGTAGAACTTAACGGTTCCAACAAGACATTTAAGAAGGTTTCTCGTCAGAACTATGATAAAAGGGGCAACTTCACAGGTAATGTTATTGACTATTATATCAATGACATTCCTAAAAAGAAGTGTGACTATGAAGATTTTATTGCAGAAGAATTGGTTCCTGTGGGCGCACTTTCGAACTTAATCAATGCTAAAACACTCTTGTCAAAAAGTGCCGCCGACTGCAGATCAATCTTGGAATCCACCTTTGGAACGTGCTCCAATGCAGAGGTTTGTGAACGTTTTCCGGAGTTCTCCCCTCTTCTCCCACTGCTGGATGATGGCAGTGTTGATGAATTAAAATCAAAATTCAACACCATGTTGAACGGTAGACGCGGAAGGAATGGCACTAAAGGACTACTTGATATTCGCAAAGAATTTCCGAGCCGCATTGATGAGGTAAAAAAGCAGAAAATTGTCGTTGATGAAGCCTTGATAAACAGCCAGATTGCAGACATTGAAAGCGGACTGAAAGATAACCAGAGTAAACAAGCTGATGTGCAGAAGGCATTTGATGAGCAACGTACAATTCAGGCACAAATTTATAAGTTGAAGCAGGAGCAATTAAAGGCCGCTGACGATGCTAATGCCGAAAACAGGAAAAGAATTGCCGATTTAGATGCTCAGATTATGGCAGCAAAGGAAGAACTTTTCCTATCCAACAGTAGTTTAAATGCCAAAGAGCATGAATTGCACCAGATTGACTCCGAGATTCGGGATCTTGAAACTAAGCGTTTGAAACTTTCAAGTGACTGGAAAAGCAATAAAGATATGCAGTTTGATGAAAATTCGCTGATTTGCCCGTATTGTAAGCGTGAGTATCCATCTGATCAGCAGGATGAAATGCGAAAGCATTTTGAAGAATCAAAGGAAGAAAAACTACAGGAAATCACAGACAATGGAATGAAATGCAAAGAAATCATTGATGCTTTGCGCGAAAAGTTCAATGCTGCAGATGCAGAGCTTTCTGCCCTTCGTGAAGAATCCAATAAAAAGTCAAAAGTTGTCGATGATTTAGTTGCACAGAAAAAAGCTATATCCACTGTACCTCCAGCAGAACCAGACGAGGCAGCAAAAGCCAGATCTGCAGAAATCGCAAAGCTTGAAAGCCAGTTAGAAGCAAATACTGCAAATGCAACGTTTGCACAGCTCAAGGCAGAAGAAAATAACCTTCAGCATCAGTTATCTAGTCTAAAAGCAGAGCTTGCAAAAACTGAAATAAATGCCAAGATTGACGCAAGAGTTGCAGAGCTTAACATCGAGCGCCGAAAGAATGAGCAGCTAATTGCAGATACGCAGGCACAACTCGACTTGCTCAAACGCTTCAACATTCGCAAGCACGAGCTTTTAGAAAGCAAGGTAAACGAGTATTTAGAGTACTGTCAAGTGAAATTTTTCAGACAGCTTGTGAATGGCGACCTAGAAGAAACGTGTGATTTCTGTGTAAACGGTGAACCATACGTTAGAAACCTTAATCACGGTGCAAAAATCTTAATCGAGACAGATGTTTGCAAGGCTTTTCAGAAGAAATACGCTACTACCCTTCCTATCATCGTAGATGACTCTGAATCTGTTGATAATTGGAAGATACCGGATATGGATAGGCAGCTTATTATTCTCAAAAGAACTGATTCTAAGGAATTAACAATTAAGGAATCATGATGTGATCCGTGAAATTACACAAACTTACCCAGTCTAAGCTTGATGATTACAAACTTAGAAGTAATTTCACGGACGATGAAGAGATAACATTTGATATGTTATCTAAAGGCAAATCTATCAGCGAAATAGCAACCCGGTTATCTGTGTCGACTAGGACGGTTGATCGCAGGATTGCCGATATAAAATCAAAAATCAACCAACTATAAATAGTCCCCTGGTATTTATGATGCTAGGGGACTATTACAACATTTTTTAACATTATTTTATTGTAAAGAAACGTCACATGTATAACCTTAAAGATATTTTTTATAACTTTTTAGTTCTAACTATTGACTTTTTAGTTCTAACAATGTATCCTATAACTGAGAAAGGAAAAAACATTATTTTACTGTAAAGAAATGTCAAATTAGGTTAAGAATTGTAAAATAATGTAATCACAAAGGAGGTTTCACTATGAAAGTAATATGTATTGCAAACCAAAAAGGTGGCATTGCAAAGACCACAACAGCCACTACACTTGCTTCAATTTTAATGTCACAAGGTAAGAAGGTCTTGCTTGTTGACGCTGATCCGCAGGGCAACAGTACGGACACTTATAGAGCAGTGTCCAAAGATACAGCAACTCTCTACGATGTTATTTTAGATATTGAAGATCCGCTTCCAATTGCGGAAGCTATTCAAAGAACAGAAATAGGCGACATAGTTGCGTCCGATCCAGAACTGAAAACAGCAGATCAAAGATTCCCAAGTGATGGGAATGAGTATTTTAGACTAAAAGACGCTCTTTCTGAATTAACTGGCTATGACTACGTTATTATTGATACAGCTCCGGCTGACAACAAATTACTTAAAAACTGTTTAATTGCTTCTGACAAGGTCATCATTCCTGTCACTGCAGACCGCTATGCCATTCAAGGCCTGTCAGAGTTGAATAGAACCATCAGAGGTGTAGAGAAAAGAAATAATCCTAACCTAGAGGTTGCAGGACTCTTGCTGGTGAAATATAAGAGTCGCCAGCTCCTCGCCCAGGAAGTTAAAGCTTCTTTGGAAGAGATTGCCAAGCAGCTCAACACAAAGGTTTTCTGCACAACTATTCGTGAAAGCATTGCCGTACAAAAGGCACAGGCAACTAGAACAACCCTCATGAATTTTGAACCGAAGTGTAACGCTGCCATTGACTATGTGCAGTTCGCAGAGGAACTAATTAAGGAGTGATTAGAGATGAGAAAGAAAGATAACGCCACTACTACTTCTTTTGATGTGACAGCCGGCATTGATTTTGCAGATACTGGCGAAACTGAAATTCCAAGCATCCAGCCGGTGGGAAAAAAATCAGTTTTTGTCTCCGCTCCGGTTGATCCGAACAGAGTATATACGCCTGGATATAATCCAACTCCGAAGATTGGTCCAAATGGTGGGTATGTAGGACGCAGGGAAGTCCCTGCAGCTGAGCGTAAGATTCAGTTCAGCGTGTCGTGCACAGAATCACAAAAGGCAGCCTTTTCAGAAGCTGCTCGTAAGTCAGGCCGCACCCTAGCAGGATTTGCTTGTTTCGCCATTGAGGAATACATGCGGACACATAGTCTATAATTTTTTTACATTATTTGACATTTAAAAAATGTTTAATAAGGTAAAGAACTAGTTGGCCGTGAAAAAAATCAACTCAGCAAGGCAAATGAAAAATGCTGTACTACCGGCAAAACGGGTGGTACAAGGCAAAACAAATTTTATGCTGACCTAGCGGCGAGACGGGGAGAAATGAGGTTTATTATGAGAGAAGATGCTTTTACTGTAAATGTGTTTGAGGAGTACCGAGATCATGACGAGTACACCAAAACTTGCGACGAGATAATCGCCGTAAGCAAGGCTGCAGAAACGGAGTCCGAGGTTATAGCGGCTCTCGAAAGTGTCAATGTTTTTTTTGATGGGTGGGGTCTCTGCTACGACTATCTATCAAAGAAACTCACGACAGACGCTTGCCGTAAGGCATATATGGAAAGCATAAATAAGAACCTGCCACGAAGGGATTTCCGAATGGATAGAGAAAAGTACCTTCAGAAGGCAGGTTTCGCCTACTGGTTGTGATTGTGACCGAAAGATTATAAAAATCTCAGCAAGGCAAATGAAAAATGTGTCTAACGGGGCGCAGAAAGAGGACTATTAAGGAAGGAGGTATTTTGTGGAACGAGTAAACTTGATACCGTTTTACGCTTGCGCTATCGCGTTTGCACGCCATATACGATTAGATTTAGAAAACGAATATGGCAAGAATGCTGTAGCTTATTATAACGCTGCAAAGCAGAGCGAATATTACAACACTTTATTTTCGGAAGAACTGTCTCTACAAACAGAAGAAGCTTATAAAAAAGCACTCGGAATCGTCGAATATAGCTACACAGAAGATGAACAAGCACAGACTTCTTTGGACATTCTTTTTAAAAAGGGATACAGAAAGCTATACAACATTTTTAAAAGGCTTCCAAAAGACGAACCGCTTCATTTTGATAGTGCAATCGGAGAAATCATTTATGTAAAGCTTGCAAAGTCGGATCATGTTTCAGACGATAATTTTAATGGTAATTTATTTGCAGGCTATTACTTTTCAGATATGTGGCCACAAGAGTTAATACAAGAACGCAAAAAATGCGATGAATTACTTTACTTTATTGCAAACTACGGATATGATCCAGAACGCAGAATACAAAAGGGATTAAAGAAATATGACTGTGCCTTCCAAGAAAGAGCAAAATCATACATCAGTCAGCTTCCAAAAGATTTATTTAAGCAGATCCAGTTAGCGCCAAAAAATGACGAATTTGGATACACTACAGTGTTTGATATTGAATCACTTTCAAGTGTTTCTATTTTTTCTGAATTACAGTTCACACGTGAAGATCTGGAAGCACTAGCAATTGCTTATACGCACGGAAAAAGAGGAGGAGTACGTGAAGATTTCCTGACTTATGCAAAATATACGAGCTATATACTAGCTATGTGTAAGGCATATAAGCAGTCTAAAGAATACTACTTCCAACACAATCGCGAAGACGTGTATATTGAAGCAGAGAGCATTAAAAATGAATTGCTTCAAGCCAAATCTGCATTATCTGAATCTCAGGAACGCAGGATGTCTGAACAAAAAGCTTGTACTGAGCAGGTTCAGTGCTTATCTGATCAGATAAAACTGCTCAAGCAGAAGAATGATGCACTAAAATCCGAACTGCAAAAGGTAGAGGGTGAACGCAGGGAGCTTTATGCTTTACGAGAGCATATGTTTTCACTGAAATCTGATTCGGAAACCGAAATTGTAAATAAGCTATCTAAAGAGCAAATTCAGCAATTAAAAAACATTAGTGGTACAATTGTTGGAGGGCATCCAAACTTGATAAAGAAGCTTAAAACTTATCTTCCGGATTGGCAATATATCAGTGCAGGAAATGTCAGCACTGTGCGCAACGCTGCATTAAAAAAATCTGACTTTGTGTTCTTCGTAACTGCTCACCTGAGCCACAAACTGTATTATGCCATGATTGCACAGGCTCAAGATTGGAATGCAAAAATCGGATATTTGAGCCGTATAAATATAGATTATGCATTGCAAGAAATATATATATTAGTAAATAGCAGTATTTAACCTTATTTGACATTATTTTAAAGTAAAGAACTGTTAAATAAAGTAAAGAACTGCAGAAAGAAGGATATATATGAAGAAAGAATTTAATTTGCTTGACGAAAGCTGGGTGCGTGTATTGCTTCCAGATTATACCATTAAAGAAGTTTCACTCACGGATGTTTTCATTCACAGCCACGAATACATGGATTTGGCAGGTGAAACAGATACTCAAAATGTTGCAATGATACGGCTGCTTCTTGCAATTGCTCATTCTGGATTTGCAAGATTCGACTCAAACGGTGATGAGATTCAGCTTTTGAACAGGGATGAAGCAATCAGCCGTTGGAAAAGCTATTGGAATCTCGGCCATTTCCCAGAAGCGTTTTTAAAATATTTAGAGGAATACAGAGAACGTTTCTGGCTTTTTCAGCCTGATGCTCCATTCTATCAGGCAAACGAAGCTAAAAAAGGAACTGCTTTTGGTGCTGCAAAGTTAAACGGAGAAATTTCTGAAAGCAACAACAAGGTACGAATTTTTGCGACAAGAAGTGGAGAAGCAAAAATGCAACTAACATATGCAGAAGCGGCTAGATGGCTTCTTTTTATCAACGGGTATGATGATGTTTCTGTAAAGCCGAGTAAAGCAGGCTTGCCTTCAATCAGTATTGGATGGTTGGGGCAAAATACTATTGTTTACGCAATCGGGCGAAATCTTTTTGAAACACTTATGATGAACCTAGTTCCTTTACAGAATGGTAATGGAGAATTGTGGCCTAAGCCTTGCCCGATATGGGAATGCTTGCCGCGATCCGATGAGCGCAAAAAGATTGATCCACCTTCTACCCCAGCGGAATTATTCACGCACCAATCGCGCAGGATATTTCTCAAGCGTGAAAATGGGGTCATAACCGGATTTAATGCATTGGGTGGGGAGTTTTTTGATAAAGAACGTGTTGTAGCTGAAACCATGGCGCTTTACATTTTAAACAGTAACAGCGCTAAACCACTTCGCTTATTTAACAATGTTCCATTGTGGCAACTACTCGACAAGATACTTTACAACAATCAAGATACTGTTACATGGTTGCGCTTAATCGGAATTAGCAGCGCAGGCTTTCAAACTTGCGGAATGATGTATGACTCCAAGGCGATGAAATTTGTTGATGAATGTTCAAAAAGATTTACAGCAAATCTCGATCCTAACTTTGCAGATTACATATCTGTTGCCATTGAACTATGCCGCTATATCACAAATGAAATTGGTGTATTATCCTACAATATTCAGATGGCTAGTGGCAAGCAAAATCCAACTGAACTTAAAAAATATGAGTTTTCTAGTGACCTGGATTTGATTTGGGCCAGATTTCTTTCGTCAAATGCCGCTGAATTTAAAATTTTCCAAAAACTAGTTAAGCGGTCTGCATTGAGCTTTTCCAAATCTTTAATTGATAATGCATCCCCAACATCATTTAGAGGTCGAATAGTTACGGTGAATGGCGCAGAAAAGTATTATTGCACACCAAAGGCTTATAATTCTTTTTTGTATTATCTCAACCGATTGATACCAGAGGAATCTAATGACCTTGAGGCTGTAAAAGAACATTTGATTTCTTACAAGGCAGAGCTTAAATCAAAGGAAGAAGGTGATTAAGTGGATTCAGAAAATAAAAACACGTTTTCAACCATCATAAAAACAATAATGTTTAAGAAAGAGATGGACGGCACTCAGCTTGCAAAACTATTAGGATGCTCTCAGTCCAATGTGTCCAAAAAGCTTAGATTAAATAATTTTAGAGAAAGTGATATACGTCAGATATCCGAAGCATTAGGATATGACGTTTCTATCAAGCTTACATCAAAGGACACAGGAGAGGAATTGCAGATGTTGTAATAGTGTATTTTACATTTCTTTACATTATTTAACTTTATTTAACAATATTTGACATTTATTTACAGTAAAATATTCTTTAAAAGAGTTGTCAGTTTATCTGGCAGCTCTTTTTGTCGTTAATATGTCGTATCTCTGTCGTTTTTACATCTTATTTTTATGGCACAATACAGTCAGAATAAGAGGAAGGAAGGTGTGAATGATGTTTCCTGAATCATTTTTAACTAAAATATTTGAAAGACCAGATGTATGTATGATTCCAATGCAGTATCAATCAGCAATGATTCAGGCTATTGGAGAGGTTCTTGACGAGGAAGGAGTGATAATCGACGATGCCGATACCAAATCAGATGTATCAACCGTACAACCAACAGACAATGTATGGCCAATATAATAGTTATTACCCGTATCAATATCAGCAGCCGCGTTATGATCTGCAGCAAAACCAACCACTTTTTAATCAACAGCAAAGCATTCAGCCACAGCAGCAAGCTGGATTGAACGGAAAGGTCGTGCAAGCTGTCGAACAAATTACTGCGAACGATGTACCTATGGACGGCTCAGTTGCCGTATTCCCAAAGCAAGACATGTCAGAGATCTATACAAAATCGTGGAATGCAGATGGAACCATTAGAACGATTGTATATAAGCCGTACACAGCTTCACAGCCAAATGCTGCGAATAGTTCAGCCGACATGTCCAAAATGAAAATGGGGCTATCTGACGAGGCTACAGAGGCATTTATGGCAAGATTTGATAGCCTTGAAAAGAAGTTTGATGAATTGATGCCTAAAATAGCGCCTAAAAGGTCCGGAGGCTTAAAGAAGGAGGCAAATGAGAATGAATAATCCATTTCATCTATTTCAAGCCATGAGGAATCCGCAGCAGTTTTTGCAGCAGATGGCTGGGAACAGCCAAGCTATGAGCAATCCTATTTTAAAAAATGCTATGGATATGGCAAATAAAGGTGATACAAAGGGTGTAGAACAATTAGCTCGCAACCTTTGCAAAGAAAAAGGGATAAATGTTGATGATGCAGTTCGCCAGATAAAAAATCAATTTGGGATGCAATAAAAACATGATACTAATTCTTGCGCAAGATTATGTATATAAAAAATATTACGGAGGTAAATAGTATGTTTAACTCAGGAAACTGTAGTGTACCATTAGTGGCTAGCATTGATGGTAACGGTAACAACAGCGGTGGCTGGGGCAACGACGGTTGGGGATGGATCTGGATCATTTTGATTTTTGCCATTTTCGGCTGGGGTAATGGCTTCGGTGGCTGGGGCAACAACGGTGGCGGCATGGGTTCTACCGCGGCAGCCTACACAGACAGCGCAATTCAGCGTGGTTTTGATCACCAAGCGATTGTTGGAAAGTTAGACGGAATCAACAATGGTATTTGTGATGGATTTTACGCAGTTAACAATAGCATGTTAACCGGATTCAATGGGATCAACACAAACATCATGCAGACTGGATATGGCATTCAGCAGGCTATCAACGCTGATACCGTAGCTAATATGCAAAATACAAATGCTCTGCAGGCACAGTTAGCTAACTGCTGCTGCGAGACACGCGAAGCTATTCAGGGTGTAAATTACAATATGGCAACCAACACTTGCGCATTGCAGAACACTATGAACAACAACACCAGAGATATTATTGACAACCAGAATGCAGGTGTGAGAAGCATCCTTGACTACCTTTGCCAGGACAAGATTGCTACCTTGCAGGCTGAGAACAATGATCTTCGCAGAGCTGCTTCACAGGATCGCCAGAGTGCACTGCTCACCACAGCAATGGCTGCGCAGACCAATCAGATTATTGACGCTGTAAGACCTACTCCAGTACCGTCTTTCCCGGCATCTAATCTCTATGGCTATGCTTACGGATGCGGATGCAATAGTGGTTGCAACTGCTGACAAAATTAAATATCAGTATCTTAACCAAAACGGTTATGTCTGCTAACTAACGCAGTATTACTATCAGCAAAGGGGCAGACTCGAAATAGAGCCTGTCCCTTATTTTAAGGAGGTATCAAAATGGCAGAATATGTTGCAGTCGCAACGCAGGAAGTTGCGGCAAATGAAAATGTAACTTTTACAAACACATCTGTTAAGGGTTCAAACTGCATACAGCACCGTGAAGGCAGTGGAATCATTACTCTTAGAGGTCTTACGAATCAGTGCCAGGCACGTTTTTTTGTAGGCTTCTCTGCAAATATAGCTCTTCCAGCCGGGGGAACTGTGGCTCCTATATCATTAGCAATTGCTATCAGTGGTGAGCCAGTGCTTGCTTCCAAAATGATTTCAACACCAGCTGCAGTATCTCAATTCAGTAATGTGTCCTCAGGCATTTTTATCAGTGTTCCACGTGGCTGCTGTGTAAATATTGCAGTTGAGAATACAAGTGGCGTTGCTATTGAAGTTGCTAACGCAAACCTTATAGTGAATAGAGTTGCTTAATTGGAGGTAGACTATGCATAAATGGGCTAAAGAAATTTTAGAGTGTGTCAAAGAAAAAGCCAAAGCTATCGGAATTGACAATTTCGAAGGCCAGAATCTTGATGATTTAAAAGACTGGACTGAAATCGTTAAGAATATTGCTTGCTTTGATAAAGACTATCGCATCGTTGAGGCAATGGATAAGCTGCAAAACGATGATGAAATCATGGAAATGGTTGAGCAATACGGTGATTACCCGTCACGCCGCTATTACGACCGCTACAGATACGCTAACGGCAGATTTGCCCCAAAGGGTAGAGGGACAAGAACCACAGGCAGACGCGGTTATGACGAACCACCTTATTGGCACATGACACCAGAAATGTATTATGAATGGGCTGATATGCCAGAAGAAGAGCGTATGCGTGATCTTGATAGACTCCGCTTTGGGCGCATGTACTACTCTGACCCACGTAGAGGCTCCCAAATGCCGTCAGATGGTAGAAGTGTAGAAGATATGGGAATGAAGTCAGAAAGCCGATATGACCGTGCTAGAAGGTCATACAGTGAGACTAAGGACATGCACAAAGCTAACACCAAAGAAGACAATGACGCAAACATGCGAGGGCTTGAGTCCTTGCTGACCGTCATTGACGAAGATCTTAAAGAGATCATGCCAGGGCTTTCAGCTTCCGAAAAAACTATGATGAAAACCAAAATGACAAACTGGGTGCAGCGTATATAATAAATGGTACAGCCGGGAGCAAATGCTCCCGGTTTTATTTCAATTGCGCACTTGTTATAAATGTGCTATAATGGGGGTATCAAATGTTTTTTACAGTAAATAACAACACTTGGCAAGTTTGCTTTGTCAATCCTGGCGATCCGCAGTTGCAGCGCAGTGACGGAACATATACGCTCGGCGTAACCGACAACAATTTAAAGACCGTCTTTATGTGTAATGATCTGTCAAGCCAGATGATTGATAAAGTGCTGTGCCACGAATTGACACACGTTCACGCAATGGAATACGGATACTCTATCCCAATTGAAACAGAGGAAATTGTCGCAGACTTTATAAGTCTTTTTGGCAGGAGTATAGTAACTGTTGCAGATGAACTTATATATCAACTTTTAGGAAACAATACAATTAGGTACTGTGCATAAAATAAAGATCACAGTACACGCACGACTTTAGGCAATGTGCCAGAAAGGAAGGCAGATGTACACAAAGATTCACACGCAAAAAGACGTTCTCCGTGAGCGATATCTTTATCAATCCGAACTTACTCCACTGGGATTTCCAAAACTGCTTCCAGTACATGCTGCTCTGAGTGGGCTTAATGCAGTATCATTTTGTGAGGCGGTGAAAGAAAAAAATCCGAAGAAGGCGCTTTGCCACTTTTTTATTGATGATGCACGGTTCGAGCCATTATGGAATCAGCCGCAAAAGTATCTTCCGATGCTTGAAAACTTCAAATATGTCTGTGCTCCAGACTTCTCATTCTACGATTCTATGCCAAAGGTCGTGCAGCTGCATCAAGTGTACAGGAGCCGTGCCCTGGCATGGTGGCTCTTTATGAATGGATGCGACGTCATCCCGACTGTAGGTTGGGGAAATGCAGAGACGTTTGATTTTTGCTTTGAAGGGCTGCCAGAAGAGAGTACGCTGGCAATCAGTACAAACGGCTGCTTTACCGATCAAGGCAAGGAGTGTTATCGACAGGGCTTCAAGGAAATGTGTTCCCGGCTCCATCCTGCAGAAATTTTAGTCGTTGGCCGCCCCATTGATGTGGACACAGACGTAAAAATCACGTATCGAGAATCATTCGGACAACAGCTTACAAGAAAGTTGAGGGGATGACATGGGCAGTAGAAGTGGAAAGAAGCACGAAATCAGCATAACAACCTATGTCGGCAGTTTGAAGCGCATCAGAACAGAGGAAACTGTCGGGAACATCACAGTCATAAGAACCGAATACAAACAGCAGAAGCAGAAGAAGCGCCGTAAGAAAAGCCGATAGATTTTGACATTATTTTACAGTAAAATAATGTATAATAATGTAAAGTAATGTAAAATACTGTCAAGAACTGTAAAATAATAGGGATAGATTTGATTCTATCCCTACTTTTTATTATGGTTTTTTTCTATGTCTCTTTCCGATTTCTTTTAGCTCATCTTCCCATCCCTGATGACTCTTTATGTATTCACCAAAGAGTTTTTTTTCAGCCTCTTTGCGTGCCGATGCTGCCTCTTCCAGACTAGCATATACTCCCAAATGATATTGTTTATGTCTAAATGTTATATATGCTCTATAGCTTCCGTCTTTTTGAAGCGAAACCCCGTTTACTTTTGTACTAGAATTTTTGTTGACAGTTCCATTTTCTCTTGATCTAATGCTTGGCAAGCAAGAACCATCCACATAGCAGCTTTTCTGTATTTCTTTCAAAAAGTCCCCATTATTACGGTTACAATTTACGCACATATAATTTTTTTTCAATCTGGACAACTTGGTTTCTGTTTCTTTTCCACAAACTGGGCATATAGCTTTGCAATAAAAAACATTCTCCCCCTTTTTCTTAAAAATACTTACAATTCTAAATCCATTGATACTAGTTCCGACTTTTTTCTGTGCAATTCTCAAGTTGGTTTCGGATATTTTTTTAGAGGTAGTTTTTACATGCTCCTTATTGCACCCACAAGATTTAGATTTACCTGCTAATAGCATACGACTATATACGTTTCTAACTGTCCCACAGTCACATTTGCATAGAACTGAATACGGTCTACTTGATTCACCAATCACCTTCCACATTCCGAAACGATCACCAGTCTTAACCGAAGATTCTTTTCGCCTGGCTTTTAAGTATTCCTTATTGCATCCACAAGATTTAGAATCACCAGCGCAAAGAGATCTGTTGCTTACATCTCTAATCGTACCGCAAGTACATCTACACTTTGAGTAATAGGGCTTGCTGCCTTGCCCTATTACTTCCCATTGCCCAAATACATCGCCTATCTGAATATTATATTTACCAATCATTCATCTTCACCCCCTCTCAAAATTCTTACATTCTCAAGCATTTATTTACAGTCAGGAGTTATTTGACACGTCTTACTTTCTTTAAGTATGTTTTTTATATACCTTTCCACTACTTTCTCTTCATCTGCTGTTAAATCAATTTCTTTAACAGATTTTAAATTGTCACGCATTACTTGATTTGCCCATTGTGGTCCCTCAAAGCACAGACATTGAAGCGTATGCAGTATTTTTTGCGACGCTATGTAACCAGGTGCAAGGGCCGGCATTCCTTTCAACATAATACTACGAGATGACGCAATAAAAAGTTTTGCCCCATCACCTGCAAATCTAATACCCTTCGGATAAGTCGCAGGAATAAAATCGTTATTTCCTGTAATACTACACATTCCATTCGGTTCCAAACTGTGAAGATAATAGTCTTTCCATTGCTTGTTTTGCCCGTCTCCTGATCGAAGAAGATTTAGGCAATATTTTTCATATTCCCCACTAAAACTTGCTCTTATCAATTCTTCCTGCGGAGCCATCACAAAACAAACCACAGTTTTTTCTTCTGGATAAGGAATCTTTTTTAGAAATCCTTGCAAAACATCCCTCATCAATCCTTTTTGAACAAATCTGTATACTGATTTTGCCAATTTGTCATCTACTTCAGAAATGTAGGCTTCTAATTGTTCCATATATTTATCGTGTTTTTCTTTGTTATAGTCTGCCGACAAATATTGCATATTGTCATGAATCGGATGTGGATTGTTTCCACTTGTTCTTGATTCAGATTCAATGGTGCACGGAATAGTAAAACGGTCTTTACCGTTTAACATCGCCCCTATGTAATTTCCGTTTTCATCGAGCAATACCTTTATATGTGGTAAAATTCTTGTATGGGCTATTGGGATAATATCCTCAACACCCATATTTTCATACACTTTCAGCAAATTTTCCCAATTCATATTTTTCCTTCTTTCTCCTCGCAACCGGTATGGCAGCATCTTTTTATATTCTTTTATAGCAATGGAAATAATGCGCAGCTCTATGTTTTCGTGTTTTTTCTACCCATTCGCGTTCTCGTATTAAATTTACTGCCGTATCGTCGATTACGAAATCGCTTGTGATTGTAGTTTCTCTTCTATATCCGCACCACACTTGGATTTTATAATGGCAGTCGATTTTCGCTAATGTTTTCCACGCTTCTAATTCTTCCGCTGGCATTTGCATTAAATACTCTTCTGTGCAATTTTTCTGAAATTCTTCAATTGTAGCCCTTAACTTTTGGGTTCGTTCTATATTCTTATTTCGTATCTCTTCCTCTGTTGGCTCTTTCTCTTCCTCGTCTTCATCATCTTCATCGCCGGAAGCAAACTCAGCAGCAAGATCCTTTACCCAGTCCGGCCATGATTCCTCATGTTCCGGATACACTCTGTCGACAAATTTCCAAAAATCTTTGGCTACAGCTTGAATTGATTTTGTTAATGTTTTGTTCTGAAATCCAAAGCCTTGGTATACATTACATGTGTTATCCAGCAACCAGCCCCACTCCTTACGCTCTTTCGGCCAATCTTCCTCAGCAAGTGGCTTTTGCTGTACTACCGCTTCTAATACTCGTTTCATTTTTTCTTCGTTCATTTTTCTTTGCCTTCCTACCTCTTCGGTAGTTCCTTTCCTTTTGATAATTCTATCATATCACATTATACGCATAATCTTTATTTTTTTAGAAAATGCACCAGGTTGTGTAGCTTGCCCGGTGCCCGTTTTATATTATTTTATACCATTTTCTTATTGCTCGCTAAATATGTCCAATTCCCATTCCCTCAGGACTTCTTTTGGAATTTTTGTACCTCTGGAAAGAACGCTTAAAATGGCCAGATCAATCGGCAATCCGTAAGTTCTTCTATCCGCGTCGATCCAAGTAGAAGCGGATTTAAAGCCTCGAATTTTTTCTGATACTGCATCAAAAAGTTGCTTTTTCTCCGCTAGTATTTCTTTTTTGCTTGGAGCGTTATCCGGATCGTGAGCAGCGAATGCAGGATACATTTCCATAAAGTTGTCAAAGAGGAACTTGTTGAATCCTCCCTGTTCGGCCTTCTTTGCTAAAGCTATTACAGAATACTTCATAGCTGTCCAACTAAACCGAAATCTTAGTGGCTGTAACGAATCCTCAGCCAATTGTTTTAATGCAGTTCTTCTCAAATTATTCGCCCATGCTATCTGCTTAGGGCTGCCTGATAATGGGACTTCATTTTCCCATTCACTTACCATTTTGGTTACTTCTTCGCTTACTTCGTTCATATTTGCCCTTCCTTTCTTTGTCAATATGCACTATTATAAGATAGCAGTACTGCTTGTATATTGTAAACATTGTACAAAATGTTTTATATCCTCCTATCAAATACTTCCATAGTACAACGCAACTGTCATGCCGCCGAAGATCAGCACACCGAGTAACAAGTCACCAATTCCCTTTGCCACTGCATCAAGCATTTTTTCATGCTTTTCTTCTTTTTCAATCGTTGCCTTGAATCCTCTTGATTTCTGACAGAGAATTGCACGTTCTGCACTGCTGCACATCTTCTCAATCTGCAGGCTTGGTTCCCAGATTACCTTCATTTTATCACCTCTTTCCGTGTCACGCAACCTTTTCAATAATAACAACCGCCGACAGTGGCGCTTCATATCGGAAAAAATCAGATGCATTTTTAAACTGTGAATCCATCACCGGGATATATTCGTCTGGGTAGATGTGAGCCGTAGAAAACTGAATGTAGCCAGGATTTTTTACGGATGCGTGCAATATGCGTTGCTCTGTGTATGCCTTGCCATCAATTTCGTGCTGCACTTCCCAGTGTGCCACCACACCTGGAGTCTTTACCGCCTCGAATACTCGCGCCCATGACACAAGAGCCACAGCATCAAGGCTTACAATCTTTTCCTCAAGCTTCTCAAGCTCCTCACCGCGTGCCTTGAAAAGCTGCAGATGCAGCTCTCGCGGCGCGGCGCTGATAGATACTGTCTGTAAAATCATCGTTCGCCCTCACTTTCTTCTCTCAACAGTTTCACAGCCTCCATCTGTGAGTGTTCGCCATACCACTTAACCGGCTTATGAAATGCCACTGCAAGCGCGGAAATCTCACCAGATGCACGCAAAAATTCACGCACCTTCAAAAAGTTCTGCATATGTTCTTCGTATGTATTCATGTTTTACCTTCCTTCCTTTTGTACAGTATCTATATTATTTTATAGATATTGTTATTGTCATATAGTCATTTTTTATTATCTCCGTGATGCTTGCCAAATGTGGCAAGTAGTGCATGACGCCGTTTCGTGTAGCTCTCAAATCTTTTACCGGATCACCCCAGCACTACAGGGGTAACGGACCCCCAGACGGTCTTTCCTTTATCCTGTCAGTTTTTACCGTACTTGCCGCAGCTTTCCGCACCGCCTGACCTTTACAGCCTTTAACCTTTTTCGCTGGTTTCCATCTCGTATGCAATCGGTTGTGTTAGCAGATGCATAAGCTGCTAGATGTCCAGACGATTATACAGCTTTCTGGATCTCGTGCCGTTTGCGGACGTTAGCGCCTCCGCATTTGCGGTTGATGTTTTTTCCCTTGTATTTTGACGGCGTCGCTCTTGTCTCAACCTCTTGCCAACCTCGCCGGGGTTTATCGCAGCACCTGCGCCGGGTATAGATCACTTATAACCGCATGGGTAGCCCTCACCGGAGGCGGTCACACCGCCCAAATAGCGTCCCCAGGTCGTGAACCTCGCCGCCTAAAGCGGAGAAACGCAAAACTTAAAATTCCTCGGCGTAGCTTTCAGCATCTGCCAGAGTCCGGCACAGCTTGCAAATATTACTGTATTCACCATCTACAAAAATCTGCACACTGTAACCATAACCGCGAAGTCTTGCCGGGTGAGTGTCGCCCAGCAAGACAATTTTTGTTGTGATCATCGCTTTCCTTTCTCTCTTTCAAGCCATTTTCCGGCCAATTCGCCTTCTTGCTCAGTTGCCTTTGTAATTTTTCCGTCTGGATATACGCGGAAGGCGTGCCACTTGTAAACCCCTACAAAATATACAACGTCTTCCTCACTCATACAGGCGTAAAAATCCTTGTACATGTCAGCACTGTAAAAATCAGCGTGTTCCTTGCCATAGCTCAGAACCTCGCCTGCAGTCTTTAAAAACTTGCCGTTTCCGGCATAGCACCAGCCGCGGCCGCTGTCCTTCGTCCAGATCTGGACGTTATAACGGAAACCGTGCGCCATAGCTGGGGCGCTGTCATTTAATCTAATAATTTGTAATGTTGTCATAACTTTTCCCTTTCTTGCCTGCCATCATCAGCGCCGGGAGGCAATCCCCAACGGACGCCCAGCCTTGGGCGTTTCGGCTTAAATCTCTTCTATTTCATCAATGTAAAAATCAACCATATCAACCGCGGCTGTAAAGCGCTGCTGGACAGAAAAGCTAAATCCAAAATCTTTATCATACATGGCCGAAGCGCTTGTAGCTACATAATAAAAGAGGTCTGCCGCCTTGTCTTTATCAAAGGTCCCCTTTCTTGCTTTTTTTCTGAGGTTTTCGATACTCGGCTTAATCTGGCGATCATACAAAACGCCTGAGTTAGTAGCATATAAAAACAGCTCTCTTGCTTCATCGGATGCCTTATAAATCATATTTTTTGTTCTCTTCATATTTTTTTACTTCCTTTCTGTGTTTGTTGTTTTCCTTGTTTCTGACTGTATTATATAACAACGTACGTGTATATTCAATAGTAATTCTGTATAAATGTACGTGTATATTTTTGTGCATTATGTACGTGTATATTTTTATCTTTATAGTGTATAATTATGCTAGAGGTGGAAAAGAGCCTTTATAATATAAGAAAGGAAAGAAAAACACATGGCAACATCAGACGCACACAAGCAAGCTACTATAAGATACGCAAGTAAGACTTATAAGCGCGTGCCGCTCGATTTGCGGCGCGAAGATTACACCAGACTACAAGAGGTGGCAGCGGCTACAAGCCTATCAGTCAACGGCTATATAAAAGCCGCGATAGCTGAAAAAATCAGCCGCGATAGCATCCGATCAGCGGCACCAGATGCAGAAGGACCTGCAGCACCTGCGGCAGAGCCGGAGCCGCCCAGCCAGAAGACCAAGAGCCAGACGCCAGACCTGGAAGCGGTAGACCTGCAAAGGCTCTTGACTGATGCACGGTATCAGCTTGATATCATGGATATATACGGCCAGGAGCAGACGCAGCGGCTACTTGATCAGGCACGAAGCAAATAAAAAAAGGTGGGCATTTTCGCCCACCTTATTTTTTTAAATGAAATAATATTTTCTTACTGTTTTTTCCGTTCTGTTAGGGCTGATACTTAGTAACTCGTCTGGAAGATATCCGGCCTTTGTATAGCCACAACTTACTTTTTCGTATCCGCCTAAATCTTTAAAAAATTGTACTGCATCAAATACATTAAAAACATAAGTTGCCGGTACTTCTTTTTCTTCTTTTTTCACTTCAACCCAACGTGTGCCGCGCTTAGCATAGGTTGTTTTTTCTTCTAAAATCTTGCCGCCGAAATCCTGGAGACTAGAAATATTTGGATATTTCTTAAAAAGCTTTCTGTAAGTTTTTGCTAACTCTGAATATAACATTGTTTTTTTCCTTTGCTTGATGTATAATCAAGCTACCTTTCTTTTTTTTTGATTGGTGCCGGTTGCGTTTGCTTGGTAGGTAGTGCAACCGGCTTTTTTTGTTTACACCCTTATTATATCACTTTTAAAAGTTATGTCAAGACTTTTTATAACTTTTTTTCGTTATATTTTTTCTTGACTTTTTGCCGTGGAAAAGCTACTATATATATGTAGCGATACACCAAGCACGAAAGGAGAGTACTACAAGTATGATAAAGTTTAAATTTGACGTAGCCGGCGCACTGGCTACCGCAGGCGTTACAGCCTACACAGCGCAGAAAAGCGGCATTTTGTCGCAGGATACATGGCGAAAGATTAAGGCAGGAGATACACATATAAGCCTTGAAGCTATCAACCGCATATGCTGCATCTTGCACATGCAGCCGGAGCATCTTATATACTATGCGCCAGACCAAGCCGAAGAAGAAAAAATTTTAAAAAACTTTCAAAAAAAAGCTTGACATAGTAACTTTTTTAAGTTATACTAAAGGCACAAAGAGAGAAAGGAAGCCCCAAAGGGCAAAGGTAAAAAGATATGTCAAAGAAGCAGCAGTATACAACAAAATTTTATGAGGACAATGGCGGCAGTATCCAGGCAGTGACACGCGATGAGAGCGGCAAGGTTGTAAACGTTCTCGACGGTTTCGAGGCTGACCCAGGAACAGGGCTGTCAGTTCTGGCAGCAGCTCGCGAAAACTGGCCATATGCAGACCCGTTCGAGTCTTACCAGTGGGGTGGAAAGACTATGGAAGAAGTAGCAGAAGAGCTTGAGGAGATGGAATATCACCCGGAAAATGGCGATTTAATCGCAGAGACGAAGGCAACACCAGACCACTACACAGACGCCCAGTATATCGAGCGTGTTGAGTTTAACTGGAGCCACATGGGTGCAGCAGGACATGAGCTTTTTAAAGATTTAGACGTGCCGGAGGCTGTAGCATATCGCATCAAGTCTAGCAGAGAGTGGAACCCGGACGACTGCCGCCGCCTGTGTGAACTGGCCGACATGGCGGACGAGTACGACAGCGCCGACAGTGATACCGTAGAGGACGTAGTAAGCGCAGCAGCTGACAAACTCGGCGTTGATATCTGGTAAATATCAAAGCACCCGCCCCGGAGGTTACGAAGGCAGAAAGGGAAAAAATGAAGATTGAAGACGAAAAAAGACTCATAGAAATTACTATGAGAGTATGGAGCAATGGCCAGTATAGCCAAGACCTCAGCGTTGGCCTTTTAGTTGATGGCTCTTTTAAGTATGGTCAAGGGGCTTATAAGGTGGATAGCGTCGATGACGTCATTGATTATGCTTTTGACTGGCAAAATTGCACAGGTGATTTTGTCGATGATGAAGACCCAGACAACAACCGCCGCGTTGATGTTGATATAATTTCTGATTCAAGCCATGAAAAGCCGTATGATGAGTTCACAGCGAGAGCGCAGCAAGTAAAATCTGACGCACTGGCAACGGATGAGGCTGCCAGCCTTTTTGATGGGGGATGGCGAAGCAGTGACTATTACCAGCTGATGTTTGAGCGTAGATGTGACAAAGAAGAAGCCGCCGGCATCTGTGCAGCACTTGCCACTTTTGAGCAGTAATTCGCACCTGCCCGGCAAGGTTAGAGCCGGGAGAAAGGAAGATATGAAGCGCGAAGACTTTAAAAAAATTATTAAGTTGCGCAGCTTTTGGAAGATAGATAAGCGCAAAGGAGATTATAAGCTGCCAAGCGGTGACAAGTTGTCAAAGTATATCAGAAAGCTTGTTATTTCTCAAATGCAGATTGATAATTTGTTGATCGGAGAAAATGGCGACCTATTTCCGGGATCTGGTGGCACTGTAAACAAAGAGTTAAAACAAATTAACGACTATACAATTTTTCATTTAGGTCCGGTTCCAAACGAGGTTTGCACGTGGGAGCAGATGGAGGAACGAATTGATCATTTAATTTTTGAAATGTTACACTAATCAAAAAAGTGGAGCCACAAAGCTTCACTTTTTCTTTGCCCATTTTCAGACATTCAGCCGTAAATTTTTAATTTGTGCAACTTGCACTTTTAAAAATATTTAACTTGATTTATACCTCATATTGTTGTATTATGTACTCAAGCTACTATATATAGTATTTATATGTAGCCTAGATATGGATATATAGAGTATATAGCCCATGATCGGAAAAGATTCCAAGCCGTGCTGAAACACGGTGCTTCTTTTTCTGGTCGTGGGCTTTTTTCTTTTCCCCAGACCTACAGCTTTTCCGTGTCGCTTCCTTATATATATAATATATACAGT